CCCGGCATCAGCCAGTGCTTTCTTTATGATTGCTGGTATCGGCACAATTCTGCGCTCTATGATAGGAGATGTGGCACCGAAAATAGCGTCGCCGTCAAGTGCATAAGCATCTTCGTCCACACAAGTGTCATACGGAGTCAGTGAGTTTGGAATCACCTTTACTTTGTTTTCATTGTTTGCCTCAAGAAGGATGACGCCAGCGGTGACGCCAGTTACGGCGTTTACGGTAAGCACATCCACATCTTCTTTCGTACTGTCAATCGCGGTAACGGTAATAGCCGTTCCAGCGGTAGAAAGGTCTTCTGGAGTCACGATGAGTTTCATTCCGACTTTAGCGCGTGTACCTTCCTCGTTCTTAACGACGCTTATGGTCTTGTTCTCAGTATCGATGCTTTTTACTTCAAAGGCATACATCGGTACAATGGTACGGTTTACCTCATCCGCTAAAACGGGTGTAAACGCAGGCAGTACATTGCCGGATGCAGGGAGTACGTCAAGGGACGGGAATTTGAAACCGCCGACCAACATCCACGGGGCTTCATGTCCTTCATAAGCCTTGCGCACGCCACCCCATTTTTTGGAGAATTTTACGTAGTTGTTTAATGTTCCTGTTCGCATAGCTTTTGTTTTAAGTTGTTGTTATTTTGCAAACACAATGCTATCCGCGTAATTCTGGTTGTCTTTCTGTTTGTCTGTGAGACGTTGAATGTAGCTGTCGTACAAGTCTTTCTTGTCACCGCCACCTGCACCGTCTCCGCCGAATGGCTTGCCACCATCTGCATAGTACCGCTTGTAACGCTTCTCGTATGCAGAAATGGCAGCCTGTTTCAGGCCATCAAACGTCGGGGCATCTCCGTATTCAATGTCGTCAAGGGCATCGTCTACGCAGGCCTCATTGTTTGCCTTCAATTCAAGAAGGTGTTTCTTCAACTCGTTTCTTACGCTGTTTTTCTTCTCGGTTTTTTCCCGTTCTGTCTGTGACTTGATAAACGCAGAGAGAGTCTTGTTGAGCTTACCGAAATCGCTTTCTTCTCCGGTCAATTTTCCGAGAGCGTCAGCAACGGCAGCGTTGATTTTTTCTTCAATTCCATCTACCTCTTCTACTTTCTTTTCAGGATGAGCTTTTTTGTAATCTTCCACAGCTTTCTCCGTGGCCTGGCGAATACGCTCTGCGACATCTTTCTCATGTTGCGTGGTGTACTCGTTCTTGAATTTTTCAGCAAAGTTTTTCTCGTCAAAACGCTTTTGACCGGCAAATTCAACAAGAGTTGTCACGGGAAGTTTCCATGTTTCATCGGTAATCTTTGAATCATCGGCGAACATCGGAAGATACACATTGGCAATACCTTCAAAGGTTCTGTCACTGATAGACTTGCAGTTGTCTTCTCCAACCTTTGCCTTCAAATTTTCAATTAAAATGTCTTTCTCCATTTCTTAGATTTTTAGGATAGCATTTCTTGCTTTTAATTACATTTGGTTAACAATGTTTAACATTTGTTTGCAAAAATAAATTTAGCAGATATTCCAAAGAATATTTTCTGTTGGAAATCTTCTCATTTCCAATATATTTTATTGAACGAAAATCGTATATGTGTACTTTTGCTATGGAAATTCTTATCTATGAAAGATACGCAAGACTATAGATCTCTGTTCACAAAAGACGGGAAGAAAATCGTTTCACATGAAACAATAGAGAAACTTAGGAACCAGGAAAATCAAGACGGAGAAGATTATTTCATTGCTCAGGACGGGGCGCAGGAGAACGGGCTTGGAAGTTCAGCCGACATTGTCGTTTTCGGCGGCAATAGAGGTGGAGGAAAGGCAAACCCGAACACGACACCTGTCGCAACGCCTTCCGGTTACAGAAAGATGGGCGACCTTGAAGTAGGCGACCTGATTTGTACACCGTATAATGGTGTCCAGAAAGTTAAGGCTATTTTTGAGCAAGGAGAACATACCGTATATCACTTTTATTTTGACGATGGCACTTGCATCACATGCATGGACAATCACAGGTTTTGGGCACGAATAGATCCTGCTGATGATTTTCATGAAATGGGAGCGAGGGAGATTATGGACAATTATGTTATTGACAAGCCGTACCCTGTTTCTTTGAGAAAAGGAAAGACTTTCTATGCGGAAATCCCTCTTTGCGGAGAGGTTGAGATGAATGAGAAAATGACGCCGATAGACCTTCCCATACACCCTTTCCTTCTCGGGTATATCAGCGGAACGGGGTACTGGCACTTTGAAACATCGGGATTGCGGCTTTCAAAGGATGTCTTTGTTGCGTCACTTTTCAAAAATATCGGATATAGGATAAAGAAAGACCTCAAAAGCGGATTTTACAGACTACGCGGACTAACTGAAGAAAACAGGAGAAAGATTACATGTAGCAGGTCGCGACAGCTTGCAAAGATTCCTCATGACTACAAAACTGCGTCTATTGAATCAAGATGGGCGTATCTCCGCGGGATTATGTTTCAGAACGGGAGGTCAATGCACAAGCATCCTTATCTTGCCCTCCCGAACAAAAAACTCATAGAGGACGTAGCTGACATGGCGAGGTCGCTCGGAATTTGGGCAAGAGTGTCGCAGGTGGACGATGACCCAGAGACAATCGGTTTCTGGAAGGTGTCTTTTGTCGCTCCAGATGATGGTCGTCTCTTTCAAAAAGTTTGTTTTGCGAACAGGGCACATGTCAATGCAAATACACCGAAAAGTCCAAATACCAAAAATGTACTCACAAAGAGACTCACACATATAGTCAAGAGCAAGAATAAGCAGAACTGCAGGTGTATCACAGTCACAGGCAGGGACCATCTGTACATGACGAACAGTTACAATATAAACCACAATACGGTCACAATGCTTATGGAGCCGTTGTACGACATAGGAAACAAGTATTTCAACGGTATGATATTCCGAAAGAACAAGGATGATTTTGAGAATATCATTAATGAAAGCATGAGGTGGTTTTATCGTCTCGGCCAATACAACAAATCGAAATCTGATATGACCTGGTATTTCAAGTCAGGTGCGAAACTCGGTCTTACAACTTACGACATGCCTATGTCGGACTTTGATGTGAAATACCGCGGTCAGCAGTTTGCGTATATCGGCATCGACGAGTTGCCGCAGATGCCGTTTGAGATGTTCAAGTTTCTAATGACCTCTAACCGTAATACTGTTGGCGTACATTCCCGCATTCTCGGCACTTGCAATCCTGACCCTCTGAGTTGGCTAAGAAAATTCCTTGACTGGTGGATAGGAAAAGAAGATACTATATATTCGGACGGGAAAAAACACCCTGAGTGGAAGGGCTTTGCCATACCAGAGAGAAACGGCAAGGTAAGATATTGTTACATGCCGGACGATTCGGTTGACAATATTATCTGGGGTGATACACCGGAAGAGGTATATAGGCAGTGCCGGGAACTTATTGATGACGCATGGGACCCTGAGTGGGAACAGTACGGATATACGAAGACATCGTTTTTTGTCAAATCTGTGACATTCATAAAGGCATCACTGAGTGACAACAAGGCTCTCCTCAAGAACGATCCGGGATATATCGCAAGTCTTCTCAATCAGCCGCCGGAGGTAAGGGCGAGGGAGTTTGATGGTAATTGGGATGTTGTCAAGGTGGGTTCTGACATGATTCAGGCTTTCCATCTCGACAAGGTTTTCCAAAATTCCCACATGACTGGCGACAAGGTAAGGAGGGCAACGTGCGATGTAGCCGGAGATGGAGGAGATAACTGCGTTACTTGGTTCTGGATTGGATGGCATGTCGCTGACGTGTTCGTGTGTAGGAGAGACCCGTATACGACCTCTTCTATGATTAGGGCAAAGTTACAGGAATGGGGCGTTTTGGAGGAGAATTTTACATACGACCTCAACGGAATAGGGCAAGTCCTGAAAGGAGCGTTCCCAAGAGCTATCCCTTTCAACAATCAGGAGGCGGTTGATGCGAGAGACAAAAACTTGTACGACAACAAAAAATCTCAGTGTGCCTACAAGTTCGCCGAGAGGACTCAACAGGCAGGATGGAGTATAGAAAGGACACTGCTCGAAAGAAAATATTCTGTAGGGAAGGACACGAAAAAGCTGTACGACATCCTGCAGATTGAAAGGAAATGTGTCAAGCAGGACATGTCGAAAGCCGACAGAGGTTGGTGTTTGATACACAAGGAACAAATGAAGAACAAGAGCCTTGTCGGGCACTCTCCCGACTTTTTTGAGGCTCTGTTCATGCGAGAAATCTTTGACATCAAAAACACCCAGGCGGTTATACCTGGTTGGATAAATCGCGAAAAAATAAAGGGTGTAAGGAAATTTACGACAAGAAGACTAACAGTGAGGCCATGATAGAAAACATTACTAAATCAAAGAAAGAACTACGGGAACTTCTTACGAAGAAACCGTTTACGAGGATTTGTCCAGACGGACATTACGACCACGGATATGTTGTTGGCGAGGTGACTGAAACTGCGCTGCCACAAGACAGGTTGCGGAGAAAAATTGTCACGCAGGAGGACTTCATGCGGGAATATGACCCTGCCGGGCACATCATCAATGACAAAACTCTGTACCCAGATGTGTGGCAGAAAAACGATGAAGACGGAAAGTGGTACATACAGGAGATACCAAGATATGCATTCTCTTTCCAGCAGATAATTCTCATAAAGCATCTGACGCACCTTTGCGGAAACGATATACAGTTTGAGCTTTCTGACAAGACGGTCAGCGAAGAGAAAAGCAAGATATACAATGCTTTCCGAAACGGATGGGCTAACAAAAACATGGAGGTAGCATGGTATCATCTCGCCAAATCCGTAAAAGCGACAGGTGATGGTGCCTTTGTCGGATATATGGATGACGGAAAATTCGGATGGAAAGTGCTGTCGTTCCTTGATGGGGACAAACTTTTTCCGCATTATGATTTCCGTAGCGGACGAATGAATTTGTTCGCAAGGTCATATAAAAACTACGATGCGGATGGACGTGTAACAAAAAAATATATAGATGTATGGGATGACGAATTTTACTATCGCTTCTGCGAGGAAGGAGACCCGTCGGTATTCGACAAAATAAAAAACATCGCGCTTTACGGATTCTCCGCATCAGGGTACAAACTGGAAGTCAAGGAGAAACACCAGTTCGATACTATCCCGGTCGCTTATTTCCGTGATGATTTCGGTCCTTGCTGGACATTCTCAGAAGAAACGATAGAGAATTACGAGATAGCCTTTTCAAATCTTGCTCACAGCAATCACGATTTTGGTTTGCCAATTATGTATGTGAAAGGTGAAGGAAGCGAGGAGGTTACTACGCAGGATATGTCATACGCTTCCAAGATTATGATACTGCCTACTGACGGCGAAATAGGTTTCTTGAATAGACAGGATGCAAGCAACGCTTACAAAGCTGAACTTGACAAGCTTGAGGAATGCATATACAAGCAGTCTTTTGCCGTGAAGACTCCGGAACTAAAGAGCGGTGATACACCAGGCGTCGCTTTGAAAATAATGTATTCAGATGCGTTTGAGAAGGCGATGAGCGATGCCCAGGAATATGACGGATGTGTAGATAAAATCGTTGATATTTTCATCTGGGGATATGGCGTCGAGACAGAACAAAGATTGAATTTCCTCAATACGAGTATAAGGCATTATATTGAGCCGTATATTCATGTCAACTATTCCGAATTGATAACAAATCTCAACACTGCCGTAGTCGGTAAGTTCATCTCCCGCCAGACGGCGAGCGAGAAGAACCCTTACGCTACGCCAAACGAGTGGGAGAGAATTTGTCAGGAGGAACACGACGCACAGATGAATCAATTGCTCCTTGAAGAACAGAAACTTGAGATGCAGTCCGAAATCAATGTGGCAACACAGGAACAGCTTTCAGATATTCAGACAGAGCAGACGATTGCTGTCAGCAATGCAGAGAAAGATGAAACATCTGAAACAAAAAGCGCAGGGCGTGCAAAAAGCAAGCATTCTGTAGCGACTGGGCGCGGTCGCAAAAGAGGAAGACCGGACATGCTTTCAAAAAGATTTGACGCAAACGGAAACGAGATAGATGAGACGACTGGAAAAGCCAAGAGCAAGTGGGATGACTATAATAAAACTCATTGAAGATGAAAGATTGGACAGGAAACGGTAATTCTATCTGGAAGACTTTAGGCGCAAGCAATCACACCGATAAAGAACGTGAAACAAATGATTTTTATGCGACAGACCCCGTAGCGATTGACCTTTTGAAAAAGAAGATTGACCTCCCGGAGCAGATTCTTGAACCTGCTTGTGGCAACGGATGTCTGTCCGAAAGGCTAAAGAAGTTAGGTCATGATGTTAAGTCTTACGACTTGATAGACAGAGGATATGGCAAGGTGCAGGATTTCTTTACGATGCATAAGCCACCGTTTGAAGGTGATTTCGCAATAGTTACTAACCCTCCTTATTCTCTGTCACTTCCTTTCGTGCTGCACTCTCTCGAACTCGTTCCGGAAGACTCATTGGTATGTATGTTCTTGAAAACAACTTTCGCAGAAGGCAAAGGTCGCTTTAATAAGTTGTTCAGCGTATATCCACCTATAAAGGTTTTGCAATGCATAGAGCGTGTTCTATGCGCGAAGAATGCGGACTTTGACTACATGCGCAAGCACGGAGGAAGTGCAGTGAGTTACTGCTGGTGGGTATTCAAGAAAGGGTACAAGGGAAATACCACGTTAGATTGGGTTTAGGGCATGGCTGGAAGCATAAAGATAAGGCTGGATGAGTCAAGATACATACCTCCGACGCAGGATGACATACGTGAAGCAAAGCAGTATGTCCTGCGCCGCGAGGACAATGCAAGGCAATTGAGGGATAGCGTAGACGAGGTCCTGTCCAATCTTGCTGAGGACATCGTTACTTGCTGTTATAAATACAATGTAGATCCTTACACGTTTACCATATCATCATCCTACAACGAGGATATGATGGCCGAAATCTCAGATTTCATGGATGATGCGGAGTTGGAGATACTTGACCTCATATACGACTATTCCACAAAGGCTACGAAGGACAACGACCATATCGCGGCTCTCATCGCATGGCTCGCCACGCTCGGACGTGGCAACCGAAATCTTCAGGACACACTTGACGGTTATCTCTACAAGACGATGAAGGACTTTGAGGCCGCTATCGCCGCCATGCGTTTCATGGGTGTGAAACTATCTGATGCTGTCACAAAGCTGAAGACCTACATGCATTCCGTCTATACAATGCCCGAAGTGCTCACTGCTTTCCGCAGACGTCAGAATTTCAACGCCGCTTACATCCGGCTCGGCGGCGTGCAGCCCGGCGCAGTCGGTCTTTCCAACAACGGCAGCACAAACGTCACAAACATGGCGACAATCACATCGCAGATGGCGTGGATGAGAGAGCAGGGCATCCAGATGAGAGAAAGCGGTGCATCAGGATATTATCAACTCCGCGGGAGCACTTTCAACTGTGACCTGTGCGATGACGAGGTCGGTTTTCATCCCAATCTTGACGAGATAGAAACTGCACCATATCCGCATCCGCACTGCAAATGCTACAGGGTGCCGATATATCCTGTTGAGGATAGCAGTATTTCAGAAAACACGGCAAGGAAGAATCGCCGTGAGGAATACGAGAGACTTTTACAAGATCCGAATTATAAAGATGTTGAATATAATCCTGAAAACGGAGGATTGAAAGCGACACACATATATCATAATTTTGATAAAATAGGCGGCAAGTATGAAAAGCATGTGCAAAACGCAGGATTCAAGGCAGGTCATTCTGTGATTTTCGGCGCGGAAGTAGGTGATGTTATTGGACAGAGATTTACCGAGGGCACTTGGGATGGAATGAGATTTGAGGTGGCAGGACGTGAAACAGCTACATCAATCAATATTCTAAGGGGACTTAAGCATTGCGCGTCAAAAAGAAACACAGAAATTGCGATATTAGATTTCCCCAAAGGAGGTTTTAACCTTTCAACTCTGGAAAACGGTATAAGTCGTTACCGTGGGCTTGCGCCACTAAATGACGGGCAATATCTCAAATTTAGGAAGATAATTTGCGTGCAGGATGAAGTCGTTGTCTACGAGCAAGATTTCTAAAAATGGAACGGGAGGCTCCACTTTCGTGGTACACCCCCCGCATGTGATTAAAAGTTACTTTTACTATTGCAAAAATACAAAGAATATCTGAAAAATCAAAGAAAATCTAAAAAAAATATGGAATTGTCGAAACAAAGACAAGCGGAAGCGAGAAAGTCAGGCGTGACCGTGCAGTATCTCGTCATGGCGGACCTGCTGTCAATAGGCTACTCGGAGCTTGATGCCTATACTATAGCCTATCCGGAGAACACCGCTCTCTCTGCATTGCAGAACAAAAGCATCAGGGAGAAAATATTGTCCTCTGTAAAGTTCAAGCATCTCGTAGAGGAAAAGTCGGCCCAGAGGAACATCGTGTTCATGGGAGCGACAAGTGACGAAGAATTGATAGACAAGAAGAAGACCGCAAAGCTGATACTGACTACGGCCTTGAAACTGCCAACGGACAGCAAGGAGCGCATAGAGGGACTGATGAAGTACAGCGACCTGATGGGCTACAAGAAGGACGAAGTGGAGAACGACAATACGGACACCATCAATTTCTTCCTGCCGCTCAAGTGTGACAAATGTCCGCTGCTTGCGGCATACAACGAATACATGAAAGAAACAGGAGGGCAGGAGATAAAGCCCGTCGAGATGGGCAGGCTTCTCTCTGCGGACGACATAAAAAAAAGGTGATGTTGTTGCATCACCTTTCTTTTTTTCATTTCTCCAGAATGTCCATCGCCTGTTCCGCGATTTCATCCTTGCGCTCGTCTTCCGCGGACGGCTCGGCGCGGGAAGTCGCATAGTCCTTGTACCATTCCTTAAATTTTTCGATTGTTTCCGTGACTTTCTCCTTGAAGTCCTCGTTGCTGAGGACATCCGGGTTCACATAGACCTGCGTGACGGCCTGCAGCCCCGTGTGGTAGTAGCCGTTGCTGACACATGACACATATAGCATGTTCGACATGACGGTGCTGAGGTATTCCTGCCCGCGTGCCTTCTTGCTTGCATCGTCGCTCTTGTACCACTGGTATGCCACCGTCAGCATTCCGAACATCTCAAATGTCTGCGGGATGCGTATGGAGAAACTGCCGTCGGCGTTGCTAATGTTGATGCATTCAATGTCTACTTTCCGCGCGACAGCCTTCTTCTTGCCGCCACTTTCCTCTGCCACCTGTCGGCGTTGTTCCTCTGACGGGCTGACAGTCAAGGCCATCTTGCTTCTCCACATTTTGAAGTTGCCTACGCGACACGGCTTGACGAATGGTATTTTTGCTTCTTCCATGTTATTTCTTTTGCGCTTTTTTGCCCTTGGATTTCTGCGTTGGTTTCTTCTCTTCGCCCCCTGCGACTTCTTCCGTCTTGGAGGTGTCTTTTACAATGGCAGTTTCCACTTTTTTCGCGGTTTCAGTCTTCTCCTCTGCCTTTTGCTGGTTTCTCCCGATAATTAATCCTTCCATAAGTTAACAATTTTAATGGTTTGTACATTTGTTCTTTTTGTTCAGTATTCTCTGCCACAGTGTCCTGTTTTTCAGTTCGACGACCTCTGCGGCGAGCCTTTTGATTTGCTCGTCTTTCCAGTGTTCATCCTTGATGCGCGGCATCGCTTTTCTGATGTCGTTGTAGACCATGCCGATGAGGTCGTCTGTCTGCTCGGACGCCTGCTCCAGAATGGCTGGTTTGTAAGTGGCATCCCTGAGCATGGCAGAGAAGTTCATCATTGCCTGTCGGCAAACCGTCAGGTCGCGCTCTTTTTCCTCGATGAGCCGCGTAAGTTCCATAAGTTCGTTCTTTTTCATAGTTTTAAGGCGTATCTGATTTTTTCTTCGCTGAATATTCCGTACACATATCCCGTTCCCGTGCGTTTGCGGTTGCCGTAGCTGTCGTGCCATCCCAGGCGGGACATCTCTCCGCCGAACGCCCGCTGGCTGACTGGTTCCTGGAGCCACTTGTCGCAGAAAGAGACGTAGTCCTCGTACAGGAGCGATGCAGGCACCCACTGCACAGCATCGTCCCAGTGACCGCTTCTCCTGTTGCAGTTGTATTTCTTCTTGGAGAGGAAGACCTGCACGCTCTGTCCGTTTTCGAGAAGGTAGTCTGTGAGGTCTTCGCCGTCCGCCTTGGATGTCCCGAAGCTGTAGCCGTCCCTGACGAGCGCCTTGTAGCCCTCGATCATCCAGTTGCGGATGCCCGAGAGTTCCTTTTCCAGTTCGCTGGACAGTTCCCTGTTCATGTCGTCCGCACTGACGGTCGTCTTGAACGGGATGAAGAGCAGTCTCCTGAGCAAAGCCTGGTCCATCCGTCTGTTGGCGGGCTTGTGGTTCATGTTGAAGATGAGGAAAGGTATGTCGAAGGCTGTCTCGGGGTTGTGCCCGAGCCTGCGTACCGTCTGCGGTTCTCCACTGCACAGGGACTTGAATGTGTCTGCGTAGCGGGAGATGTCGTCCGCCTGTATTTCGCTGCAGTAGTTGAATATCTTCCCTGCGATGCCTCCGATGAAACGCGCCCTGACGTCGGGCGATCCGCTGAGAAGAGTGTCCAGGGAAGCGTAGGACATGTTGTCTGCCCCGTAGACGGCACGGACGATGTCGAAGATGGTACTCTTGCCGTTGGCACCGCTGCCGACGAGCCACAGGGTTTCCTCCACCTTGTGCGACATCTTCTTGCGGTCTGCACATCCCAGTCCAAGATATTTCTGAAGTTTCAGTATCTCACCCTTTGGGAGTATGGACGAAAGAAACGAAAGCCACTTCGGGCATGTGGCCGACGGGTCGTAGTCGTATGGCAGTATACTGACTACTGGCATACGGTCTGCGAATGAATGGTACACAGGATTGTCGATGTCAGAGAAATCCCAAATGCCGTTGCGAAAACCTATCACCGAAGGAGATAACTCCAAAGGAGACATAGACGCGCCTCCACGGGCACTGTAGAGTAACTTGCTCCGCGAGTTCACAATGTCTGACTTCGGAACACCACAACGCACTAAAGCCTTGTTCAAAGCATTCTCCAAAACAACATCAGACAAAGGACTCCATAACCTACCGTCAAAGTAATACACATCACCCATGTACATGCGAAAACACAATGAACAAGCCTGCAAAACAATGTCCTGATAACCATAAACCCTGTCACCAAAACGCGCCTGCTGATAAGCCATACGCAACTCCTTCTTCGGAATACACGCATACAACGCATCTCCCAATACACCTATCAACTCCATACTCCGAATACTATGTACCTTTGTATTCATATAAAAAACAAAAATAAAAACCCAACCTACTAAAGTGCTAATTTTTGTTCATTTTGTTCATTTGGTTCATTACACCACAAAAATAAACACTATAAATCAAACAATTACAACAAAACACTGGAAAACTAAATTTCGTACATTAATCGTTCATTTTTGTTCATTCATGCCCAAAAACAAGGCAAAAACAACGATTTTTATACAAAAACATACACAAAAAACACACATTTTTGACCAATCTGCACAATTTCAATGAACCTATTACACAAATACTAAAAATACTGCAAAACAATCACTTATAAGACAATGTACGAAACAACGGAAAATCGTAAAAAAATTAAAAAAATAACAAAAAAAATTAAAAAATTTGGATGTTTGGTCATCTGCGCGCCGCTGGTGCCCGTTTGGGGGTGTAATCCCCTAATTTAACGTAAATTAACACTTTTTCGGTTACATTATGAATATAATGTAACACCTTGATAACTCGTTAAGTATCAAACAGTTACACCCGTACACCTTCTCGCTCAAAATCAATTATAACTCGCTAATTATCAGCACTTTGCACTATGTTCCACAATGTTCCACGATTTGTAAAAATATTCACTAAATATGTTAAAACTATGTTAAAAATGCGTTTTTGTGTTAATGTATGTTAAATTCGGCGAAAATAATTACATAAAATATTATGTATTAATTACATAATTTGTACTTTTGTATTGAGGAAAAGCGTTTCCCGTATCGTTTGCCAGATGCAGCGCAAACGTTAAAAAGTATTAACAAATTTAACACTTTTTTACATCTTTGAAAATTTGAGAATAACACTATATTTTATTAACACATTAATTTTTTGAATTATGAAAAAAGAAACAAAACAAGTAAAAAGTTTTAATGAATTTGCAAACGATGTAACAACAGCAAAGAAAGAGAAGAAAAACATTTCAATTTCTCAAGAAGTTTCAAAAATTGAAAGTACCGACAAATTAGAAAAGTCAAAAGTATTTGCAGAAGTGAAAACCTTTTTATTTCCTTTGTCTTTTGATGATTCCGAAATTCGTAAAACTTACGGAGCTTTGCCAGATGATGTATTAAATATTATCATTGACGCAAAACGCAAAGAATTTGAAAAAGCACACAAAGACGAAATACAAAAGTTTGAAAATCTGAATTTTGAAACAGTTTCGGCACGTTTGCAAGAAAATGAAAAACTTTTACAAAATTTGTTATCGGTTTGTGGTGTTTCAGAGTTAAGAAAAGAAAATTATATTAACTCCAAAAATGAAGTTATTATTTATCATTCAATACAAAACGATAAAAACGAGTACACCAGACAAACACTAAAAGAAGTTTTTAACGGCAAAGAGTTTATAACTGAAGTATTTGTTGAATATTTGCCACAAACGACGACAAACATTTTAAGAAGTATCCGTTATTTTAATATTCTTCTTGATGCAAAAAAACGATTACTAAACCAGACAAAAGACGTAAAACGTATTTTAACAACACTTGAGGAAGTAACCAGAAAAGCAAAAGAAAACGGATTCACGCTTGAAACTATTCAGGAACAAATAACAAAAGTATTTGCAGACTGAAAAATAACTAAAGCGGTGCAAATGTAACAATTTGCACCGCTTTTTTTTATTGTGTTATTCTCAAAAAAATCTGGATATTTGGAACAAAGCGAAAAAGCTTTGAAATGTTCGACTCATTTTATCCAACAAAAACAAAAAGAAAGCACAGCGGTGCTTATTCTCTTTTGATGTAGAAATACAATTTATTCTTATTGATTGTGCGCTTTTGCGGATGCAGCAGTTTGCAGCGTTCGCAGACTTTGAAGAACTGACAGAGATTTTGAAAAATATTTCTCCGTCGGTTTTTCTTTTGCACGATTTTCTTTGACAGATTGAGACAGACCATAATTGAATTTTATCATTTGGCGAATCTGAAAGAAACGTAAACCGTACAATTTGTAATTGTCCGTTGTTTCTGGATGGTTCGTCGCTGCCTGATTTTTCAGGCGATCACGGCACGCAGGCTTGAAAGACAGTCTGCGTGTCACAAAATATTTTCTAACCACTAAAATTCACAATTATGCTATTTGAAATTTCCGAAAGACTTCTTCAGCAATTTGGAGAAGAGAGAATGATTGAGCTCGTTTGCTCGTCAAGTGTCGAACAATTAGAAAATTTTGCCTATGAGTGAAAAAACTATTTCCTCCGCTCTCATGCAGCAATGGGAGCAGGAGGCCATCGCCCAGAAAATCCCGTACACAGAGTTCGGAGAGTTTTTGAGGATGAAAGAAAGAAACTACCGGCTGAACCTCAGTACGAAAAATCGTGTCGAGGTTTTTGCCAGCGGTGCGCAAAACAAGTTTACCGAAATCGGAAACAAAATTGCGTATGAGAAAATCATGCAAATCCCGGCCGCAGAGAGAGCCGTGAAAATTGCCAAATTCAGTTTTGAGGAACTGAGAAAAAAATCCTCGCGTGGTTTCTGCGACGAACAGCAGAAAGAAAATTTTCTTTCGGAGAGAGAATACTGGTTCTCACACCTGAAGGAGAGAATGAGAGATTTGAAACTCTCAAAGGAATTTCTTGCAGATTTCGGTCTGGACTGGAAAGAGTGCAAGAAGTTTGCTTTCAGTGCGGTGTAAAAACCGCCTGAGAGCCTCAACCTAAAAACTTTCAATTATGAGAAAATTATTTGTCTACGCTGCGGGAACTCTGTTTCTCGCACCGCTTTCCGTGGCTTTGTGCTGCGAAGGTTTTTGCGCTGCCGTTTTCTGCGTGGTGTACGGTGTTTTCCTCTGGTATTCTCCGAAGTTCTCACCGAAAGCGAGAAAGTTCTGGCGGGAGTTCTACAAAGTGAACCTTGAGGCGCTGCGTGAATTTGAAACCAGAGTACGATAATTCAGCAGTACGAAAATTCCAGAGTACGATAATTCGGCAGTACGATAATTCAGCAGTACGAAAAATCAAGGCAGTACGAAAATTCCCAGTTGGTTTGCACCATCTGGGAGTACGATAAATCTAAACAATAAAAAATACAATTATGAGAAAATCAATGAGACTGTTCTGCGGAATTGTTCTGCATCCGGTGAGAGTTGTCGCGATGAAATTTTATCGCAGAGGCGAAAATCTGGAACTCATGTACAGCGCCAGAGAATTACAGAAAAAGAAGAATCACAGACGGATGCACGAGATGAGCGACGTGACAAATACGGCGTACACGGAATCTTCTTTGTACAACGATTTGCTGCGCGGTGCTCCTCGATGGTGACAAAAGACTGTCGGAGAAATAAGATTTCCCGGCAGTACGAAAAATGTCTAATGGATAAAATTTCAAGATTATGAATTATTACGCAAAAAGGAAAGAAGAAGCACGCAGACAGGCTATAGCGTGGCAGTCGGAACAATCCGAAAAGAGTTTGTCTTACATGGAAATTGCGGAACAAAGCGAATGTTTTGAAAATTTAGGCCGCAGATACGGACTGCTGACGGAATTTCGTGAGAATGGAATACTCTGAGGAGACTGCGCACGGATGAGAGTCCGTGGGCAGTACGATAATTTCTAAAAACCATTCAATTATGAACACAAGATTTGAAAACTACATTGAGAAACTTACGCCTGCAAAGCAAATGCTGGCGAGGGAAGCCGTTCAGGAATTTCTGCACGGAGAGTCAGAAAGCGTAGAACTTCTGACTTCGTCAGAAATGATTTTCAAAAAGATGCGTTTTCTCTCCGCTGAGGATGAGGAAAAATCCTATGTTGTTCTGATGAAGAACAACTTCAGATGTATTGATGTCGTGAAAATCGCTGACGGATTTCTGGATGCGAGTGCTTTTGACGTGCGCAAAATCCTGCGTGAAGCGTTGCTCAAGAATGCAACGTGCCTGGCTATCGTTCACAACCATCCGTCGGGAAACAAGACTCCGAGCCTTCAGGATAATGAAGTCACGAAGCGTGTGAGAAAAGCCTGCGAGACAATGCGCATCCATTTCATTGACCATGTCATTGTCGCTGGCAAAGATTACTATTCCTATCGTGAAAACGGAATAGTGTAGAAAAATTTCCCATGATGTGAAAATCGTGGGGAGTACGATAAATCTGATAAATTTTTACGATTATGACAAGATTTTTGTTTTCGCTATGGCGTGTAGAGAACGGCCACAAGAATGTAGAGAGCCACGAAGAAAGTTTTGAGTCTTGCGCTGATGCGATGATGAGGGCACGTTCCATTTTGAAAGATGCAAAAAGAGACGGATGCGGTATTCAGATTGACCTCTACGAGAAACTTCCCGCTAACAGCGGATGGCGCCATGCCGTTTCCTATCAGTAAACAGACTTCTCACAGATTGGATTCTGTGGGGAGTACGATAATTATTCACTAAACTTTAGAAATTATGGAAATTAGCAAAATTAAATTGTACGATGGAGTTTGCCACGTCATCTTCACCGGAAAGAACTATTTCTTTTTCTCACAGTTCTACGGCTACATTGCTATTGCTGAACGCTCAGAGAGAAGTATAGAAAACATTGGTAAGAGAGAAGACAACTTGCAAGAGTTTGTTATCTACTCTGGCAACACACAACTTCCTGACGGGATAGAAAAAGACTTTTTTGCGATTGCAGAAAAGTTTATCAAGAAAAACGAGCAGAGGTATCTTCCGGTCACCTGCAAGTTTGAGGAAAAGACAGTTGATCTCAACAAGTGTTCCGTCACAGTTTCCTACAATCTCAACCGCTTTGGTTAAACTCTTGGCAGTACGAAAATAAACTTTCGTGCCGCCGCGATATTATTCAAAATTATGATATTATGTACGAAAACATTATTGTTACTGTTTGGTCAAATTACAACGGATTGGCTGGAAGAAAAATTAAAAATGTCCGTGACGCAATCGTAAGCGATTCTTTCTCGGTTTGGGATGATGAAAAAATAAAACGTTGCTTTAATTTAGGTAACGGAACGAGAAAAGATTTTGAGAGATTTATCAAAAGCAACAAAGAGAAGGTTATCCCGACGGAAAAGTTTTGGAAAATAGTGGATTCTCTGCCAAACTCGCAGTTGTATTATGATTTTGTCCGTGATATTCTTCATTACTGACAAACTTCCTGGCGGTTCAGCGACCGCCGGAAGTACGAATTATCAACCAAATAAAATCAATTATGAGAATAAGCAAAGAAACTATTGAAACTCTGAAAGCTCAGGGTATCAATGTACGTTGGTTTCCAGAGGAAACTTACGAAGAGTTCAAGAAAACTCAGTGGGAAAAAGAGTACAAACGCTGGTTTGACTACAGCAAAGATTCTTGCAAGGAACTTAACCCACCTCGCAACGATGGTTCGTATCAGAGTTGGAGCTTCGAGACTCTTGCAGAGTACGAGGAACACATCAGAAAGTTCTGCGACCAGATTATTGACAGACACTGCGACCCCTACGAGTTCACAACTTTGTACGTCGAACACGATGGCGGTCAGATGCTTGTCAAGAAAGAAAACGTGAAGTCGAAAGAAATCACGGTTGAGTATGTTCAGAAACTTGTTGAAAAGGACCGAAAAGTCTATGCGGGTACTTACGGAAAGTTCGCAATGTGTATGCAGAAACTTTGCAAGGAGCGCGGACTGACAAATAAGTTCTGCGTCTATCCCACTACCTACGGAATCGGTGTCTGGATCTTCTACAACTTCAATGCAGACAAACACATTGCGCAAGTCGAGGAAATAATGAAAGAACGAGACATTGAGTATTACAACGAATACTCCGACCATCGTTGGGTGTATCGTTTCAAAGTTTCCAAGAAGCGTGAGAACATCGAAAGAATGTGCGCCTGAAACTCTCCTGACTCTTGCAGACTTCACAATCTGCGAGAGTACGATAAACTTCAAATTCTTACATTATGGCACGTATGAGCTTAAACAAACTTGTGGCTATAAACGCATTTAACGCGAATAACAACATCATAGCCACGACAACGAACAATGTTTTGAAACTTCGCTTGCAAGCGGAAAACGAGCGTCTTATGAAACGCTATCCATCCTTGCGCACAACTTTGTACGTATGAATGCAAACTTCCTGCGAAATAGACTTTGCAGGAAGTACGATAAACTTCAAAAACGTATAATTATGGAAGAAAAGATTAAGTCAATGACAAACAATGACGGAATAAACTTTATGTTCCGCTTTGATGATTACGAAGTCTTAGGCATCGAGGATAGAGGCGAAAAGAATTGGTTCTACACAGTTGTTCGCTATCACGGCTCACAAAAAGTCTGTGTGTTATCAATGCCAAGAAAAGAGTCTGGCTGCAAGCCGTCACACTTCGGACATCTTGAGTATTATGCACTTCTCGCATCAATAGAGTTTGCAGGTATCAAAGTTGTATGGACGAGGCAAGGCTGGCCGATGTGGCCTGTATGGTATTGCGACGACAAAGAGAAACTTTCAACATTCCGCAACAAGTACAGAGAAATCATTGGAAAGTACGGTTTTGACGAAAGAACTATTGAGCGCAATCGTTATAGCAATTAAGTTTTTGTATTGCTTTATTTAGTGTATTCGGGTGGCGCAGAGTTATATCTGTGCTGCCTACAAAAGTTTAATAAAAAAGCATTATGGGTAAATTTTCATCAAAAGAGATTCTGCTAACAGCAGAACAGAAGCAAAAACTCATCGACCATTCCAACACATATTGGAAAAAGTACGATGTTAGACTATTACAGGTTTATTGCATGAACAGTCCAGTAGATTCGTTCATCGTCCAGTACAAAACTTTCATAGATACGAATAAGCCTGAATTTGAAAGATTTTCTTGGAGTTGCCCTCAAAAGGAAATGGAAATGATAATTGGACCATTTTCATGATTTGCTAATTTAGTGTGTACGGGCGTGGTCAAAGTGATTTGGCTGCGCCTTCTAAGTTTAACCAATATAACTTTTAATTAATTCAAAATTATGGAAATAGTGAAGAAAGAGGAAGCCAGAAACTTCCTCAACATCGGAGATTGCCTGTACAAACTTGGGAGTGACGGAAAGATTAAGGGAAGTCCTATTACGGGAATAGATGTTTCTTTTGACACCTTTGATGAAAACCACGTTCAACGCTCAGTGCGCTACGAATTTGAGCATGACAATCTTTTGGATGCCATTTTGCACGAAGATTTGGGAACTGCATGGTTCTCTTCTAAAGAAGAAATCATACAGGCAGTCTTGCGCAAGAACGGGATGAAGATTTAATCTTTCTTTTCCGCGGGGAGGAATCCTCACGGAAAAACAAGTATTAACGAAAATTCAATTTATATGACGAAACGTGAAAAAATTAAGGACATTTACCAGACATTGAAATCCGGCTTGAGAATGTGCGAAATGGTTGAGACAAAAAACCTCAGCGGAGAAGTTGTCGGTTTTCATCAGGGACTATCTTTCTCGTGTGACGATGAGTACATTTATTTTCTCGGTTCTGGAAGTTGGGCAGTAAAAGCGAGCTTGAAAAAATTAGAGTTCGAACTTGACGGCTGCAATCTTGACATGATTGTTACTGAAAGTGAATTTGAAAAAAGGTCTGGGCAAAAATTCTTCGGGTGGAGAATCTGACTATCCAAATAGAGAGCCTTAAAACTCTCTGTTTGACTATTATTCACTAAAATTCAATGATTATGAAGACTTTAGAATTGACAAGAGTTGGCGAACACAGAATGGACGGAAATCTTTATCAAGATTCCAAAGGATATTATTATGTGGATTGCCATGATGAGCCAAAGAACAACGAAACTTCAGTCGTTTATCGTCTTTCCCCTGCAACAGATTCCGAGGGCGAGCCAGACGAAATGATTGAGTGTAAAATCGTAATCGCAAATCCACGTTCTGAACGTGAAGAGCGTGAGAGAGCGTTTAGGTTTGATTACATGATGCTTTCACGCATGCAGACGGACTGCAAGTATTACGAATCTGCAAGTCATTACAACAATGCGCACTGGCAGACTGCAAAAGAAATGATTGAGAGTATGAAAGAGCATTGGAATAAGATTCCCGACGACCTGAAGCCCGAATGGATTTCTTGGGAAGAGATTCTTAAGTACGAGAAGAAGTTCTCTGCCTAAAACTTTGGGGAGCGCAACAACTCCCCATAGTTCCAACAAAACAATAAATTCAATAGTTATGGAAGAAATCAGATTAACAGCAGAACTGAAAAAGAACTGCGAAACGAACCGAGAGAAACTTTCCGAACTGATGAAAGTGTATGACCTTTGTGCGCTTGGCTACGATATGCAGGAGCAACGCAGCAAAGACGTTTACAACAAAGTCTTGTCAGAAAACGAGTTCTACGCAAAACGTGACTGCGGACGCTGCGAAATTAAAGTTGGTGAGAGGATAACAGACGAAAAGTTTGACTTCCTCCTTTCCGATGAAGACTTTACCCGTCTGCAAACTCTGGCTCGTCCAATCTTTGTAGCCGAAGGTATAACGGATGAAAACGGCTACTTCATTGAGAATTGGGTGACAAAAAAGGTTTCTGCGCGAAAAGATTTGGTAGAGTTTATCATCCAGAACATCGTGCCGAGCGAATTGCGCGAAACATTCTGGGAGGCGCGTCAAAACATCGTGCAAACAGATAAACTTATCTCAATCATGCGCTCAGTCGCTTAACTACAAAACTTCTATGGTCCTTGCCGACTATGGAAGTACGATTATTAACCCCGCAAAAAAACAGAAGGCTATGAGTAAAAGGAAATATGCTTATTTCATCTTCCACACGGGCGAGGATGAATTTGAACAGACAGAAAGCTGGCAGCGTGTATTTACTCGCTACAATAGAAACGAAAGTGCTGCTATCTACGGGATGCCAAACTATGACGGAGCGCAACTTGAAATAATAATGAGCAAGTAACTATCTGGTGTTTGTGAACCGAACTTCACAGCCACCACCAAAACTTTTAATTCTTACAATTATGGTAACAAATAGAGAACTCCTGCAGAACAAGGTTAAGCGTATTAACGAGAAAACAAACATGGATTTAAGCATCGAAGGTTATAACGATGAACTTTACTTGGTGAGTGAAAATAATGTTTTGTTTGAAAACATGGAAGTATATCGCACAGAAGACCAAATGTTTGAATACCTTGCAGGTCTGGAAGATGCGATTGACTACTTTCAAAGGCAGAAGGTGTAACAACCTCCTGTCTTTCCATAACTTTTTAATTCACAGATTATGGCATACACTATCAAAGGTTTGGCGAAAGCCAACGATTGCGAGACACACGATATGTATGGACTCGCAAGTTTATGGAGTTATTGGCTGGCTTGCAATGTTTGCGACCGCCAGAGTATCAACGACTTTAAGCGTTTGCGCAAAGCTGACCGTCAGCAAATGTTGAATTTCCTTGCAAGTGACGCTGCATGGGCAGACATTCACACACACATTTGCGCAAATCTATTCTAATCGGAGTGCGGAGGTTTGTCTCTCCGCATTCTACAACAAACCAAAAGATTTCAATTATGACAGATGTAAAAAATGAAAGAGTGTACTTAGCACTCAGGACTGTTGCAAAAAACTTGATAGAGCTTGCAAATCTTGGTCTTCCCAAAAATCAAAACATGAAAGTCATGAGTTTCTTTGCAACATCACGTTCTGGCGAGCATAAAGCGGAAATCATCATACACGGCTTAAAGAAAGAAAATTTAATGAGTCTTGTTTCTGGATGCAATTCGTATGTTTCCCGTCGGCAAACAATGTTTGGATTAGGTATCGGCTATCGTGTACCGCTGGACGATATTATGCGACATATCATACTTTGTGATGATGATAGGTACGAAAGCAAAATTTGTCCAAAAGTAGCAATCTTCAACAAGAGTGAGACGTAAAAGTCACACTCTTGTCAAATTAACCATAAGTTTTCAATTATGTGTGATTACAACATTCCTGTATTTGCGATTCGTCGCCAAAAGTCAGAAAAAGAAACCGATTGTGAAAGATTTTGGTACTACAAAACCAAAGAAGAAGCAGAAGATGTAGCGAAAAAGTTGAGCGGCTACAAAGTTTCCGTTGAAAGATGGTGGTCAAATGTTCCGTTTGATGAGTTAGTCAAGGGTAATAGAACGAGATACCCTAATCTTTAAGGATTTGGCAGACTTGACACTGCCAATCCACAAGTGTTCACTTAAAACTTACGATTATGGCAAATTTAGCAGACCAATTAAGAAAAGAGTACATCGAAAAATGCGATTTTCAGAAGTATCTCGATTACGTTGCAGAGCGAATCCGGGCTGGGAAAAACGAAGTGTGGTTTGGGCTACCTTGGAACGACAACTGCAAGGGCATCCAATACTACACCGACATCAATCTTGCTGAATCGCTCGTCCTTAAATTCCGAGACGAAGGATTCCGTGTTGATGAGCTTCGCGCAAATGGATTCAGTGGCAGGTTACTACAATTTGAAGTCACACTCTGAGGTCTGTGCTGTCTGCAAGAAATTACAGATGGCACACTAATTGTCTCACTAAAACTTAATCATTATGGGTAAAATTCAAATCACAAACGATTCTGGGCAAGTCTATCCAGACGGAACCATTATCAGCGTAGACCAACTTTTCAGAGACTACAAAGACACTCTGACTGAGAAAAATATGAATACCTACCACTGGCTTTGCCGTATTCCAATTCCTTCAGCAATAGACTTTATTGCAAAGGCTTGGGGATTCAATTACAAGTTTGTATGAAACTCTTTTCAAGACCAAAGCCGAGCAACATCGGCTCTGGTTACTATGTCTAACCAAAATGATTGAATTATGGAAAAGTATTTGAAAAGACTATGCAACGCAATTCTCAAAGGCAGATTCAACGATGAGAATTACAGAAGAAGAAATTCGTGGTATGGTCGCGAAATTGATACACAGCCACTATTCTGCTCCTATGCGCTAATCGGATTTACCGTTTCTGTCTATAACTTGAACGGAAGTCATTTCTGTGATGTGAAATGGGATGGTGACTTGAAAGAGTTGACCATTGACGATGTTCCGTGGAAAGAATATCTAAACATTCTCTATCTTGAAGACTTCGGCATCACATCAAATGGCGACGGAGAACTTGAGTGCTATACTGATGCAGGCGAGGACATGATTATCTTGCTTGACAAAGTACGGAAAAAGAATCTGCAAGAGTACATTGACAACTTCGACATCAACGAAAGAGTCCTTATGTGGTGGTCATACGGCAGGCAAGAGACCGGAACTCCATTTGCCAACGTGAAAGAGCATTACGAGGACTACGAAGCCTATTTGAGAAAACTACAGAAAGTATGTAGCAAAATGCCGTACTAACCTCTTTTACTCCCTACGCCCTGACCAACGTAGAGGGTACAAATACATTATCAACCAAAAGAAATGAATCAATTATGACAAAAATCAATTCACTCGAACATCTTAAAGAAGTCTGCAACCCTTACGAGCCAGAGGACTTCTTCATCAGTCTCAACTTCGGCCTGCGCTCATCAAAGTGCATCACCTACGATGAAGACACCGACACGTTCTTTGTCCTCAACGAAATCGACGACACGGAAGACGAGTTCAACTCAGAGCAAATCATGGACGATAACCTGACAGACATCGGGAAGGCCATCCGTGCCGGACAGTTCTATCACTACTAAAACACGGAGCGCAGGACTGAAACCCTGCTCTCCGGCCATTCACTAACCAATTAAGACAAAAGATTATGGGATCAATTAAAATTTCAAAAGAAAGTTTGGATGCTTTCAAGAATGGCGAGAGAATTATCCCTGCGCCAATAGACAACAAGAATCTGTTGGAAGACCCGTTTGAGAATGAAGTCTTTGGAAACTTCTACGCTTGCTGCAATCATCGCAAGGATGGGTTAAGACATCTTATAGGAATGAAAGATGAAGCCTTTGTAGAAGTATGTTGGAGGTTCGGCTCAAACCAGATAGAAATACTTGTTGTTGCCGTCAATCCCTGCGAAGACTTTGAAGAAACAAGCAAAGAAATCTATGAGGAATACAAGAAAGAGTTTTCTTCATGGCAATGCGAGGATAACCCGGGGCTTGTAGTGAAGTTCAGTGGTGAAAAGGAACGTCGCTTATTTGTCAGCTTCTTCTTCAAAGACGAAGACTAATCTCTCTTTACCTGCAAAGTCTCTACAAACATTGCAGGTACGATATTCACAAATAATGATACAATTATGACAAAGATTCAGTTAGCAACAAAGATTTGGGTGATGTGGTGCTACAACTTCGACCGCCCAGAAACTTTCATCGGTTACATCTGTGAAAAGACTGGTAAACAATACCTCAAAGACCATCTGCTTTCAAAGTGGAACCATTTGTATGAAACTTTCGGCTACCGCTCTGTGATGAATGACTTTTACTCAGGCATCGATACAGACTTACAGAACGCGCTCCTTGACTACGCTTTCAACATCTATGCACCAAGAGGAATGAAGAGCATTTACGTAAAGTTCTGCAATGCTTAAACCTTTCAAACTCTCACTTAAGTAACATTCGGTGAGAGTCCTATTGTATAACCATTAAAATTCAATTAACATGGAAATCAAAGTAAACATCCCAAAGAACGATTACGTTCAGCCAAAGGAAGTCAGACAATGGGTCGTACAAGGTATTTGCGAGGCTTTCTTATCGCATTGCTGTTGGAGCATCTTCCATCCGCACAACGATGGCTTTTATCGTCAGGCAACAACTTCTATCGTTCGCCATCGAAACTCCAAAGAGTTTTACGGATTCCATCATGGGGCACTGCTCGATTCTGACGAAAGTGTAAGATTCAACGGAGAGGAAATGAAAACCGCATTCATCGCATTGATAGACGCTGGCTACCACATCTTCAAAGTTTATCAGTACGGAAGTTGGCTCGGATTCAAATGCTCTAAAAAACCACACATTGACAATGGGTGCGAAGTCTTCTCGTTCAATGATTTCATAGATTAAGCCTATTGCCAACAAACTGCCAGAACATAAAACTCTGGCGGTTTTCTTTTTATGTCTAACCAATAAAATTCAGAAATTATGGAAAGAACCAATTCAATCACACTAACATTTGACTTCGACCGAATACTGAAAGGATATGTTACGGATGAAGAAGGTCTCATTGCCGAAACTGTAAGGGAAACGATGAGCAAAGAGAAAAAAGTCCTTGAATGGTACACCGAAAAGTACCCTACGGACGAGTTTGGAAAGAAAATCAACGAAACACTCACATGGTTGGGACTTCTCAACTCAATGCGTGACCATAAAGAAGTATATGAAACCATCGGTGTCAGTGACAGTATTGTCAGGGAAAGGTGCTTTGCAAAGTTGGCAAGCCTTATGTTTGTTCCGTATGACGTAATCTACAATCTCTGGCTATCGTACTAAACTCTCGCAGACCATTTCGTTTTAATCAACGGAATGGACACAATTTATTAACTCTAAAATTCAATGATATGAAAGTTTATTTAATGCAACAAGAGAGCAAAGTGGACGGAGATATGCTATTCAACGTAGTGCCATGTTCCAATGAAGAAACTGCAAAAAGAGAGATGCAGAAAGAAATTAGAACTCTTCTTAACGAAAGTCATTTCATCGCCTATAATGACAGACCAGATGATTTTATTTTGGAGCAGACGGAAACATCTTACTACATTGAAGATACTTGCGACGACTACTACGAACACATTTGGATTGAGGAGAAAGAGATTCTTTGACTACTGCCTTGCATGACAGAAATGTCATACAAAGCGCAATTTTAACCGATAAAGAATACAATTATGAGAAAAGAAAAAGCACCTATTATGAGAAAAGGTTTTGACCTGTACGCACTGAATATTGAGTTTGCCGACCTGCTCCGTAAGCACGATGACGATATGGATGTGAACGGAGAGAGCCGCCCGAAGTTCTTAGAAATACTCAAAGACGCAGAATCTGGTAATGCCGATGTCGCATCAATCTGTAATTTTTGGGCAACAGCATTCAACGCTTACGATGAACTATGCTCCTTGCACCAAAATCTGCGTGAAACATTTGATTGGTATTGTGGTGCATTTACGACCCCATATCCTAACAACGAGTATGACTTATATATTGGCGAATCTGAAGACGCAACCTTTGTTCCAGTTAGAGATAAAGAGCCTGACGAAGAAAGAAGTATTTGGCTGCGTTCAGGCATAAGGCTTACTGCTTCAAAGGATGATATTGAAAAAGTTATTCAGGGAGATAGTGGAACATTCTACAAACTCATACAAAAAGGGCAGTACAGATTATGCGGAACTCATATTCCTTCTTGCGAAATAGACGAATACAACGAGGAATATGGTACTAATTTCAAGAGTGATGATGTCACACTCTGATGTTTCAGTGTGCGCAATTAATCTTGCGCCACTGACTATTGTCAAATCATTAAAATTCAATTAATATGGAAATCAAAGATTTAATTATGGTTGCCCGCAACTGCCAGGAACAACTTATCAATGCGCTCACAGAGTATGTCCGCGAACATGGTGAGGAAATGAGCGATTATTTCTACAATGAGTTTGGGATGTACGAAGAGGACGAGGAAGGTGTGAAGATTACCCATGTACTCGACACATCCGACATAGGTTGCTCCTTTGCCCGCCAATTCAATGTCAACGATGATAACTTGAAAGACATCGACCGGCATGACGAAGGCTTTGAGATTTTTGACAAACTGGAAGAGTCTTTCCACTATGCTACATATTTGGCCTTCTATATTGTCAGGGATGCCGACGGTAACGAGGATTTGAAGTATTATTGCTTCTACAACGACGGAGTATGTTATCAAGAAGATTCAGAACCTGACCATGACAGTGTTGAAAGTCTTTCGCTTGACGAATTACGTTACATCTACGAAGCAATCATTAAAAGTGAGTAAACTTTATCTGTAAGCAGTTTTGCGACTGCTTGCGGAGCGTTTAATTTATAAAATCAAAAAATTATGGCAACATTACAGAAGATTTGGTCCGAACCGAATCCGGACAAAGAGCAGATGATTACTGAACTGCATGAGTTTGTAACAGACTCCAAGAATGACTATGCTCTTACCACACCGGTCATAGTCAATACAGAGGACGGCAAAACTTTGGAGGTAAAGTATTTTGCCCGTGACATAGACCGTAATGACATTTTTTGTATGGACAAGGAGTGGGGTGACCCTTACGAGGGCAGTATCTACGTCATGCGGGAACTTACGGTTGAGTCTGTGCGGAAAATTTACAAGTCCATAAAGTCCCAAGAAATTGATAATGGATGGGACTGGCGCGAACACGCAATCGATTTGTTAAATGAGCTCCACCCTGAAATTGAGAACGAAGAGTTCATTTTTGACTTTGTGGGCGAATACTGGATGAATCTCGCCACGGATTCTGAAAACATTGCAAAGTTTGAACTGACACTTTGACATGCATACCATTTTCGTACAGCCACGAAAATGGTAACTGTTTTTAACCAATAAATATTTTTCAATTATGATTATCGCATTTTACAAAGTTAACAATTCGCTCAACTACGAGCGACATGAGTTTGACACCGACAGACCTGAGACCATCATTGAGAAATTGCAAAGACTTCCAGAAGACGAAGTGAAGCTCTATGATGGTGACAACTATAGTTGGCAGGGGAAAGAGCCTACGCTTGCAGACTTCGAGTACGACTACAACAACGAGGAACTTGATGGAGACTGGTGGTGCATCATTATCAACTACACAAAGCAGAAAGAAAAGAAGCAGACTCTCGAAGGAATGGTGAAAAAACACGATGTTCCAGATGCTATTTTTACGAAAGAACAGACAGAACTTTTGAATGAGGCCATTCTTTCCCTCATGGAGAAAAATAATTTTATGTGGAAGATGTCTGCCAATGGCAAAGTTAAGGCTATGCTACTGGAAGAAAACGGGAAATTGAGACGACTTCAGGAAACGCTCATCGACTATTTCTGTTAAAACATTGGGAGAATATGGTTGGTTCCATATCTCCTACAAATTATCAACAACTTAATATTTTTGATTATGGAAAATTTAACGCCTATGATGAATCAGTATTACGATTTGAAAAGCAAGCACCCTGATGCTCTGCTCTTATTTCGCTGTGGTAATTTTTATGAGACTTGGGAAAATGATGCCGTTGAAATTTCGAAGGTTCTCGGCATAACGCTGACAAAAAGCAACAAGCAAAAGAACATTGACGGAATGCCGTTAAGAATGGCAGGATTCCCTTATCATGCCCTTGACACTTATCTGCCAAAACTCATAAGAGCAGGAAAGAGAGTATGCATCTGCGACCAGCTTGAAGCCCCGAGGACTGCCGTCAAACGAAGTGTGACGGACATGATCAAGTGAATTTGAACAAAACTACGTACTTTTGCCGTCAGATTAGCAGTCTGCACGGCAAGCAATAACTTAAACCAAGCATGATGAAAAAAGCAACCGTTAAAATTGAAATTAAAGTTGACTGCGAATATGATAATACCGTCTGGTCAGAGAACGACGCAAGGGATGCCATAAGATTTCTCGCAGACGCCAATTTGCAGATTCAACACCAATATGTAAAGATTATTGGCTATACGATGAAATAAAATGTCATTATTTGCGTGTTTATTGATAATAATTCGTATCTTTGCATTGTTTTGTTTACTAACCCGTTTAGGGTTCTTTTTTCATAAAATTAAAATTTAGAGTGTGCCGGGCGATTAACTTCGTCCGGCATTTCTTTGGCACATTGCACATATTTTCGTATATTTGCAAACAAATTGAACAATCGTCTGTACCTTGCATACTGGTTGCGACAGACTTTATGCGAGCCAAGTTTGTTTAACATTTTAAAAATTTCAATTATGAAGAAAAGAAAACTATTTGTATTGGTCAACAATGTTTGGCGTGCGGATGATTATCTGAATGGAAGAAATTGCGACTCTGCATTTACAGACTTGTACTTGTTCTCTACGAAAGAAGATGCAGAAAAGCAAGCAAAGAATCTTGATGTCGACAGCGACTTGTACAACGATTGTTCTATATGCGTAGGAACGCTTTCCGAAAAGGAAATACTTGACATATCTGGATTTGAGAGTATTGCTGATTTTGATGAAGCCCTACGCGAGCCTTATGCTACTGGACGGGAAAAATCAAAAGGAAACAAAAACTACGGCGAGTCCGAAAAGACAAAAGTTGCCATTGAAATTTTTGAATCCCCAGACGAAACCTACGATAGCGTTGATTGTGCCAATTACGACTTTGACAAGTCGCTTGACGGTGCGATACTCGTATTCTGGAAATGGGAGCGTTACATAGGTTACGCCCGCAAATGTCTTGAAGTGCGCAAAGCACACAGCGATGACACGGAGGCGCTATTGGTGAAACGGGACAACACAACATCACCGCAGGTCGATGTTCTTCTTACCGCAGAAGAGGTTGGCAAAGCCAGGGATTTGCATGAGGCCGTAAGCCTTGCTCTCGGTGAGGAACATTGGAAATGGACGAATCCGGGATTTGTCAAAAGTAAAATCAATGAGTTATAATAAAAGCGCAGGACATGAAATACAACAAGAAACAATTGCTTGAAGAAGCACAGAATGCAAGATTTGTTGAAGTGTACAAGTACACTGATACTAATCGCCGTATTCATACTGACCATGTAGAATACATCGGTAACGGGAATCTCGACATCTCGGAGATAGACACTCTCCCTTATAACGAGAAAGGCGAGGTTAATGCTGATGTTCAACTGATGAATCGCGACGATTACGAGTCAACCATTCTCGCCAATAGCGGACAGAGATGGGAAGACGGACTTGAAGAAAACGATAAAATACTGGTGATTGTCATTTGAGATATTTCTTTTGTAGTCAGATGAAAGAAAGGTACATTATGCAGCCTTCCAAAGAACATCACGATTCTTGGGTTTGCACTGATAGGAGGAACGGAATAGTCTGCCGTTTCTCCGCACATAAATTCAATAGTTCTCAGGAGTTCACATTCCTTGAGGACATTGAAAAGCCAGATGCGCTATCAATCGCACGAATAATGCGCGAGATGGGTGACTGGCTAAAAGAAAACCATTATGATAAAATTTTTTGAATTATGACACAAGAAGAAGCAAAAAGACTGCCTTTCATGAATTTCACACCAGACAAAACCCTGGAAGACTGCTTTTACTACAGGATGTATCTGGAGGGACGTCTTGGTGAGGAACAAGGGAAGAAAGCGCATGAGCGTCTGCGCGACATTGAGAATTTGCCTGTGTTCAACGGGTACATGGACGTCGCGGGTATTATGATTGAGAATCTTGACAGGTACGGATTTGCCTGTGCCGCATGGTGTGACGGAACGCCAACTCCGAGAAAGAAACTGCGTGAGATGTATGTGAAAAACGTTGACCGCACAGAGCTTTCAAGAGCGCAAGCCGTGTACATTCTCAGCGAGGAAGCCGTCAAGAAAGTGAACTCTCTTGAAAAATCAATCTCCTCCAGACCTTTCTGGTGCTATATGCCTGACGTGCGCCATGAGGATGTTGAAGAGTTTGTGTCCATTCTGGAAACACCCGAATGGAAACTCACGGCATACTACTACCAGACGTGTGATGACTACGAGAAAGGAAAGCTGCTGCCAAAGAGGGCACACCATTACTCGATAACCTATCACGGCGAGGAGGAAAGCGATTAAGCGCAGGAGCGCGGAGCACGACAACTCCCGCTCCCTCTATTCTTAACAAATTTAATTATGAATTATGAACACTGATTTTAACAAAAACAAAGAGCGCATAGGACAAGTGCTCAGATGCTTCAGGATTGAGTGGTCGGATATGAATGTTACTGACGGGACCTCTGTCACGCTTTATGAGTTCAAGCCCGCTATAGGTACGAGACTATCCAAAATACGTAATCTAAAAGATGAGCTTGCCATTGCCCTTGAAGCAAAGAGTGTCCGTGTTATTGCTCCCATACCAGGGAGAGGAACAGTCGGAATAGAGGTGCCGCATAGTGAGAAATCATTACTCCATGTGTCTGAAATCTTCAACTCCGAAGAGTTCCTGACATCTGGCATGGAACTTCCTCTTGCCATCGGCAAGACAATGACGAACAAAATCTTCATGGCAGACCTCGCCAACATGCCGCATCTGCTTGTTGCCGGTGCGACAGGGCAAGGTAAATCCGTAGGTCTCAACGTAATGCTCATGTCGCTATTGCAAAAGAAGACGCCGGAAGAGTTGAAACTGGTTCTGATAGATCCGAAGAAAGTGGAACTGTCGGCGTATGAAACAATCGCAAAACCATACCTTACGAAAATGTTGGGTGCGGATTCTATCATTACGGATGCTCCGCAAGCACAAGATATGCTTGACTTGTTGTGCCGCCTGATGGAGAAACGTTACACCATGCTCAACGAGGTAGGCGCAAGAAACATCCGTGAGTACAACTCCAAAAGCGAGAAGAAGATGGAATATTATGTGATTGTCATAGACGAGTACGGAGACCTTATTATGGACCGCCAGTATGGACGAACCCTTGAATATTACATTTGCCGTCTTGCGCAGAAAGCCCGCGCCGTAGGTATGCACATGATTATTTCAACACAACGGCCATCGGCAACTATCGTGACGGGAAACATCAAGGCGAATTTTCCTACCCGTATTGCTTTCCGCACTACGACGGGAACAGACAGCCGTGTCATCCTCGACCAAGTTGGAGCGGAGAAATTGACAGGCAACGGAGATATGTTGTATTTCGCAGGTGCAGAGGTAACACGTGTACAATGCGCATATATCGGCACACATGAGGTAATGAATACTTGCAGACAGATTGCGGATGCTTATGATGACTGCAGGCAGAAGATAATCTGTACAGAAAAACCTGAAAAGAACCCAGACACCACCCTTGAAACATTAAAAGAGTACTGGATTGGCAGGTGCTTGAGAACATACGAGAATCATAAGCATGATTTGTCTTACACTAATCCGTTTAGTTCCACGAATCCGTTAAATACAATGAATTATTTCAAGAGCCTTGCAAACGTGCATGATGTGGAAATGGCTGGAATGTTACATGATTGCCTACTGGACAAATAATTCTTTCCACCCAAGGAGCTCCGGCAAGTAGCATTGTCGGGCTTCGCAAAGTTTTCATAATTGAATTTTTAGTGGTTAGAAAGAGAGTCGCCCATTTGTTTGGACGGCTCTCGCTTGTATGGCGTGTCTGTATTAATCAGAACGCATAGCCTATAGGAGGCTCAATTTCACAAAAACATAAAACAAAGTATTGAAAATATAAAAATAATTTGTAATTTTGGAGTGTCAAATTCTACTTGCGGCACGAAGAAGCCGCCAATATAGGTGGCTATTTTTCTGCCTCCAACTTTACGGAACAAAACCATAACTGCACCGCGTGGGGTAGCGGAAACGCCCCCAAGGTATTCGCAAGTAGAAACCTGACAGCGCGTAGTGCAGTTTCTTTTTGTCAAATTCTACTTATGGTACAAAACAATCAAGACAGCATCGTTCTGTCGAAGTCTTCAAGCAATGAAGACCTCAAGCGGTATTTCACCGCAGTATTAGAGTTGTCAAAGACTGACAACAAGTTTCCAATCAATCTTGATGAAGTATGGCCACTTGTGTATTCGGAAAGAGGAAAGGCTATCCGAGCGTTACGTGGTAATTTTATTGAAGAAGATGATTATGTTGCTAAAAATCAAGTTTTAGCCAAAAATGGCAAAAACTCAGAAGGACGTCCAAAAACAGATTATTTCCTCTCTCTTTCTTGCCTTGAATACTTCATCGCCCGCAAGGTTCGCCCCGTCTTTGAGGTTTACAGAAAAGTATTCCACAAAGCCACCGAAACGCCAATCCTCGCCTCCTATCAGATTGAAGACCCGATAGAGCGGGCAAAGAGGTGGATTGCCGAGCAGGAAGAGAAGAAATTGTTGGAGTGCAAGACGCGCGAACAAAAACTGCTAATCGAACAACAAGAAACACGCATTGAACTTCAAGACAGAGAGTTGAAGGATGCCGCTCCAAAGGTTTCTTTCTACGACGAAGTGATGCAGAGCGCCGACACGATGACTACCACGCAGGTAGCAAAGAGCATCGGCATGGAGGCGAATGCACTCAACATGAAACTCCGCGACATAGGCATTCTCTACCACCAGTCGGGAATGTGGATGCTCTGCGCTCCGTATTCAAGGTGGAATCTTCATTCCATGCGTACACAGGCGTTCACTCGCTATAACGGATCTATCGGAACAAGCCGGTATACCGTATGGAACAACAGAGGATTCCGTTTTATCCATGCTCTCTATGAGAACGAATGGAACATCCGAAAAGCCATCAAGTCAATCAACCCCGGATGGAACGAAAGCCAGAAAGCCGAAAGGAAGGAGGCGGTAGCGTTATGAATGAGCTTCAAAAAATGTTTGATGCGATGCATGAATTGGGTATTGAAGTTGATAATGACGGTCTTGATGTCTTTCTTACGCTCAAAGATGTTTTTGTCATAGAACCTCAGTATCGGAATGCAAATGGAATGAAAGCAATCTTCAAGTCCGGAGATTATGCAGTGGCAATTTCTATACAGAAGAAGAGTTGAAAACCGACAACTGGGCGCATGGTCTTGATTGACTATGTGCCCGCAAAAGGACAATTAGATTAAAAATAAGACATATTATGAAACTTAAATCATTTGAAGAGGAATTTGCCTCGCGCAATCCTGACCGCACACAGATTCTCCGCTATATGCGCGAAGCTCTGGGAACAGATGAAGTAAAATGGAAAGACCTCAACACACGTAATATTACAGAAATACGTGACCACATCTGTGACACCGTCGCAGGAAACTCCGCCTGCACTTATCTCGCCATTCTAAAGGCATTTCTTGACATCTACAAGGACGATGGCGTTATCCCATGCAAAGATTTTATACGATACCTGAAAAGCAGGAGGGTGCCTTCTGAACAGGTTGTCCTCAGCGCAGAGGAAATTGACTGCATAGAAAAGTACGTCCCGAAATCTGAACATGAGCAGTGGGTAAAGGCGCAGTTCCTCTGCGAATACTACTGCATGGCTCGCACATCCGACATCCAGGACATCAGCGAAGAAAACATCGAGGATGGCTTTATAAATTACGTGTCGAAGAAAACAAAAACGCAGACTTCTGTACCACTGCACCGCAACTTTCTCAAATACCTCTCGCAGAGAGGTGAGACGCTGAAACGCGCATCATATAATCGCATAATCAAGCGTATCTGCAAGAATGTCGGCATTACACAAGATGTAAAATTATTCTATCACGGGAAATACATCAAGAAACCGAAATACGAGTTTGTAGGCTCGCATACAGCACGCAGAAGTGCAGCAAGCGAACTCGCACGGCGTAATGTTCCTATAGCAACTATCAGTCAGTTGATGAACCACAACGGGCACATTACTACGACACAACGCTATATCTTCGCAGACACCAGAAATCTTAATGAAAATGCGATGTCTTTCTTCAATTGAGAAAAAAGCATTACTTTTGCTAATGTTTGTGAGTTTATTGCTGAAAATATGACACGTGACGGATATACATTGCAGACAAAAGAAACGTTTATTAAAGAATTTAGAAAATATATGGAGGACAAAATATGAGGATTCGTAAAATAAGGTATGTGGCAGATAGTTGCCCATTAAAAAGAAAGAATTGTGACACTTGCCAATATTGTAATGGCATAGAGAGTAGTGGTAAAGTTTATTGTTATTACGGACATAAAGAAGAATAATTAACTATTGTATAAATATTTATTTTAACTCAAAAAAAACAAAACCTTATGAAGAAATTTTTATTAACAGCATTGTTATGCACCGTTCTTACTGGGGCTTATGCACAAAATTACAAAAACGACGGGAAACCTTATGCTTTCTTTTGCCAGATTGTCGGAGAAGAAAACCTGGTAGGGCAATTAAGGATAAAAGTCCTATGGGATAACAAAAAGACCGAGCAGAACATGCGCGACGAAAAAGGTCAGAAGATTGAGTTCGGGTCTATGACAGATGCCCTTAATTTCTTTTCAAAGAGAGGGTGGGAGTATGTCGACTGCGCATTCTTTGGAAGTAAAGGCAATTATGCCATTCATTATCTGATGAAGAAAATGGTTACATCTGACGAAGAAGCCAAGGAGGGCCTTTATTTCAAAGGAGAGAAATAAATTCAGGCAAACAAAAAAAATAGGGAGGACAGCTTTGCAACTGCCCTCCCTTCAACAAACACCTAAATTTGTTCTTTAACACACAAAAACACGTCAAAACGGTATATCTACAAGTATATCTCTCCATTTATATGGTCTGACGTGCAGACTTTTGTCAAACCATTTATGATACATTGACATCATACGAGAACACCCGATCGGATTTCTTCTCCAAAGTTCTAAATAGCCAAGATAGGCATAAAGAAAATCATAGTCGTGTTCAAAACCGAGCCATCCTATTATTTTGTCAGCGTCTGCAGCAATGAAGTTCACCGGCACAAATGCCTTTAACAATTGTATCATTTCCTTTGAGAGCGGACATCTCAGGGCGGATGGAGGAATATCCCACAATCCGAGCCCAATGCCGTCTGCGGCGCCGAGAATAAGTCTGAGCATCCTTACACGAAAAGGGTCATTAGTATGTGCCAGTTCTCCGATTGTTACCATAACATCGTAGCCGTCGCCCAGAAAGAAACACCCAAGGCTTTCCGGATGATAAGATGTTTTTTCGCCGAACCAGTTGCATAACGCCAGCTTTTCCCATAGAGCGTTCATATATTGAGATATTTTCCAATTCTCTACACCCCCGGTCATTTTGGTCTGGGATTCTCCGAGAGAGAGTGCTACAAACTCTCTCCTGTAGAACCATTCCCAAGGATGTTGACCCAATAGTTCCTGATATTCGCTAATAGCACTAAATTCTGAGTCTGTCTTAATCTGCAATGCTGCGAATGCGGCGATTTCCTTATCCCTTTGCTCCGAGTAATAGGACGGGAGGATAAACATTGGGTACGCAGGGAAAACATGCCGTTTCTTATACCTTGCGACAAGGTTGTATAGCCACTCTCGGAAATAAAATGAAAACTCTACGAAGAATGCCTGTGTGATACGCTCTCTATGTTTCGCTTTTTCCTGGAGCCGCAGCGCATGTTCTATTTTTTTCTTTTCGAGTTTAGATCCTTTCATACAACAATGTATATTTTCCTTGCTCTATAATATATTTCTTTATTGATCATTTATTCTTCCTAAAATTCCAATTAGCGTTTATTGGTGGCAACGTTTTTTCTTCTTGCTTTCGCCCTTGATATATGTTTCCGCATTTCCTTTGATATTCACACATTCTTAAATAATCAACTATATTTGCCATCTGGTCAAAAGAGATAGGAATATCAGTTTGTATGCTATCTTTCGGCTCAAATTTTGCAAGGAAAGCAGAAGGTTCTTGTGAAAAAACTTCATGTGCATCCATCCCTAAGATTTCTGCAATTTTATATAATTGTTCTCTCGTTTTTGCTTCTAACATAATGATTCGTTGTTTTTTTCTTATCAAGTGCTAAATTTCCCAATTCTTCAATTTCTTTAAGTGCCTTTTCTACATGAGGTGGGTGTTTTTGTTTTATATCCACAAGATTTCCTTGTTTATCTTGTGTGACAATAATATTAGGGATTGCGTTATCAATTACTTGACAACGTAGTTTTGCAAAGTAATCGGCAATTTCACGATGTTTCTCTATTCGCTTTATAATGTCCCATCTTTCTTCTATCTTGTATTCATTCATCTTGCAGTATCATAATCTTTCAATTTTTCGTCTATTGCTTTTAATGTGCTTTCTATCTTTACTTTTGTGCCTTCAAGCCATCCTTTGACTTCGCACAATGCAAGGTCCTGTGCCTTATAAGGGTCACTTTCGTAATAATCTTCACCCACATTGACAGAAGCCTTATATCTTCCAGCTTCATCTTGCCAATAATCCAAATCGCAATCAACGGAAAAGCCTTTTCCTAAATGGTGAGCATATTCTTGTGTCTTATTTTTCATAATCAAATATTTTTAGTAATCTCATCTAAACCTTGTATGAATTTCTTTATTTTTCTTCTCCAATACCACCTTGTCAAAAATGTCGCATTGGCAAAATGTATAGCAAGTTCAACAAACTTTTCTGAAAGTGTCCATCTTACTTCTTGTTTGAGATTTCCTAATATGCGTTCATAAATTTCTGCATTATCCTCCATGCTTTTGCTAACAGCCTCAAAGGCAGATGCAAGTTCTTCGGCAGTTTGTTCGCTAAATTCTTTGAAAGATTCTTTATCATTAATAGTTTTGTTTAATTCATCCATAATCAAAATTTTTCTTTGTAATATTTTACCGCATCGTCCAAGTCCTGCTTTAATTTTTTCAAGTTGGCTATTTCTTTTTCACTTAGTCTTGGGCATCCCATGAGCCAAGATTTCAAGTTGATGGTGTTTTGGTTAAATTCATAGGCGAAGGTATTGTATTCCGACCATTTGAAATATTCACCAATACTTACGTTTTCTTCCACACAAGTGATGATTTCATCCATTCTCAATGTTTCCGTGTCAAGGAAGCAATAAACCTCACCTACCGCATTTCCAGCCCACCAACCACTATCTTCTCCCAATTCCCACATCTTTTCCAATTCTTTGACATAGGCATTGCAAGCCTTTTCGTAGTTATTTCTGAGTTCTTGTTTATTCATTTTTGCAGATCTATTTTATTATATATTTATCCGGATTATCTTTTATCTTCCTGAGAACAGCATTTGCATCCTCAAGACGATCAAAATAAGCTACGTCCAATTTATGTTTTCTTAATGATACAGAACGTATGGATTGATTTTCTAAAAAATCGGAAATTACACAATATGACCAGTATGAAGTGATTCCCCGGAAATCAAGGTATCTTTTTCTAAAGCCGAATAAAGATGTTCTTACCAGGTAGTAAGCTTTTCTTTCTACAATTTCTTTGCCGAATATGTTTTTATGCTTTAATTCGACTGTTTCAATTTTGAGTTTCATCGGGTTTTACTATTTTGTAGGTTATATCTAATTCAATCTGTGAAGTACATTCCTGGTCCATGATATTATTAATATCTTCCCAAATCATTTTGCCAAGAGTCTGTATTTCCTCTTCCTTTTTGGCAACCAAAAATTCAGTTTCACCTAAGTCACCGGAATACCATTTGAAGGCACTTCCATTGTCAACTTGTTCAATTTCAATTTTTACTTTTTGTTCCATAATCAGAATTTCAAGTTTAGAAAGTTTATTTGTTCTTTGGTGAGCCATGTTTCATAGTTCAATGGTTTCCAGAATGTAAAGAGCATTTTGTTATAAGATAAGGAATTGTGTATATCTTCCCATGTCTGTTGTAATTGCTCATAATACTTTTGATTTTCTAAAGTAAAGTTTTCACCTGGGATTGCATCTAAGAAACCCATGCAAACATTATAGCTTTTGTGATTGATACCTGTTACAAAGTTATATACCAAACAATTCCTTATGCCGATAATTGTTGCTCCGATAATTAGCAATAAGCCAAGTACAATAAAAAACATCATACCAATTGTTTTATTTGAAGTGTTATTTGCGCTGACCTTTCTTTTATTGGAACAAAGTAAATATGCTTTACAGTCCAATCAGCATATTTTATACTACGTGGTGCGCCTAATCTGAAATCACTAAGCCAAATGGATTCATACTGATAATCATTATCTGTACTATCGTCTATTTCCAATTCAATTCTTGCATCTTCATCTGATATAAATCTAAGAAAATTTCTAAGTGTCATAATTATTCATCTTTTGTTGTTCTTTTAATGCCATGCCATACTTAATAGCATCATTGTAGGTAGGTAGTCTGTGTTCTTTTTCAATGATACTTGTTGCAAAGTTTATTTCTATTTCAGCTTCTTCTTTTGTCTGTTTGTCACAAGCGGCAAGTCGATTCTTTTCAAATTGTTCAAATTGCCATTTTGCACCAGCCTTGAAAGCCTGTCTTTTACCATATACCGATGAACACTCGTCAACCTCTGGGGCAAAACCTATGTAAGTGTTAACAGCTTCTTCCAACTTCTCGTTTACATGCTCTTCTTGCACCTCTTTCACTTCAAGTGTGTCAATGAAGTCTCTTACTATCCCTAATATTTCGTACTCAAATGTAGCATCGGCTCTTTGACGGCCACTTAAAGGGATGGCGCATACACCCTTCTTAATCTCATCTCGCCAATTATTTATCTTTGACACTACATCGGTTTTTTTGATATACTGTTCCATAACTATAAATCTTAACCGATTGCAACTAATATACAACTAAGATAATTAGCAATAGATACAAGTTCAGGAATGTCTTTATACTGTTTCTTATCACCTCTGCAAAGTGCTTGAGTTATATTGAAAGTGTTGTATTTCCAATTATCGGGATTGTTAAAGAACTCACATTTAATGCTCAGTTCAAAGAAATCTTTATCTTTCAACCACTGCTCCCTTTCATTGTATGCTTTTTCTCTGCGCTCTCTTTCTTCTTCAGATGAAGAATTACTAATAAGAGTCCACAAAAGATTGGCCGCAATTTGTTTATTCAGCTTATCTACTCTCTTAGAAAGCAGAATATCATACTCTTCTTTGGTTATTACTTTCCACTTACCATCATTTCCTTGTGTTCTAAAAAGGTTAATATCAACTTTTTTACCCTCTGGAGTTATAACATAGAATATACCTTCTGTGTCAAAGTCACCATGTTTTTTATCTGCCAAAAAAGTCTGCGCATATATTTTATACTTACCGTTCTTTGGCATATAAGGCATTGTAATTGGAAACATTTCATCTATAAAACCGGTCCATGAGCAATAAGTATCTGAGGGTTCTTCAATATTGATGTAGTATGCCCTGTCTATATCGTGGTAAGACACTTTTCCATCAAGTGTTTCTTCACGGAAAAGACTACTCATTCTCGGACATTGAATATCAGACTTTAATCCTCTTTCTTTTAGATACTCTGTTGGCTCTAAACTTTGCACCTCTGTACCATTTGCCCTGACAAAGAAATCTTCATCAGTAATAGGGGTAAGAGGTTGCCCTTCCATAAGTCTTATAAGAATATTCTTTGTAAAATTAAAACTACTACCACTATGGTCGTCATCGCATAAACTTTGGTACGCTTTAAGCGCAGATTTGTAACAACTACAACCATAATCCCAATCCTTTTCGTTGTCAAAATCGAACTTGGGATTTTCTCTCTTGCAGGCTATTCGGCATTCCTGCTCTGCCCAATCTAACATACTCATACCTTATCTCCTTTCTGTGCTTTGAATTTATCCAATAATTTATCCAATGCCATATAGTATGATTCCTTAATACTTTTTGCTTCCTTTGAATCTGGATCAACTCCCATTTCTTTAAGAGTATCGTCAATGCTTGGTATGCTGACATAAGAAGATTTGTATCTAAGACCAAGTTCAAAGAAATATTTAGCACATTTTTCTATATCTTCATACAAAACATTTTCAAATTCCTTAGATGCTTCGTTATTATACCATTTATCAATTTCTTTATCCAAATCATATTCTTTCACTTCAAGGGTGTCGAGGGAATCTTTTATAAGATTAACGACTTCAATATGAGCAGCAGCCAGACATTCGTGCATATTACCCATTGGGTTTAGATTGCAGTTCTTTTGCAAGCCCCTTACTATTTCATCTATCACCGCCACTACAGCGTCTTTGTCTATTAGTTCCATAATTCTATTCCATTAACTCATGAATATAACTATAGCATTTGTCCCACATCTCTTTTTCAAATTGCGCTCTGTCGTTTTTACTCCATTCAGCAACTTCGTTTCTTGAAACCTCACTCCAACGTCCATTCAATACATTGTTGATATAGAAGTTTGTCATTGCTTTCATGGCATCGACATTATGTCGATACCTTTTGCTCGTATATTCCTTCCACAACTGCTTAATGTCTTTCTTGCTTTGTGGTAATCTAAATTTAATTGTCTTCATAATCATTCCTCCATATACTTTTTGAAATCATCAATAACCAATTTTTCACTTAAATTTGTATGTTCGTTAATCCATTTTGCAGCTTTTTCAATAAAAACATCTTTGCGACTATACTCAATGTCATCGTCTTTACACTTCTCTGTAAAACCATAAAGTACTGAATCACTAAAGTCATCATTAGTATCTACATATAATTTCTCTGGCGCTTTCATAACTATCCCTCATCTATTATTGTTAATTCATACGTTTTGATTTTTACACCACCGATGTCTGTGAGTACAGGAGTAAATGTACAATACATAGGTTCTATCCATTTATCTGTTGTCAATCGTTCATCTTGAAACTTTACTGGGGTTCTGACTTTCCCTATGGGTGCATCCCCATGTTCGTTTAGCATTTGTCCCAATCTACCATAAAGGTCACTTAGCATCATATAATGTTTCATAACTTTATCCTCCTATTCTATCTTTGAGGGATTTTAGATGACTTATAATATCATTGACATTAGATGGAATTTTTGCCAAAGTCAATGTTGACAAATGGTTCAACTCATCAAGAAGCATACATGCCCTATCAATCCATATTTCAACCTCCTTACTCCACTCTTTTTTGGTTGTGCATTTTGCTTCACAAGCAACTCTTTTTTTGATGGCTTTAAGCCAGTTTATTTGTAGCATATCAATCTCCGCACCTCTAATAACATCTGATATTATTGTCCTAAGTATGTTTTCATCCTCTTCGCTCCACTCTTGTTTTGGTTTCACTCGGTCTTTGAGGAATTTAAGAAAATTCATTTGATTATCAGTTAACGCTGCATCCTCTTGTGTAACTTCAAGTTTTGCAATTATAGCATCATAATAATCTTCGTCCTCTTTACTCCAAGCAGGCTTCTGCATATCTTTTATTCTTTCTTTTAATGAAAGCATATAATCTACATTTGGATCTTCATTATGAACATTTATAAGTCTGTCATATATCCACTGAAAAAATTGTTGATTAGGAGTAATATAATTATGTGCTATAGACTCTATCTTATCAGTAGATTTCTGCTCATCTTCGCAAGTTTTTGTAGAATTAGCAAGAATTTGCGAGTTTTGCTTTTCTAAATGTTTGAAAAGTTGCTTATCCAACAAAATATCAACCCCATTATCCCTTGCACACATACCCCAAGTATGATCATTATATTTAAAAAATACACCACTATAAGGATTGGGTTCACCTTGTTCTTCAAGCCAAGTACGATATTTATCTATTCTTTTTTGGTAGGTAGGCAAAGTATTGCCTTCATTATCTACTTCATCGTCATTTGGTATAATATATGCAATTTGTTCGAGGAGCTCTTTCCTTATTTTCTCGTCTTTTGATTCACATAGTTCAGGGAAGTAGTGTTCTGCATCTTCTTTCATTGCACCTTCCATTGTAGGATATAAATTTTGCATCCATACCAAAGCCTTTTCATATCTTTCTGCTTTTTCTTCAATAGTAAGTTCTTTCATAATTGTTTATTTTTTATATTATTTTTAGCAACAAACATATTATATCTTATTTGTTTTTTATTATATGTTCACAAAATAACATTGCTAAATAGCATCCAAGAAAGTTTGTAGATGCCTGTACTGAAATGGCTATCCATAAATCTACCTCTGATATGAACTTAATTACCACAGCAGAAAATGTATAGCAAATACAGTTGGAAAGAGAAGCAATAAATTTTCCGGACTTAATAACCAATATACTTCGTACTATATGAAGAAATACATTGATTAGAGAAATTAAGATATATGTTATAATCACAGCAAATTAAGTTCATTCAACTTTAATATGAGTTCTACACAAGCATCAACAAAATGCTCATATCTATCAGTTTCTATACTTTCAAAATCCCCATATAAAGAATGGTCTTTATATTCAAGTTGATACAAGTCGTCATCTTTGTAAATTTGTAAATAATATGAATTACCATCATCATCGCACAACTCATAGGGGATTTGTTCAAGTAATGCTGATAAACTCCAAGATGGGATGTCATCTTCTTGTAGATGGAAGAAATCTGTTTCATAATTGGGAATAACTAATACGTGTTTAGTACCATTCATATAGTACATGTCAGCACTTTCAAGTGGCAATATTTCAGCCAACCTCTTTGACTGATTTATGTCTGTATAACTCTTAATTGTTGTCATAATTTTTTGTTATATTTTTATTTTTTATATTCAAAATGGTCTATAGTGCTGTTACAAGCAGAACCAATTATATTTGGGCAAAACTTTTCCAACGAACAATCTTTGCATCCACCTCCATGGTTTACTGGTACATGGCTTGCCCCATTAATTAATATTTCTATTTCCATAGTTTTTATTCATTTTTATATATTATAAAACAATCACTTTTTCTGTAAGGTCTTGCGGCTACCAAAACTTCTCCTTCGTTAGTATCGAATAATGTAGTTGCATAGCAATAAGATTTACCATTGGCAGATATTTTGCCTCTTCCTATTGCTTGCTTGACACATTCCAATGCCAATGTAGGAGAAATATTGTCCCTAATATCCAGATGTATTTTCATTTCACTTTACTTTGTGGCAATTATTCCATGTATCTTCAATTGCTTGATGATAACCAGCAAGATAATGTTGTTCTATTTCTGAAATTGCCCTATTTGTAGGTTCATATTTATTTCCTGTTGTTTCTTCCAATTCTTTTACGATGCCCTCTATTGCTTTGGAAGCATATTCTTTTGCTCTTTCCTCTGGTGTCATAATTTCTCTTTTTAATCATACATTCCTTTAGGTGCTTCTAATGCAAGACCTTTCTCAATCATGTGATAAATATCAAACATACGTTTATTTAATTCTTCGATATACTTTTTACAAACTTTTAAATTGATTATATTACATTCAACACCTAATAAAAGATTACCTTCATTATCAATATCTCCATGAATATTAAGTAATTGAAGTATATCCCTTTTTTCTTCTTCAGTCATACTTGACATTGAACGGAGGTAAGGCTTAAATTTTTCGTCATTTGAATATTCTAAAAAATGACTAAAATCATCAATAGTATTAATCTTAATATCTACATTATCACTATATCTATGGACAATAAATCCATAAGACAATCTTATATAAAGATTTTTAAGTAGCAATTGTTTTTGTTCTTCTTCCATTTTATTTTTCTTCAATTAATTCTTTATTCTTAGAATCCCATTTATATCCTTTTTCTTTTAATTTAGAAAAGAAAATATTTTTCTCATTTTTAGTAGCTAAACGAGAATTATTATTAATAAGCCAACATTTATCAGTTATTTGTAAATTTCCACTTATATCTATTCCTGCAAATGCAATAAGAAAATTATAAGATGTATCTACCCACTCTTTAAATAAAATTGTTATTTGTCCGGATACTATAATATCACCTATTTTCGCATCTTTTAAATCCCAATTTTTAATCCAACCCTTTTTCCTATCAAATTTTATATTTTCTTTATAAAAATCTTCTACTCCTTTTCTATGTATAAATGAAGGCTGTAAATAGTCATTATCTTTCCAATGTTTATTTGGATAATGAACACATTCAGCTATTTTGTCCCATATAGCAATAGTCCAAACATTATACTGAAGTATTAATTGAGCCATACATTCATCACATTCTTTATCTGAAAAGAAATTCTTCGCTTCTTCCTTATTGTATGTGAATTCTACTTTATTATTTATAAAAGATTTTACAAATAATCTATTTTTATTTTCCCAGGCTCCCATATAAGTATGAGCTAAATTACCCTCATACCCATCTTCCTGCTTTAGACATACTACTATTTTAGCCATAAATTCTTTATTTATCTAAATTTTATTTTTCGTTTACAACAAGGACATATTATAATTATATTTCTTTTAAAACCTGCAGTATCTCCTTGCTTAGAAGTTGAAAGATAAGCTTGTGCTCTATCTTCCATCTATCCCAATCCGCAGTTTTAAGAAGTTCGGGATTAGCCAACATTCCTTGCATGGCTGCTATTGCTGCCTGTATTCTTACTCCTTGCCATTCATCTGGAAGTTGTATTATGTGGTTTTGAAACTCACATTCTTTTTCTCCGTCAGATGTCCTGTAGTGGCAATCCATTGTGCAATCCTTGCATTTCATAACCTATTGTTCTTTTCGTTCAAATAATTCACAAGCCTTTGTCGATGGCTGTACACTATAATTGTAATTTTTCTTGCCATAAGTCCTGACGGCACAATGATAAAAATTAAATCCTTTTGGATGTAGAGTACAATGCTTGCAATTCCTGCACCTTAAAGCAGTTTTCATTTCTTCTTCCTTTTGCGCTTTTACAAGTTCTGCTCTTCTTTTCAATTCTTCTTTAAGTTCTTTTGTCGTAAAAGCATTAAGTACAAGTTTTCTAATTGATTTCAACATAATCTGTTTATTTTATTCTAATTACAATTTGTAGGAAGTGGAGGATTCGGACCTCTCCTTTGCTTGTAATTGATATTCATCTCTTACATTAGCATTGTGCTACCCATTACACCGCATTTCCCTTTTAGAAAGTGGCACAAATATATAGGCAAAAGTTTCCAAAGTTTCAAAGTTCCTGACCAAAAAGTTGGCGGTACTTGCAGGTGTCGAACCTACTCCATTGCCTACTATACCATGCCACTTATACCTTTCTACCTCTGAAGGAACGTGTTTCAAAGACAATCTTTGTCATCATTTCATTAAATCTGTCTGCAATACGGTCTTTGTATTTTTCACGGATCTCCTGCGGACGGAGATTGGTTGATACTATTGTTAATAGTTGTTCGTCATACCTATACGATAGTAATTCAATTACAGGGTTAATAACATTGCCATAACTCAATACCTCCATAGGCTCAACTCCCAAATCGTCTATAGCAAGCATCGGCTTGGTCATATAGTTCTTAAACGTTTCGTATTTTTCTTTGCTTAGCCTTGCCAGCTCTCTTGCGTTAAGCAATGAAATGCCGCAAATACGACCATAATCATCCTTGATGTTTAGAGAGTTTATCAAGGTTTGAATAGCTTTGACAAGTGTAGTCTTCCCATTCCCAGGCATACCGCATAAAATAAGTCCAGGCGTTTTAGGCGAATGTAACCACTTTGATGCAATGTCTATATATTTTACGGTCCCGTCGTCATTGATATAAGTAAGGTGTCTATAAGCGACTTCGGCCATGTATGAAGCCGTAAGCAAGTCTCTCACTTGCTCTTCCGTATAAGGGATCTTAAAAAACTCCTTCGTAGTCCTCTGATGTAGTAGCCGTGACATCAGTTCCTCTACGTTTATCTTTTTGTCTTTGTCTATCTGTAACATCTTTTTCTATGTTTAGTTGTATTCTCAGCCAATTGCAGAAATGTCTCTTTATCTCTCTTAAATACTTATGTTCTGTACCCTCGCAATCAAGGTCAAGTGCGAATGCATCGATTTTTTTGATGATATATTCAGATGATACTGAAAATTTCATTGCCATCTGTTCAATCCATATTTGCGAATGTTTCATTTCGTCAATAAAATCTATATCGTCAGGCTCATCCATGATAGGTCTCGCTAATGTAACTTTTTCCCCGCGAATTAAATCCGCACTCGTATTGTCGTTATATGCTGGTTTGGCTACATTGTTTTCAACATTGTCATCGCAGACATATTTCCCGTAATTGCAAATAGTCAGGATAGAACTATGCCTGTATACAACATGTCTTGTAATCATGCCTTCGCTTTCAAGCCATTTCAGGAATTTTATTGTGGTTGGACGGCTTATTTTCCATCTTGCAGATAAGAAGGAAGCTGATGCAATCATCTGCCCACGTCGCACTGCTATCAGATGCGTGTCTTGTATAACATGCTTATATTCGGTGGCTGCAAGAAACAGCAAGTCGGACCATCGTTTAAGATACTCCGGATTACTCCATATTAGACCTCCTGCGATTTCATCACTAAGTTTAATAAACATGCTTGTAAAATAATTCCTTTATCTTTTGTTTCTGTCGATATAAGATTTTCTTACTTCGTACAAAGAAGAAATAGGGTCATCTTTGAACAGATTGAACGGGCAAATCGGTATGCTCATAAATGTAAGCCATAACTCTTTATTAAGTTCCTTTATCTGAAACTTTTCGTTGGCATCCCCTGTAATTCTCCTGTACTCTTTCTCTATTCTCTTCTTTCTCTGATGCTCTCTCCATACTTTCATACGGAGAAATAGATTTGCATTGCTCATATTGTTAAATATTTTTATTAACATCTCTCATTCTGAACGCTACGGAAATAACACGCGATACCTTCTCCCGTTTCACGTATTCTTCTATTTCTGTGTATTTTATATTATGCCTAAATTTTGGCAATATGGAATACTTGTATTCTTTGTGTTTTTGCCGCAATGTGTCGAAACATGCGTTAGCCTCGTCATAAGACATCAATATGGCTTCATCTGAATAATTTTTAAGGCTTATTTCCCCATTTTCTGTGTTAAAAAATTTCGTTTCCCCAGTGCTACATGATGTGCATAAAATCATGAACATCTGCGACAAGAGTAAATTCTTCCATGTAATGTATATGGTTTCAATGTACGCTTTCACATTTTTTGTTGCCCGAATTGTTTTTAACGTATCTTCAGCGACGGACTTGACGGCCATAATCAAAGCTTCATCTATATCTATGGAGAACTCTGCCGTTCCTTTTCCTCGCCTTGATGTGTAGAATCTCCCTTTGTTATCTACAATTACAAAGAATTGGTTGAAGCTTTTCTCTTCATAAAATTGGCGCAAGTCGCAAAAAAGTGTAGTAACCTTTTTATTACGTACAGTTTGCATTATGCATTCTGGAATTTCTTTAGATAGATACAAGGCATCAAAAACATTGAACGTTAATTTTGTCCTATTCCTCAATATTCCTTTTCCAACATCTTTTACGAATCGGATAGCATCAACCTTTTTTCCGTTCGTTATTTGGCATATAATCTTTCCCATTTGTTTCGTCTTTGACAATTATCGTATTTTCCATGAAGTCTGGGTTGTTCCGTCGCGCCTCATCCATACACGATTGTATGTAAGACCCGTCTGCGAATTTCTTCTGCATATTCAGGAACGCTTCATCTGTTTCTTCGGTATTAGTCTTTATATTGATGCCTTCATAGAGCACATCGCACATTCTATTCCATTTCAAGAATATATCACCTACGCGATACTCTTTGAAATCAGAGGAAAAGTCTCGTCCAAATTTCTTTTTACACTCTTCCATTACTCCGTCATATTGTTTCACACTCATTTCAAGAAGGACTCTGGCACATTCTACGTATGAGTACAATTCTGACGAACACAATGCGGTTTTGTCTAATTCATTCTTTATCGCAGATCTAAACTTTGCAATGTCTGGGGCGGCTTCATCTATAATATGGTCAGAATAGTCAAGCCAGAATGACTTGTTAATCATATTGCTTTTTAGCTCTTGCTCCCGTATTAGCGCAGCTTCTATAGCCTGATTACAGTGTTTCTTGACGGTAAAGCGGAAAATCTTCTTATTTGTCCTCAAGTGGTATAATGCAGAGTACATCTCATTGAAGGCTGAAATGACTGCAAGGCTTACCCCGAAATCAACTACGCGCGACACCCATTTGAGACATTCAAGTTCTTTCTCGCTATAATAGAATACTTTTTTTGCCATTTTTTCAGAATAATGTAGGTTGCTGTTTCTCGTTTTCTAATCTTTTCTTGCCAAGGTTGAAATAATTCTCGTCTTTTTCAATGAGGATGTATCTTCTTTTCTCCCGTATGCAAGCCACTCCTGTTGACATACTTCCGGCACAGTTGTCAAGTACGACATCGCCATCGTTTGAATATGTCCGTATCAGCCAATGCAGGAGTTCCACAGGTTTCTGTGTCGGATGGATGCAGCATTTTTCCTTTGGGAAGTGCAGAACACTCATCGGGAAACCTTTTCCTGTAGGTCTTACGACCTTGATGTGGGCATAGTCATAAGTCGCTCCGACTTTTTGTTTTATTTCTTTATATTCTCCGTAGAGTCTGTTTGTTACCTTGTGTTCTCCATTTCCGCGAGGATGAGTGTCAACATTTCTCCACTGCGGATTATATACGCATTGCTTGCGATAGAATACACATATATCTTCATGACTTCGCATAGGCATACGATTGGCATTGAGGAAACCTGTTGCACGACCTTTCTCCCAAACAAGATTGTACTTCCACAACTTAGGATTTGACATCATAAGTTGTGCTGTAAACATTCCTTGTGCGAAAAGTACAATCGCTCCATTGTCCTTGATAATGCGCTCGTATTGCGCCCACAATGGCTCAAACGGAATTATTCTGTCCCATTGGACGTGAGGATTGTTTTTGTGGAGAACTTCGTATGGCAAATCGCACAATATCATGTCAACGCTCTTGCTCTTAATCGTTGGCATAATATCAAGACAATCACCGCAAATAATCAGATTATCCGGCTCTTTCATCGTTAACTCTATCTCCTATGCCTATGATGAATACCGGTCTGTCTTCAGGAGCTCCCCAGCAAGGCTTGCCGAAGCCTATTCTCATGCCTGTTATCTTGTATTTCATTCTCCGCGTAGTATATCCATAACCAAAATCGACAAAATCATAATCTTTGTATTTGAACAAAGACGATTGGATCATGTGTACAAGTTTGTTGTAATTTTCTTTTCTGCAATAGAAACTCGCGACATTTTCATCAATTTTTTTTAAGTACTCTCCTTCATCGTTCAATTCAATGAGTCTCTTGAACCAATACGGAGTCAAATCCCGATACTCTTCCGGCTTGACACCTTCTTCTATCATTATGTAGTATTTCGCAAAAAGCGGTAAGTGTAGTGTTTTATTGTTCTTTTTCATTTTGTCTTTTTTTTATTTGATGATGCGTGTGTCATCCTTCAGAACTCTATATGCCATTTTCTCCGGTTGAGCGACGGCCGTTTCTCCAGGACATACCGCCTGACTGCCGCCATGCTTATCACCGGCTTGTCGTCCTCATAATCAATGATGCTCCCAAGTCCCAACGGCATACGCATTGTGCAGATAAACATTCCGTCGTCACTCATTACATCGAATGTGAATTTCTGTATCATCACCTCAACCCGTTTATTATCTCTTCGTCAAAACCAGGCAGGAAAGGATTGCTCTCTTTTTCCTGTCTGAGTGCCAGCCAGCCGTCAATAGACTTGATGGCCTTGTCAAGTTCTTTCTCCAGCGCGAGAGATTTTTCCAGCGCGTCACGCTTGGCAAACACGTTTTCACGCGGTATGCCGTAATATGTCTTCTGTGCATTGCGCACACTGACCACGAGGTCATAAAATTCCTTTACTGTTACCATAAACCATTTATTGATTTGTTTCTCCTTTAACATTTATGAAATGGTACCCGTCACGCGCATTGCCGCTGTTTATGGCATTCCATAGTGACTTATACGGAATCTTGAAATGCTTACTGCATTCCCTTACCGATGAAAAGATTTCTCCTGTTTCTACGCATTTTATTGGCTGTTCCCAATACTTCTTAATTTTACTTTGTTTTTCAGGTATAAATTCCATTTTAATCGGCTTTGATGAAATTCCTGCCTTTAATTTTTCCAAACTGGTTGCCATTATTTTCATATTCATCTCTGATTTCGTCAAAAATTTCAATTCTTGCAAATCAAGCACTTTTATTTCGCAATCCCTGAAAGCTCTGCTATAACTGACAACATCTTCAATCTCGTCGGTGTAGAATGAATGGATGTATTTTTTTTTACAAAAGATGTATATGAGGTAGTTTTTCTCTATTTCAAACATGTTTTTGTGTTTTTTGTTTTCTCCAACTTTTCCAACACTGCGTCAGCGATTTGTACAGACATCAGTGCTACTTGCTCGGCCATCGTCGGCTCCGTAATAGAGCCGCCACGCAATAAGGTTTCTCTTATAGCCTCTATGCATTGCGGCATCGCCATTCCTGCAAGGAATGTACGCTTTTCCTCTCGCTTATATTTTTCGTGAGGAGGTGCGTCGCATCCTCCATAGATGTATACTCCATTGAAATTTACAAATTCAGGTTCGCATGTAAACAACATTTCTTGATATGCAGAAAAAACATCACTGCCTATTGGAATTTTTTTCTCTTTCATAGTATCGGTTAATAAAATATATACACGCTAACAACATACACGGCTATAATCCACAGAACTAAAAGGATCTCCTTGGCAGTCTGCCTTACGTTCTCTTTCATGATTTAGAATAAATTAAGTTGTTCAGGTTTTCGCTGTTTGTTTCCAGCGTTGAGTGTTTGTTCAATAAACAGATTCTTGAAAATATGGAACATGCAACTGACTACAATCGAGTTGCCCGCAAGTTTATAACAACTGCTGTTTGATACACCACTGTTCATAATCTTGTCGATGTCTTTGTCCTCCACATCCATCAGGCGAAATGCCTCGCGTGGTGTAAGTTTACGTATTCGCATCACAACAGGAAGTATGTCTTCACATAGCTGTATAGCCTCATTTCTCTCCAAAAACTGATAATTGCATATTTTGTAAATGGAGTAGTCGACTATTTCTTTAAGATAGTCAGTATGGCACCATTCGGCAGCTAAAATTTTCAGTCTTCTCTTTGTTTCATCCGTAAATGATACCGCTTTTTCTTCGCTGTGCTTAAATGCGTAAAGTTCCGGGAAAATTACCTTAAATACTTTTAGGCATTCATCTTGTGTATTCTCTATCCCGTACAACCTGCGGCAAGCACGATATACGATTCTTACTAACCTGTGAAAATTCTTATTTTGTTTCATATATAATTGATGTTACGTTAAAGTTTGTTAGTGTTCGCAATGTCGGAAAGACATCGTTGGAAAATGGTTCCATTGCCATTATCTCACCAAAGCCTTGACTTCCGCCCCGTATACTTGCACTGAATACCTGATTCAGATTTACCTCTGGGTTACTTCTCCTAAGTTCAATCTGTTTCATTTGCTATAATCAAAAAGAAATTATGTTGCCAACTTGATGTGGTCACTGCAGGACTTATGCCCTTTCGGTATTCAAATCCGTAGTTGAACCCTCTTGGATAAGCCTTGATGTAGATTAAGTCTCGGCTATTACCATAACTCCCATTTCGCGAAAGCCCTGCCTTGGTGCGATGATGTTGCCCGCATAGTGGTGGGCGGTTGTTAGTGTCACTGCACACCCGTCGACATCGGTGTTTATAAAGACAAACTGTTTCGTTCCTATCCATTTTTTCGTACTATTTTTCATATATTTCCGCGACCAAATTATCCTTATTTGTGAATGTCGTTATCGTTCCCATTATACGATCCCCAACTGTCATATATCTGCCTTGAAATGTTGCACCATCATCACCGTAAAGATGGCGGCGCAACCGCTCTTCGGAAGTCCTTATCCTGATTATACTTTTAGCATCAGTACACTTCATATAATAAAGCAACTAAATAGTCCTTTTGTACGCTTGATATGGCATTACTGAATCTGTCTGAGTTCATTTCAAGCATCTGCCGATGCTCGGAGGTATACCATTCCCCCTTGCTTCTGCCTCGTGACGCACAACTAATCGCTCTCATCCGCATACACTATCCAGTATCTTCCCAACGTTTCACTTGCAGACAGTGTCGGTTGTACTCCCATAGCAGAATATATCCTATTCGGCTGGCTATGTGTTCTGCTGAGAAATAAACTGCAATTATCAAATCTCAGTTTACCATCAAAATAACCGACAAAGACCTCTCTCTCTGATCGCGTCAGAAAATCACCGAATATACTAATCGCTTTCATACACCATCAAAATTTTCGTTTCAACACCGCTATGACAGCCAACGCACAAACATGGAGATATGCCTTTTTTATCATACACCAATCCATTCTGTTGGGAGTTATACACAAAGCCCGCAACTATTGGGTGGATAGCATCAAACCGTTTCATAAGCTACTGTTATTTTGGGCTGCCTATGACCGCCGCCGCTACTACAGTCAAGGGTAGGAGAGATACCGTATTTATCGTATACCCTTCCAGCTTGTGAATTGCTCGGGCTGAAGTACAGATAACCTATCTGCCGAACTCTATCAAAACGTTTCATATATCACGGCTATTTTGGGAGATGTATTCCATCCTCCGCCACTGAACGTAGTGATTGTATTTGAAATAGTTTTTTTGTGCCAGTTGTCAATCTCACCTTCGGCATTTCTCGACCACCCGTAGTAATCTATTTTGCACAGTTTAATTCGTTTCATGACAGCACGGAATTATAGGTTGAAGATTGCCACCTGCACTATAGTCTTTAATAGTAGGGGCTATGCCACTGGTGTCATAAACTCTCCTTCTATTCGGATTAATTCTTTTTGCAGAGTCAGTAAGATTGCAGATTTGCTTGATGTTACTCTGTTTCATATACTACAATCACACCAGTTGCTCCAAAACCATTTTTTTCTGGAAATTAATACGCCCCGTCTTGAAATAACTTGCCTTCAAAGTCCTGCATATACCATCAGACGCATCATTCAATGGTACAATACGTACTCTACTTAGTTTCAACTGCTTGCGTAATGAGTTTATTCCCATCATCGTATCTTGCTGTAATAGTTATATGAATACCTATATGGTATGCTTGGTTGTAACTATCCAGACATACCCCCACCCATAAATGGAACATTGCCGCTCTCAATAAGTCTTAATGCTCTTTCGCTTTTCATCTTATTAAGTCTCGATAACTTGCGTTACGTAATAATGGTTATAATGGTCAATTCTCGTCGTTACTGTAACGAACACATCATCGCGAACTTGTTGATTATATAAGTCAATGCATTGTCCCCCATGTAGCGCAATCTTGCCACTTTCAATCAGTTGCGACATTCTTATTCCGCCACTCTTACCTTTTTTCATAGATTTCAATCACTTTCTGCACTCTATCAGACATGGGGTTAGAAGGAATGGTAAACGCAACGTCCTTAATGCTGATGGAAGGTTTGTTTCTGTCGCCAACCAGTTCAAAAATCTTAAAACGTTTCATATACTACTCCAATAGACATTTTAGGGAAATGTGCGGTGCTTATCCAGTTCGCCGGCCATTGTGTTTCATACACTGCCGTAATCGTCGGAGATAAACCATCTGAGGTCGTCGGTAGTCCGATACGTCGGATGGGGGGTAAATCTATTCTGCCTCATATATATACATCCAACAGCCTTTCGGATAGTGCTTAAGAGTTATATAATCCTTTATTGCTGCGAACTCATACCTTGTATTCAATGTTGGAAAAACAGTGTCCTTGCAGACATTCTGAGGCTTAATTCTACTGAGCAATAAAGAAGTTTTCAAAATCCTCGTTTTTTTCTTCCGGAAGTTTATTCTTTTTGTCATCCTCTTCGAGACTTTTCCTGCAAAATCTTGCAAGCATTTCGTCAGAAAGAAAATACCTCTCGTCAACGTCTTCTTCTAAACAATCGGCAAGGCAAAGTTCAAGTGGAAAAGGCTTTGGAAAATCATAAGATGGATCTGGTTCGTCCAGTGTCCTCAATACAGACACGCAAAATACTCTTTCTCTGTTTTGCGGAACACCATAGTGTTTTGCATTGAGTATCTGCCAGAAATTTGCATATCCATACTTTTCAAGCAATTTCAGCCACTCGTTGAAATACGGCATGAATTTCTTTTGTGTCAGAGCCTTTACATTCTCCATGAGCAGATATTTCGGGCGCTTGATGTCGATGGCTTTTTCACACTCCCAGAGTAGGCTCGACCTTGTCCCGCTACCTTTTGCCAGTCCTGCCTGACGTCCAGCATTGGAAACGCTTTGGCAGGGGAAAGAAAAAGTAAACAAATCGAAATCAGGCACATCCTGCCACATTATCTTAGTAATGTCTCCGTAATTCTTACTCCCGTCAGGGAACAATGCTCTATTTGCGATGACGGCAGGCTGATTGTCTATCTGCTGTTTGCTTTCAGGGTCAAATTCAGCCCATCCTACTCTCACAAAGTCAAAATTGGGATATGTTTCTTTGAGCCTTTTTAACGCTAATGCCTGGCTTGAATAGCCCGCAAAAGCTTCAAATACCCGTAATGGGTTCTTTTTATTGTATACCATTGTTTTATGTGTTACATTACTAAGATAATGATTCATTCTTGTGGTCCGGGGAAGCATCGAACTTCCCAATACCCTTTGACGGCGTAATCTTAAAGCTTGGATGTGAGGGTACTATTTACGGGAGTCGAACCTAACGACCTCACTTGCTACCGAGACTATATCCGCACTTCAAGTTAATAGTACGATGCGCAATCCGTCCGTTTCGGACCATAAGAGCCGCACGCTGACTATGTCCTGCTTTCACTCCTCCCGTACATCAATTCCGGGACTTGGCTATGCGGCTCTCGCCGTCTTTCCGGCTGTCATGTTATGATGATAGAAAAAACGAAGGTTTTTTGCGATGTGCAAAGTGTTAAAATGGGGCATCTTCAGATTCTTCTCCTTTTGCACCAATAGGAGCCGCCGTTCTTTCGGGAATGTCCTGCTTGCTTTCTGCATGGATTACTCTATAGCAGGAAATTCTCGGGTACCATCTGTTATTGTATTCGTTTCCGTCAATATCAATGAATACTGTGAGTTTATCTCCAACACTGATGTTAAAGTTTTTAATTCTTTCCTCACCGAATACCTCAAACGGGACTTTCTTTGGATATTGTCCCTCCGTTTCCAAAACGAAAGTTTGTTTCACCCATGAGCTTCCTCTTTGTGACACACCGCTTTCAGCAGGCATCACGGAAATAATCTTACCTTTAATTTCCATATTTGTTATACTTTTTGTTTATTATTTTCTATCCGACAGAATCGCGTCTACGAGTTCGTCAAAATATTTATCATCGCGGATTGCCTCATCGCGTTCTCCTGTAATACGCGATGCTACAGATTTCTTGTCCATAATCAATTTGAACAAGTATTCGTCGATTGTGTTGTTTCCAATCAATATCCATGAGTTAACGGCGTTTTTCTGGCCGTTCCTCCAACATCTCGCCTCGCACTGCGTTAGGTCGCTGTATGTCCAAGGCTGCTCTACGAACAATTCGTTTGATGATGCCGTAAGGGTTATTCCTACCCCCGCAGACCTTATGGAGCAGATTATAATTCTCCGTTTCCCGCTCTGGAAAGAGTCTATCGCCGCTTGCTTGGCCTGTGCGTTTTGACGTCCTGTTACGCAAACGGCATCCGGGAAAGCTTCTTTTATGGCGTCAACGATTTCGTGGTGTTCGCAGAACACCACAATAGGGTCTGGATTGTCATTCAGAAATTGTATAGTTGCCTGTAGTTTTCCCTTTCCGGCAAGCGTTCTGAGATTCATGAATTTTACCAAAGCCTGAACACGCATTTTCTTCCTGACTTCTGGTTCAGAAAGTTTTTTGTATTCGGAAAGCCATGAACGCAGGTCATTCATGCATAAATCGTACTCACTTTGCACATCATCTGACAAATCCGTCACAATCTTTGAGCGTGTGAGGTCTGGCAAATCCTTTAAGACATCGCTTTTCTCACGTCTGAAATAACATGACTTGTGTATTGCCTCGTTTAACTCCTGAAGATTGCTCCCATCACCGTATGTGTTTATAAACTCAGAATATCCGCCGAACTCATGCATCCTTCCCAAAATTGCTATCTGTGCCGCAATATCTTTAGGGTCATTGACTATCGGAGTTCCCGTCAGTTCAAATATGTGTTCTTTTCCCTGACAGATACCCATAACATATCTCGCAGTAGCCGTAGATGGATTTTTACATCTGTGTGCCTCGTCAAGTATAACGGACTTGAATTGCTTTATGACATCCTGAAAAACTATATCCCTTAGTTTCGCGCCTCTTTCAGCCTTGACAACGAAATATTTTTTTAACGATTCGTAATTTGTGATGATTACATCGTACAAATTCATCTGTCCTATAAAATAAGGGAATGTTGACTTAACCGATTCAGTGAGTACAAGTGGGCGAAGATCCGTCCACATTCTTGTTTCACGCTCCCAGTTTATTTTCAGCGCCGATGGGCATACTATCAGACAAGGTGTAGCCTTTGCTCTTTCAACGGCAATGATTGACTGCATAGTCTTTCCGAGACCGCATGCATCCCCGTTGATTACCCTCTTCATTGATAGCATCTGCTTTATGCCATCTTCTTGAAAACTATACGGTTTTTTATTCGTTGTCATATAAACAAATACATCTTGAATGCAAGTTCTTCGTACTTTTCGCGCCCTCTGGTGTAAATATCGTCCCCGCGGATTATCTTTTTGAAAAAGACGTTTTTCGTCGTCTTAGATACTGCATATATGAAATCTTGATCCGCGCCTGTTATGTCCATATACCATGCTCTTGAGCGGTCCCAATCGACCCAATCTATTTGAGCGACAAACTGCTCGTATGTCGTAGCCGATGTGGTTTTCAAGTCTCCGCCGAAAGTACCAAGCCACCAGTCATACCGGCAACGCACAGGCAAGTTGAAATCATAGCAACCAACATTAAAGTGTTGAGATGCTTTGATAAACGACTTTTGCGTTTCCGCATTTTTGAGTACATAATCAAGAAAAGGGTCACGTTCGGCAGCTTTTCTCAGTTTACCGAGCTGTTTCTTTCCCCAGTCCCATTCTTCTCGCGTGTATTTTTCCTCGTCGACGATGCGCCTGAAATGATTGCATTTCTTCGGTTCAGTGACAAGAGCATCAACGAGCGTCCCAAGATGGAACGCCCGTTTCAGATCTTTTTCGCAGACAAGATTCAACTGTGGATGTAATTTGTACTTAAGAGCCGTCAAATCAGAGTTAGACACCTCTTTCCTGGAATAATAATCATCCATTATTTTGCAACAACATCTTCGACATACCGTATATTTTCATCGATTATCGAAATATCTTCCTTGTTCTTTAGTTTCTCGCAAGTTTTCACCATGAACCCCAACTTCTTTTCAAGACTTTCCAGTGTCATTGTGGCTCCTTCATGCGTCCACCACATCTGTATAATAGCGAGATAACCATTCGGGCTGTCTATCTCAATATGTTGCGTTACTTTTACCTTGTTGGGAGTTGAATTTGCAGGTGTTACGTCAAACAAAGTTCTTGCTTCTCTTTGAGCTTTCCTTATACGCTCTTCATCGGCACGGCGCTGCTGTTCGTCTAACGCTTTTCTTTCGCGCTCTCTTTGAGCTTCTTCCTCGGCGGCCTTCAGTTCAGCTTCACGCAGAAGACGCTCCTCTTCTGCTTTCTTCATTTCAATCTCTTTGCGTTTCCGTTCTTCCTCGGCGGCCTTCAGTTCAGCTTCACGCAGAAGACGCTCCTCTTCGTCCTTTGCCTTTCGCAGTTCTTCTTCTTTGCGTTTCCGTTCTTCCTCGGCACGTTTGGCTTCTTCCTCTTTTCTCTTTCTTTCCTCTTCAAGTTTTTTCTGCTCTTCAAGTTCTGATATTTTTGAGTCAAAGAGGTCCATTATGTCCCGCTTCACGTTAGAAACACAATTCGAATAGGATTCCAGAAGTTCCGCAGATACTTCCTTATATGCATCATTCATTATCTTGCGGGCTTCGCTTTCTTCTATCTCATGTGAGAATGACGGTTTCCTATCTGCAAGATAGTCTGAAAGTTTTATTTTGTCCGGATATTCCGAGATGGCAGTCTTGACTTTTTGTACGTTGTCAAGAGTCAGAAGGCTAAATGTTCTGTTCAGTTCACTAACAGCTCCATTTATTTTTTCTGTAACGATTTGATTGCAGATTGATATAACTTCATCGTGCAATTGGTTTTTTGCTGCTTCTATTCTCGCTATCCTAATTCGCTCTTCTTCGGCTTTCCTCTGCTGTTCAAGTTTATACGCTGCGTATTCATCGCGCCTTTTCTGAAGTTTGTACACAATGCTCTCCTCTGACTTCGGGTCTATAAGAGTCTCCATTGTGGTAAAACCTTTTTTTACCAAGTCAAACACCTGTGTTACAGCACTGCGCCTTTCCTTCATAGCCTTCTGCGTTGCTTTTGCTTTTATGATGAAACTGGCTATTTGTGCATCCAGTTCGTCATTCATGTCATCAGCAAGCGACAAAAGGGTTTCTCCCGCGTTAATGCAATTCTGCAGGGACTTATTGTTTTCGGATATGGCGTTAGTAATGTCCGTCTTGATAGAAGCGACGTTCTTAGTCACCTCTGCGGACTGTTTCATGATAATCTGTATTTTGTCTTCCATAAATTCACGAATTAAAAGGGTCATCTTCCGTATCAACATGCTCTTGATCCGTTGTCTGACTGATTACTTCTTGTTCAAAGTTCTGCTCTGTATCTTTCTCTGATTCAAATGCACCTCCTGCTCCTATGCGTAGTTTCGGATAGCCCTTGAACGCATGTTTCACGGTTTTTGATTTCAGAAATCCTGTATCGATGTCAGAGCCATCTTCTAATTTTCCATACAAAGCGTTGGATTTTCCGTAATTAAATTTCTCTGAATACTGCTTTAGGCGGAGTATTTCGTCTGTGTCAAGTACAAAATAATCTACAGAGCCATCATTTTTTATAATTCTTACATAGCACGCTATGACCTTTGAACCATTAGGACGTGGCAAACATTTTTCCCACACGAGAGTAGGGCGACCGCCGCTTTCTCCGTATCTAAACGTGTCACAATCATATACAATCTTTGGGGAGTCAACGGACTTGATTTGTCCCGCACGTTGACGGAGAATTATTTCTCCGTACCCGGTGATTGTTATTACTGCGCTATTCTGGTATATCGCCTCATTATATCCTCTGGCATTTTTCCTGTTTGGATCTTCACCAATCTTGACACGCCGACATTCAAGGTAGCATGTAGTCGTGCTTCCTTTCTCAAGGGAAAGCCCGTTAATCGCCAGGAACATGAATGCAAAATACAAAGACATACTGTCGGCTTTTTCAAGAAGAGCCTTGTATGAGCCATACATCAGTTCATTTATAAATAGATTCTTCTGCTCCTCAAAAAACGTTTCAGCTTCCTCGCCTCCAAACTTTTGCGAATAAATCTCTATAAATTTGTCATGCGCGATATTAGGTATCTCCTCATGACTTGAATTTTTAATTTTTTCGAATAAATCAGACATATATTAGTTGTTTATTTTTTTCATTAAAAAGTGTATGCGTGTTTCACAACAGGCATACACGCATAAATCAATGCATTACCAAACTGATGATGAAAAATATTGATTAAAAAATGTTTCTCCGAGTTTCAATCACATAGCCTTGTTTGTGACACTGAGGACATTCAAGGTCTTTTACTTTGCATGAACAAGGTCTTACCGCTATCCATTTATTGAAACACCATGAACAAAAAACCTCAGATACTTTGTGTGGCCGATTTTCTTCAATGTGTATTGTTCTGCCCATTTGTCTTGAATAAATCTTCCTTGTCAACTGTGAGTAGTGTAGGCTGCAACGGGTTGTTGAAAGTAAGCATAGAGTGCCATATTTTTCTTGTGAATAACACTTTTAGCACTTCTTTCCAAGAAAGTTCCCAACATGTTACTACTGTGCCATCTTCAAAACTTAACGCTGGTAATGGCTTATATTGTGGTTGGTTTTCTCCATAGACCACGTTTTGTTCCTTAAACTCTATCGGTTTCATATCTTACAGATTTTTACGTCGTGCATACTCTGCGATGAGGAGCCCGTCAAAATCGGGATGCTTGAAGTCGGATAGTGCAGGGAATAGTCGCTTTCCAATATCCTTGCTTGCTTTCTTTTGCTCATCTGCCCCTTTGATGCCTTTTGGTAGCAACATCTTCTGCCAGTCTTTGCTGTCAACATAGCAGTATGAACATCCAAAATGTTCTATCAATGTCAATTCGGCCTCAAAACATCGGAGAGCAGACGTTGTTGCTTTGAATCTTGTAGGATTAACCATCGGGCGCTCCATAACAACCATGACATCTGCGGGATGAAATCGATTTAATATACTTGCGAATGCTTTAGCGTCAACGCGAGTGATATTGTCTTTTTTCTTTGTATAGTTTTGCTCTTTCTTGACGGGCGTATGATGTATTTCAGGAAAGACATCATCGCCAACAATGCCTACCGTTCCAGTAACGCCATTGTCAATACCTATGTATATTTTTGACATTATGATCCTATTTTATAACATCGATAAAATCTGTTTCCTTGATTTGTTTTAGCTCCATATCTTCAAGCCCTTGCGCTATATATTGCTCGGCAAACTTGTGCGCCGTTTGAATATCTTTTGCAAAGCACGCAACATGATATTTCTTTTCTTTTTTCTTCCCGTCTTCAGTTAGGAAAGTTGAAACGATTGTAATAACAAATACTTTCGCATCATCTGTGCCGGAAGGTTTGCTGTTCGCGATTTCCATCAATCCGCTTCTCTTTATCTTTGTGACTTCAATGTCTTCAAGATGTTTGAAGGTGTCGTAAAGTTTTTCTTCTACCTCGCGGAACATAAGCAAATCATCAACAAGATAATTTTCTTTCAATTCTTTCCTCTCACCTTTGGCGTTAATGCCAGTATAAGCTATTTGTGTTTCAAAAATCATAGTATTTTAGATTATTTTCTTTGCAGTATAAAATTCTCACATTCATATTCCATGCCCATGATTGCCGCTTTTTCCAAAGCTTTTCTGATGGTAGGCATGTCTGTCGCATCTAAAGAAATTTTTAACTCTTTGATGATGCTATTTGCAATTTCCGAAGATTTGTCAGACCAGTTCATTTTGTTGTAAATAAAAAACCGCGCAATTTCACAACTGGGCGGTTTCTAATCCGTATTCTAATCTTTCCTTATTGTTTCATTAATATTTTTCAGACGTGTCAAAAATATATTGATAAAATATTTCTGTCCTTTTCCTGTAACCTTTGGAGTTATCGTAGTACGCATTACGCCATTTTCGGAATGTGTGCTTTTCTTGAGTTCGAACAATCCTTGCTCAATATATCTTTGATTTGGTATATTGTAGAACTCGCCGCTTAAACCGAGATAATGTTTACTGCGCATCCACTCGAACAATCTGTTTTGTCCTATCTTATAACCATTTTGAGTAATTATCTTTGCCAGTTCACCAATAAGGCAACTTGACTGACTGCCAATTACCGCATCTGCGAATATGACTTTTGGTCTTTGTTCTTCAAGTTCATCAGATTTTCTTTTATTCTCCAGCATCAGGCGTTCGTTCTCCTCAACTTTGCTCGCCAGTTCCCTTAATGCCGATGCATAATCTTTTGGCAGCACGGCGATGTCACCAGAGGCGACTTTCTTGAACACGGCACGATAAACGTTGAACACTTCCCTTACCTTTCTGGCAATAAAATACTCCAGGCATTCAATAGTAAGAAAGTATTCGTTGGTCGGACGTCCACCATAGGGGTTTTGCGGATTTTGCCGTAAAACTTGATAGTCAATATCTTGTATAAAATTCTTCTGTAACGCTTCAACAGCATCAGACTTTTTCCCGTAGACAAGCATCCAAACTTCATCTAAGTTGATAGGATATTTCTCGTTTACGCGATAAAGCTCAAGAATGTGCTCAAAATAATGTCTTATCTGCTCTTTTGAACTTTCTTTTGTGATGTGATATGTTTTCTCCATATTACTCATATTTGTGTCCTGGCAATATCCAACTATTATTACGTGGAATTGTACCACCCAGGACTATATTAATGTAGCGGACAGCGCGACCTGTCTCTTTTATAGATGACATACATCACTACTAAGTCTCATTATAGATCCTTCAACTTTTCTTCACGGGGATTTCTCCCTTTCAGTATAGGTGGCTTTCTCCCACCAACCATTTTTTCCTACTCTTCACCGTATCAGGTTTTCGGCTGACGCAATGGCTACGTCCAGGCTTACGGGTAATACAAACAAGTCCTTCTTGTCAGTTCCCATATCTCGTATGGGAGATAGTATAAACCAGAATAATGTCCGGTTTCCCTGCTCTATGTCAAAGAACGAAATTAGTGTCTGTTATTATTCAGAAAATCATCAAGGTCGCGCTTTTTGAAAATCCAGCGCCCTGCGGGTTTTGTGCATGGTATTATACCATCCGCAATATACGCCTGGAGTGTTCTGAAACATACTCCGATGTATGCCGCCGCCTCTCTGCTTCTCATATAAATATCTCTATTCATGTTAATGATTTTTGAACAATCTGCGCTTTTTTGCGTATTTATTGTTGTCAATTCTCAAATAATTAGTAATTTTGTTTCGATATTTCTGTTACACTTCAACTATTTATTCGGATATTAATTGTTTCAATCCGTCAATGCAAAATTATGAATGTTTTTCAAAATAGCAAACAAAAACCAAAGAAAAAATCTAAAAAGATGATATTTTTAACAAATGTTAACTATTTTAGTGTAGCTGTATATTATTGATGATTATGTATAAATTATTTAAGATTAATTGATTATGGTAAAAAATGAAACACCTGTGGACAGGATGATGATTTTGAGAAAATGGATGATGAAAAATGTAAAAGGATGCAAGAATAACGATTCGGCCATACAACGGATGCTTGGATTGGGAGGAGGATTCTTCGCCACATTAAAAAGACAAAGCAGCACAGACCTACGTGACAGCACTTATGAGAAAATCAAAGAAGCTTATCCTGCAGTGAACACGGAATGGATTCGCACCGGAGATGGCAATATGCTCAAAGAACCGATTGTCAGCACGACAAACATAACAGGTGCGCTCCCTTATTTTGATGTAGACTTCCTCGGCGGCTTTGATGTAATGGCCAATGACCAGACAATGTTCCCTGACTTCTACATTGATTATCCACCGTGCAACAAGAAAGGCGGAGTATGGTGTAATATTGTCGGAGACAGTATGTCGCCGCGCATTAATAGCGGAGATAAAATCTGTCTGAAAAAACTTGACAGTATTGATGAAATCATATTTGGAGAAATATATGCCATTATAACCAAAAACGATTTAAGAACAATCAAATGGATCGTGAGGTCCCCGGATGAGAAAAAGATAAGACTCGTCCCAGAAAATAAAGACCCTCGATATGGAGACTTTCAGGACATCAGGAAAAACGAAATCATTCACGTCTTCAAAGTTGTCGGTTCAATCAGGGCTTTTTGATAAAAAGTGTAGTATATTGTACCAACAGATATGATAACTATTTGAAAACTAATTCCTTTTTTATCCCAACCGGATCACGTTTTTAGGAGTTTTACTATGAATCCGTAAAAAACTAAGGCGTTAGTTTTCATTAAGTTACTATATCTTTCCTATTGATTCAGAGTGTTAATTTTGTGTACCACTTTTATACGCAGATGTACGCATTTCTATGCAATGTAGCGCAAATTTGTTGTACCAAATGTGTACCAAAGGTGTGTACCATTTTAGGAATTTAATAGTTTAGCGAAATGAAAATAGCAAAAACAAGAATTGTCTTTGATAGACACAAGAAGGCGACAAAGAAAACGGCGTCTTTAATTTACATTGAGGTTTCGTATAACCGAATGCGAAATTTTTATAATACAGGTATAAAGGTCTGCTCAAATCAGTTCAAGGATGGGCATGTTGTAAATCACGGTCAGATGGCCGAATACCAGGAACGTATCAATGGCATAAGAAGCACCATTGAGCAATATATCAATGAGAAAATAAAGGACGACGAGGAGTTTTCCCTTGACGGTCTTAAAAATTATATGAATGGGAAAGTACATGGGCAAAAGGACTCTTTTCTGCGATTCATGTATGGTAGAATATACGAACGTCCGGTGTCCGAAGGAACGAGAAGAACGCATTTATCCATATACAACGTCCTCAAACGATGGGGAAGAATACGGCAATTCGGTGACATCACCGAGGCAAACATAAAATTATGGGATGACCTTTCTCATAAGAACGCTATAAAAGCAAAGTCTGTATGGGGCTATCATAAAGTGTTGAAAATATATTGCAAGGAAGCTGTGAGATTCGGCTACATCAAAAGAAACCCTTATGACTATATGAAATTCAAGCGCGACAAATCTCCGGGACATCGGTTCCTCACAAGTGACGAGATAGAGCTTATAAAAAAGATAAATCTACCAGAAAAAGTCCTGAACGATGCGCGATTGTGTTTCCTCTTTCAGTGTTACACAAGCCTATCTTATTCGGACTTAAAGAAATTCAATTTCAGCGATGTTAAGATGATAGATGGAAAAATGCGGATGAGAGGACTGAGGACCAAGACAAACGGGATGTACAACATCACGTTAATAAGACCAGCTGTTGAAATCCTTGAACAATGCGGTTTCAAACTGCCAGTTCAGGATATGCACGTTTATAATCGGAATCTCCAGACGATACAATTTAGGGCAGGGATAACGACGCATCTTACCTCTCACATAGGCAGGCATACATTCGCCACGACAATAGCACTGAAGAACAGAATGCCGATTGAGGTACTCCAAAAGGTACTTGGTCACGAGAGCATCAGGACTACACAGATATATGCGAAAGTTTTGCAAGAAAATGTTGATGCGGAATTTGATAAACTTGATGCAATAGACCTATGATCAACAAACCAGAAAGGCAACTCTTAATCGGGTTGCTTTTTTAATGTTTACCAAAAGACTAAATTCATAAAATCCTTCGCGCACACGCGCGATAACAATAGAGCGAAAGCGATTTCTTTTTCTTTTCTTTATTCTTTTCTTTTTATTTTTCTTTTAATAGGGGTTTGGGGGATTTTTTCTTTTTCTTTTTCTGTTCTTGTTTCTTTTCGTTTTCTTTTGAGGGGTAAAATAAGGTGTAAAGCTATAATGTTTTATTGACTGATATTCAGTGTAATAAGGTGTAAAATAAGGTGTAAAGTGTCTTCTGAAAAAGAGCAAAGTATCAGCGCAATATGACGCACTTATATGTATTAATACGAATTAAGGTGTAAAGTAAGGTGTAAACGTCATTTTACATCTAAAAACAACAATGTACTAATTATGAATAGACTACGCTTAATTTAAGGTGTAAAATAAGGTGTAAAATAAGGTGTAAAGTAAGGTGTAAACATTACATAGAACATAGCATTAAATAAACGACAAAAAAATGGCAAACTATAAAGTCTGCCATTTAATGTTTTCATGAGTATTATCCTAACCAATTTCCCTGTTTCCCTGTTGTATACTTTTTGAAAATTCTTTATACATTTCCATTGCCATTTCCGTTTCTGAATCTTTTATAACAAGCACGTGGTATTTTTTTTCAAAGAATGGTGCCCTGCGCAAAGAACGCTCGTATGCTCCTTCGTATGTAGAATTGTCGTTGACATATAACACGACTGCATTTATGTCTGGGATATAAATGTCAGCAAACTTCCATCTATTGTTTATTTCTATGGGGTATCTCAATTTGTAGCGAACACCGGCATCATGTAGATCCTGGCATATCTTTACAAAGTTTTTAGACGCCAGCCTTGCAAGTTTTTCTCTTATATACGGTATTCTGCCGGGAAGGATGCGGTCTTCTCCGGAAATATCAAGTTCTTCTTCAAACTTTGATAAAAAAGAACGAGCCGTTCTTACTTTTTTTTCTGATTCCATAAAAGATATTAAGTTTATACAAGTTACGGACTTTCAGTTTATTGTACGTGCAAAGGTAGCATATATCGGTGACATATCAAAAAATAAATTAGAAAAATTGGAAAATAATTTGGTATTTAGATGATATTTTGTAAATTTGCAGCAGAAAATATTGCCGTTCGTGGTATTTCGGCATAACGATATTAAAATGGGGCACAAGATGATTTCTCTAAATACCACACTAAAGAGAAGGATTCTTCTGCCCCAATTTTATAAGCGATGGAAATTAAGAAAAACGATGTTACGTACATTGTTTCGTTCAAACAGAAAGGAAACACTCAGAGAACACCCGTTGTAGGAGTGTCATGTGACGATGAAATTACAGGTCTTATCAGAAACATTTTTAAGGGTAGGTTTAGAAAACCCGATGCGCTTTCTTTCAGGGACGGCGTTGCCATACTCATCCGCAAAATAGATTCTGGGGCGAATAAGAGCAGAATCATAATGAACACACGGGTGTATAATAAATCAGTAAGACAGGCAAGAATTGCTTTCGAAATGGCGATAAGATAACAATTGTTCATGGGAGAGAAATACCAGACACCAATTTTCTACTGGTCTCCAACGGAGGGAACAAACCTGCAAGAATTAAAAGTTATAAGTAATCATCAAACATTAGTTGCAGATGATTCTATTTTTCCTTTGTGAACAGAAGAAAAAAGATTTTACCCGCAACCTTAAAACTTTAACGCTATGACAGAGAAATTGCAGAAGAAAGTGGACATGGCTATCAAACTCATTCAAAGTGCGAGTAAGATAGCGAAGGAAAATGGTTGTCCTGAGATAGAGGTGTGCTATTCATCGGGCAAAGACTCAGACGTTATCCTTGAACTCACGAAGATGTCTGGTGTGCCGTATAGGGCAATTTACAAGAATACAGGAATTGACCCCAATGGCACTATTAGACACGCACGAGAGAATTGTGTTGAGGTAATGCCACCGAAGGAGAAGTTTATAAGATTAATGGAGAAAAAAGGCTATCCAAGTCGGCGAAACCGCTATTGTTGCCAATACTTGAAGGAATACAAGATACTTGACTACGCGATTCTTGGCATAAGACAAGACGAAAGCGTAAATAGGCGCAAAAGGTATAATGAGCCAGAGCAATGCCGTGAATATAGCAAAAAAGAAAAGTGCCGTCAATACTTTCCAATTCTTTATTGGACGAAAATGGATGTATTGGAATTTATCAAGGAACGTGGCATAAAGCTTCACCCTCTTTACTATGATGAGCAAGGGAGTATAGACATCAATGCACGACTCGGTTGTCAATGTTGCCCGATGGCAAGTTACAAGCGTAGACTTGAAGAGTTCAAGAAGTACCCTAATATGGTCAAACTTTACGTTCGTGGGGGGGGGTATTATTTATGTAAGCACCCCAATTCTAAGATTACACAACTTGTCAAGGATGAATATGAGTTCTTTTGCTTCGATGTATTTAGTTTGAGAAACAATATGCAATTCCAAGACATGTTCGGTGGCAACAACTTGTTTGGCGAAAAGATAGACTGCAAGAAGTTCCTTGAGGACTACTTCAATATTAAGTTCAAAGAGTAAAATAGAAGATTGACGATTATGGAAACTATTTGGCATGACCTACGAAAGAAACCAAAACCATACGAATATGTGCTTGTAGAAACGTATACCGATCATTATCCGTATAGAATTTGCTTGGTTGATGAAGATGGTATCTGGAGAGACGCTTATAAGACATCTTACTTCTTTCCGAATTCTTGTGGAAAAATGTTGTATCGTGGCAATGATTTTAGAGTTAAAAAATGGGCTTATATAGAAGATATTAAATAGTAACGCTTATGGAACTGAAATACAACGATGTGTTTTTCCACATCAACCGATGGTATTGGGGTGAAAGTGTTGACATAGTTAAGGATGACGGCACTGCAATAGTGTGCGTCAAGTTTGACGAAAAGACGTTCCCGAAGACAGGATATATATGCGACTTGTCTGTTATTGTGACTGAAAGAAGAAAAGGTCTTGGGCAGAAAATGATTAGGTATGCGCTAATATGCTGCGAAGACCACGGAATGACTTTTGCCCGTTTGCATGTTGAAGCAAAGAAAATTTGGCTTAGAGAATGGTATGAGCGACTTGGGTTCAAGGAACTTTCGAGAGATGAAAATGAGCTGGAAATGATAAAAGAACTGTAAATGGTAAAAATAGATTTTAAGACACCCTATTATGATTACAAAGTCACGCTTATCCAAGTAGAAAGCGAAAAAGACACAGATGCTGTGTGCAACCTATTGGCGAAACATAAAATAGGGAAAGAATACATTGACAATGCACGGGAATATATAACAGAAGGTTATCGCAATGGCGGCGAAACTTATTGGAATCGTCGCACAAAAAGGATTATTTGCTTATTTTATGAGTTTTTAAGCGAAACGTATAGGGCTAATGTATATTCTCATGAGAAGCGTCATGTAGAAGATAGAATATTGCAACATTGCAAGGTGGAAGATATTGAATCAAGTGCGTACCTTGCTGGCTTTCTTGGTGAGAAGTTTAATGAATTATGGAAAAAGACAACGAAATGATTATGGAACAAAAAGAATTAAAAACCATCAAAGACTATAAGAAATCCTTTCTTCAACTTGCGAATGATTGCAAAAAGCATTTCGGTGCAGATAAAATAGAAATATATATTGATGATAATGTTAGAATAGAATTTAGATAATATGGAAACAAAACTAAATGACAACGAAGTAAGAGAAATTGCTGAAATGCAGAAAAAGATAGATTCTTACGAAGGATTTATCTATGCTGTGTATGCGATGATGTTAAGCGAAAGAGAAATTAAATTTCCGCTATTTACCGGCACCAATTTAGATAAGGAAATGATTGGAATTTTGCAATGGATTAAAACACATAAAGAATACAAAAACGAAAATGCCAAACAACAATTATCTGTTAGAAATGCTTGAAAACTCAATTACTGATGAACAGCGAAACCTTTTAGAGGATAGTTTCATTAGAATGATTGAGGATGGCAGTAAAAGAAAACGCCATATAATAGCATACCTATACTTGTGGGAATCTGTAATGGAAAACATAACTCTTCGTGAGGCTTTTGAGAGATACGCATGGATAGAGAAACCTTGCAAACGAGATACAAGATACAACAACACAAATATGATGTACACAATGCTTGAAAAGTTTGAAGCACCATATTGCGAATCGATAATAACTCTAATACCGAGAGACCACCCATCAGAATGTAAGATGCCTTACCAAGAAGCATCCCTTGAAATGGTTGAGTTGTTTAAGGAAATCTTGCATATACCATAAAGAAAGCCGTGATTTTGGCATTTTAAGCCTTGTCACGGCACTTTCTTTACAACAACATATAAATACACCTTTTTCAAATAAAAACGCCTTATTCGGTTTTATTTTTATTTTCTTCTATTTCAAAATCCTTTTCTTCCAATTTTGGCATTGGCGTTGTCCCGAAACCACCTCCATTGAACATAGAGCCGATAATGCCCAAACCGAACAAGTCAAACAAACCGTTATTCCCAAATTGGAACTTTTCACCCCAAAGCAAATTACACAAAGTGCCAAGGTGTGCTTCTGTTGTCATCTTGTCGTTTTGATACTTTTTCTTGTCGAATTCGTCGAGTTTGTAAAACTCATCTGAGTAACAGAATTTTGTTTTTTCTACAAGACTATCAAGTGTTATCTTGTATTCTTCTAAAAGTTTTTCTCTTTCCATAAATAAAAAATTGTTTTATTAGTTTATTTGCAAGGTTCTCCTACGGCTTCTACGAACTGGCGCATCAGGAAACCTGCAAGATACGCCGCATCTTCAGACCAATATGGTACATCGTATGTGTCTATGATGTGAACTGCCGTGTGTGCAAGTTCATGGGCAACACTATCCCAGAATTGGCTCGGACGAGTAGCCGCACTTATGTATATGGCAGACATCCTAATCGTTTCTTTACTAATTGTCATGGCAGTATTGTAGTTAGACAATATGTTTAATGCTTTTTCAGCATTGCGTATCGTCATGCCGAAACTACGCATCTGCTCAACAAGTTCTTCGTGCTCGTAATCGGTGTCAAAATTCCAAATCACTACAACGCCCCATTCATTGTTGGGAAACTTCAAATATGCCTGTTTCATGTTTTTATGCTATATAAAATCTTCCCAATAGATTGGTATGCCCGCATTGCGCATCTTGGTGACAAAACAATCAAGCACATTTTCCGGCTGCCCATCTGGATCGCATAGTGTTTCTTCCACAAAAGAAGCGCGCAATTCATCTGTCTTGCAAGTCTTTTGGTAGTCTGCAACAGCCATATTGAACAAGTACCATGCCGTGTAAATAAATTCACTCGGCAATTCAATTTCATTTTCTTCCAACACTTGCTTGACATCTTCGACTTTGCGCACTACAATAGATTTCATCGTCTTTGTAGCTGGGTCTTTGGCTTTCATCTTTGAGATTGCCCACTCTGCCAATTTCTTGCTAAAAAGACCATGATACATATCTTCATATATCGCTCTTTCTTCTGAAATATAATGTTTCATTCTTTTATAATTCTTTACAATATTTGCAAGGATTGGATAGAATTATAAAAACTACCCAATCCTTTTGCTATTTATTACATATACCTCCCACGGGAATCTCTTTGGCGACGATAATCCATTTCATCCATATCATCCTCGGAATCTTCCCATCCGTGGCGATAGCCTTCACGATAGCCATCACGATAATTCGTTCCACTACCATAATTACGATAGTTGCCGCTACCGCTACGCATATTGCGCCTCATTTGTTGACGCATCTGCTGCTTGCTTTGTTCTTCATCTTTATCGATAAATATCCAACCAGACATAATGTTGTTTCCTTTCTTTGTTATTTGGATAAAAACAGGTTCAGGAAGCAGAACTTCCATTTAATTGTCTTAGGATAGAAAGCATTTCGGTGTTTTGAGCCTTTAACTCTGCAAGTTGTTGCTCTTGTTGAGCCTGCTTGTCCTTCAATGTCTGTATTACCCTTGCATTTTGTTTGTTCTCTGCATATTGAGGGTTAAGCACTTCAAGCATTTTTTCGCTTTCAGAAATAACTCCCTTGTGATAAGGGACCTGCTCGATGGCTTTCTTTGAAGTCTGCAACATGGCATCCACAGCTTGTAACATTGCTTCACGACTGCCACTAAATGTTTCATTCCCCCTTGCGGCTATTTCTACGTTAATAGGAATATCCGTAAATGTCTCGTCTTTGCCGTTAAGCGTAACCGTGACATCAATTACTTGCTGCATTTGAACACCAGCCATAATGTTTGGTGTCTGTGTCGGAAACTTTGCCCTCGGTTGTGTCTTTGATTTTACAACACCAACTTCCAATATAGGTTTTTCACCTTTCCTTAAAACATAAAATGGAGTACCACTTCCTAAACTGTTAAAATCCATTGTTGTTAATACTTTTGATTGTTAAATAAGTTTGTTACTATACTATCGTTCTTGACATAAGCGCCAATATCCCATTGAATCGGTCATTGAGCACTTCCATAACACTCACGTTAAGAATGTCCGCAACAGTCACCGCCGTGCCATTTGGCAATGTCAATGGTCTTGTCACACCATTCAAAGTAAGTGTCACTGGCAACGTGGTAGTTGCATCCGATGGAATAGGATTTTCCATACGAATGGTAAAATACCCTATCGGCTTAATATTACGCCAGCCAAGTGCGATATTAACCGATTCCGTACCAACGGTAACTTGTGTGTTAGAAATGTAAGGCTGACCACCTGCATTTATTGTTATATTGCAATTACAATTACAACTCATACTTTAACCTCCTTTAGCCTTAAATCAAAATACTATATTTCCATTACCAAAGCCATTGCCATAGTAACCGCCATAGAAACCGCCAATGTAAGGTGTGGTATTCACAGCCTGAATCTGCGGCCATTGAACGGGTACAGTCGGAAGTTGCTTATCGGCAATCTCCGTAACCTTTGCCTGCAATGGAGCAATCAGTGAATTAACATAGCCCGTAATCTGGGCAGTCTGATTTGCGTTGTCTATCTGACCGCGAAGCTGGGTTATGATGTCAGCCTGTGTATCAATCTTTGCCTGCATATCACGCTCACGGGCTGCGCAGAACTGGTCGTTCATTGCAACGGTCTGTGCGTTGATTGCATTAAGCAACGAATTGGTATTGCGGTCTGCCTGTGAACCGAGCTGATTAGTCTGGTTGAGGGTTGCTATCTGAGATTGGTAGCCCTGCTCCATAATCTGCTTCTGTGTTTGGCAACAACAGTTTTGCAAGGTGCTTGCAAGATTTGCATCACCAGCCTGCACTGCATTAATCAGTTGCAATGTTGACATACCTTGTGCATTTGCAATCTGGTTTAGGGTGTTCTGGGCAGACTGAATACCACCGTTCAAGAGGTTAAAGTCTTGACCTACCATTGTACTCATGGTTTGAATGGCTGTGCGTGCCGCCTCGCCCTGTGCGGTAATAGCGTTCATAATCAACTCACGACCGCTATCATTGTTCAACTGATTGCTAATGAAGCCTGCGCCTCCTGCGCCTCCGAATCCGTTACCGCCAAAGCCAAAGCCGCCTCCGTTCCATCCAAAGAGTGAAGCGATAATGGCTACACCAAGGAGGTCATAGATTCCATTCATTCCGTTACCGAAACCAAAACCATTGTTTCCCATGCCGCCGAAACCGATGGGAATAGAAAACGGGATAGATGTATTGCCGCCATTCCCGTTCTCGGGTAATTGATAAATTTCTGCCATGATTTTTCTGTTATAGTTTTTTTGAGAATTATGTTTACATTGCCAATGCGCATTGACAATGTAAAATTAGGCAGAACAAATACCTTTAGTTTTTTATTTTCAGTGTTTTAGGTTTCAAAATATGACACCATTTCAGATGTCTTTTGAAAGTCTTCGCAACACTCTTTCTATGGTTGCTTCGCTTACATTGTATTTATCAGACAAGAACATTATAGCAACATTGTATTTCGTGCCATTTTTCCTCATACAATTGAACTCATCATACATGTTAGCATATTTCCAATCGTCTATTTTTATATCATTTTCTGACATCTTTTTTAATAATTCACGACATAATTTTAATAGTTCTGCGTTTTTCATTTTGTGCAATTAAATTTAATTATTAACTTTGCACCCGTCACCACCAACTATAATAAGCAATAATGCCTACAGTCTCATGAGGGGTTATCATCCCCCGACGATGATGCTGTAGGCATTTATATAATAAGTTGGTGGTGCTTCTTGTTATATGTAGTCGGGGAATTTTTATTTACCCCCGTACATATACGACTATTATGGCGGATAAAGTCTGTAGCTTATACCTATGCCGATAAACGGCTCAAATCTCCGGCTGATTATGCCGAAGCCGTAGCCGCCGACAACGCCGACGGACATTCTCGGCTGTTTCATGCGTATAGTGTTGGTAATTGTCCTCTGATATACCCTGATGCTGTCAAGCTGTGGCATATAACCGCTCACCCATGCGTCGTATGCGCTGTCCATGTAGTGCTTCTGCGTGACGGGAAGAACCACGCTCACACTGTCGCTGTCAACTGCCAGTGCATGGCATGGCTCCCCGTGCATAATTTCCGCTGAATTTTGCGCATAATTTTTGCTTGTTTCTGTGTCTTTTTTTACAGGCACAACGACTTTTATGTATCTTACCACTGCGCTGTCCCTTGCCACCGGCATGTCATACCTTACTGTATCGATGACGGTGTCCCTGACGCTCTCGCCGTCAGTACGCTCTTCTTTCTCCCGAAGACAGGCTCCGACGGCACATCCTAAGAGGAAAGACGCTATCCAGTATATTATCTTTTGCATATCTGTCCTTTTGCGTCAACGTAGTAAACCTCTCTTCCCAGCCACATGTTCGCCTCCGCGCATCTGCGCCGTTTCAGTCCGAGCAGTGGCTTGCCTCCGGCGTTATGCCACCTTACCATCTGGTCAGTGATGTCTATGTCAGCATTTTTTGCGACGATGTATCTCTTCATCGTGGAAGAGTTGAATTTTCCTATTCCAAGATTGAACATCCAGGAGCAGAGCGCATCAAACTGTCCCTGACGGAAGTTGATACCCATGCCGTTTAGCATCTTCTCTATAGGTATGATGTCCTCTTTGAACAGGTCTTCGGCTTGTTTCTGTGTGATGGCCATGCCCATGTACACGCCCTTTGTATGCCCATACCCTATTGTCGGGACACCTACACTATCTCTATATGCGTACAATTTGAGTTCTTCAAACTTCTTTATAAAATCGATACCTGTCTGTGAGAGTGTCATGAGCATCATTTCTTCTTAATGTTGTGAATGTTCTGTATTGACTCTATCAGAGCTTCCGCATCTTTTTCCCTCGCACACTTGACTATATCTTTGGCGAGCTCAGGAATGAGGCCTGCACCGCTCTTTTTTCTCTTATTGTTTTCAAAAACAGACCATCCTTCGATGAAAATACTCCCGATACCTATTACTATTTCAATAAAAGGCAAATAGTAGAAAGAGAAAAGGCTACCTATCATATCAACGAACAAGAAAGGCAACATGACACCGGCATAGTCTTTTATCTTTTGCATCGTGTCGCGCAAACCATGAGAGTGTATCTTCTGGCCTAAAGCCTTCGCTGTACTGACTCCGCTATACAAGTCAACAATGCAGGCTATCGCCATACTCGTCCATACAAAGAAGATGATACCTGCCCAGAGGACAAGTCTCAGTTCTATGCTATCCCAGTCCTTCGCAATTATCAATTCAAACATACGCTATGCCTTTTTATGTCCGAAAATCTCATAGAACTTGTCGATGATGGCTGATATTGCTGGCCAATCATATACACCGTTGCTCGCTCCTCCAGCCAAAAGACCAGTGGCGGCGGCAAGAGCATAGTCCCAACCACCGAGACCAAATGTCAGACCGCCACATGCGCATGTAACGACAGCGCCTATTACCGCGACTACCCAAGAAATGATGTGCTTGACATTGTTGTTCTCAATGTTGAAAGCACCGTTAATCATTCCTGTCAATACCATCGTGCCTGCGATGATTGAAGGCACGCTCACTGAAACCTGCTTGATTAAATCAAGAATTGTAATTACATCATTCATAATAAATTTGTTAAGGGGGTTAAACAAAATATTCTATTTTCACTATGACTTTGCCGTCATTTAGGGAAGCGTCGTCAGAAATGGAAAAGCTCATCTTTTCGTTTGTTATGCCGTCAAGAGTGCCTTTCATTTTCTCTTGATAACCAGTAATTGTAACAAAAGTGTTTTCTTCGAACAATCCGAGTTTCAACCATCCGCTGGGGAATTTGACTGTAACCTTTCCCGTGTCATCTCTTACGATTATGCCATTTTTATCCGAAACGGAACTGGAGGAACCTTCGTTGAATGTAGAACCATCAAACGTGCTGATTCCTCTTATGGTAATTTTATCGTCATCTGTTCCTATGATGCCACGCATGATGACAATGGGTATATTCGTGAAATTCCCTCCGCTGATTTTCGTTTTTACACCGCTACTGTCAATGCTAAATCCATATCCATTTGTTTCGCACGAGAGAGCCATCCGGCCATCTGCATCCTGTCTTAAGAAAATATAGTTTTCGTTACTTGTTCCGAAGCACAATCCGTTGGCAAAATATCTGCTGACATAGAAATCGCTGTTATACGATGCGCTTATAGCCACACCTTGATTGACGTTTGTTCCCCAAGATGCCACAGCAGAACTAACACCATCGCCAGAATAATGATAAGCTTGCGTTTCATACTCCATGACAAGCATGTGATAACCTGCAGGAACTTTGACTTTTGCTTCACTCAAATTTTTCCTTTTGGCCTCCGTCTTTCCAGTAGGTTGGGCTTCTCTTATAGAAACTCCAAGATCGGCGACTTTTGTTATGGCTATCAATTCATTCATTTCTGAATCGGAAAAAGTCTTTACCTTTAGGTTTAACCTTGAATAGGTAAGACAAATACCTTCACAAGCGGGAACAGATGCAGATACCATCATAGACCCGCTTACCTTCAGTTCGGTTGGGGTTGTAGTATGTAGGCAACTGTTCATGAGATTTAATTCGCCATTATTGTGCTCTGCTTGGTCGGCATTAGCTTCTGACCTTTGCGTATTGTTAGCATTGGTGTTAAGTGTTATTGCTCCAGAAGCGTTATTGAACAACTCAGACAGTGCATGGTATGTATTTCCTTCAAAAATCGATACAACCTCGCCGTTTTCGCCAAAGATGTTAATGCTCTTTGTGTCAGGGTCTATTTCGACTCTCTTCCCTTCGGTTGCGCCTGCTATTATCTTCCCGAGAATTTCAGCTCCTATTGCCTGCAATATACCTTCCATCGTCACACGGAAAGACGCATCTTCCGGGTTTGAAGCACCTGCCCATATAGGGTAGTCCCCACCTCCCATACCAGCGACTATCGTTCCATCATCTTTCTGGACGAGGAGTTGGTTTGTCTGCGAAAAACGTATTCTGCTGTATGTAGCGAGTATTATAGGTGTGAAAATCGGAGCGAGATCGTTGAATTTTACCCAAAATTCTCCTTCTCTAAGAGGTTGCTCGGATGAATTGTGAGATTTCCTACACTTGTATGCCTCGTAGTTATTCGCAGTAGCGCCTGGTTTTATTGCGATGTCAATGTATCGTGTGCCTGACGTAAGTTTCTCGTCATTGTGGTACTCGACGTTTTCTTGCCACTCCGTGATGCGTAAGATACATCCGTCTATGCCTTTTGCGCCCTGTTCGCCCATTATGGCACAGATATGGTATCTGACGACATCGCTCCCGTCGTCGTAATATGTGATTGTCTTGTTCCACAAGTAAGGCTTTTCCGGTGTCGGTGCAGCAGAACTTGTTAAAGGTTTCCAATCCGAAGGGCTGATGTCTGACGGGTATGAACTTGCTGTGTCTGATGGTCGAGAATATGCCGAGGTTGCGTATGTCTCATCTGTACCCAGCATGGATTTCGCCATGTGGCCTATGCAAATAGGCGGAGTGACATATTTGTTTCCACGGCTGTCATAACTTATCTCGAAGTTCCACAGATATTTGCTATCCTCCGTAGGCTCAGGCATTTTTTCATTTGACCAGTTTCCGGCGATTGTCACTTTCTCTTCGCTTGTATAACGGGCAATGCCCTCGACAAATTCTTTTTCATCAGGCCAACCGCTCGGAGCTTCAGAATCACTATCATAATAAGCGTAGTACTCCTGCGTCCCTGCATAGAAAGCTCCGGTACCTATCTGTGACACTGAATAGGAGTCGGTTGAACTTCCTCCAGTGTATTCGATATGCGTTTTAGTATATAGCCAATAACCGTCAGTAAGTGACGATGGGAATGTACCCCAGTCCGTTATGGTGGACGGATCTACACTCGTGGCTTGCTGACTATATGTGACTGTGGAACGCTGAATACCTCGTCCGTCAATGCCCATTCGCGACACGGAGTAGGAGTCTGTCGCAGTACCGTCGGAGTACTCTATGTGCGTCCACGTCCACAGATAACTGCCGTTTGAGACGGATGGGACTGATGTGCTCCATCCGCTCGTCGGCTTTGTCGTTCCGCTTGTGCCTGTGGCATATTGAATGACATTCATCGTGACGGAAACTCCCTTACCGTCCTGTGCCGCCCATCTGACAGGGAAAGCTCCTTTTATTAGCATAGTTATTCGTATTCTTTCATTACTTCTTTAGCGGCATCCGCACATAATTCCCTGAATGTACAGAAGTCAGTGAACTTTGTGACATCAGAAGACTGCATTCCTTGCTTGAAATCATCCCAAGTTTCAGCATTTCTGACGGATTCCAATATTCCTTCCACTGCGTTCATGAGCAGTCCGAACTCGTCTTTTTGGGCAAAACCAGCCTCAATAAGCTGGCTTTTGATGTGGCCATAGTCTATCTGAGAGTCTATCTCCACGGGGATGAAGGAAAAGCCGTCAACCTTGGTGCCGCTCTCGTCCATCTGCTTCTCTGCCTTTATGTCAAGGCACACGATGTGAGTCTCTTTGTCGTAAACTGCTGGCTCGTTCTTCTGCCAGCGTCTTTGAAGATTTCCTGTAATCATGATTCTTCTTTTTTATGGTTATACAAAACTTACTATCTCCTTGGTGTCCTCGAAGACGACGTTGCCGTTCTCCTCGATCACCTTGCGCCCGTCGATTTCGAGAATGTCCGTCTGCTCCTCGTCAATGCCGTAGCGCATAGAGCCGCGGTCTATGAACACGGTCTTGAACCGAGTGACCTTGTTCCTGGTCATGTCTGCCAAGAACGTCTTTATCTCCACAGCGTTCACTATGAGTTTATATGTGTCGCCCATGAAGCGCACACGCAAAGCGTACCTGCCCTCACCCTGCGAGGTCTTGATGTTGGCTATCCACTTTTCAACCTCCACGGGCTTGGTAAGCAACATCTGCATGCCAATCTTCGGAGCATCGATGAATGGAGTGCCGTTGGCATCCACACGTTCCGTCCGCTTGATGCCGCAGTTAGCAATCTTTACCATGTCTTTCTTCTTGATAGTACGTCCGGTCTTCTTGGTCCACAGGCGCTTGCAATGGGAGTTGCCCCATTTCAGCATTCCCCACGCTGCATCGTCCAGCTCTCTCAGACGCTTTGGGTTGCTGACATCGGCACGATGCTTCAGCCAACTAACCTTGTCCGACTTCCTCCACCACATATCCTTCCTGTTGCCGTAGAAGACGAAACCCATCATGTCTATGCCTTCATAGACTCTGTGTATCTTCGGCTCATGCAGCTGAAAGCCTTTGTCTGCAAGGAACTTCCTGGCTCTCTTCATTTTCCATTTCACCTCGCCCTTGGTGGCTCCAGTGAACATGAAATCGTCAAGATAGCGGACGTAGCCCGCTGCATGCACATCCTCTAACATGAAATGGTCGAAAGGACACAATACGAGGTTGCCTGTAATCTGACTCGGACGGATGCCGAGGGGTATGCCTATGCCGTCGGGCGAGAAACGCTCGAACGGCTCCATGAATGCCTCGATGAACTTCTTGTCTTTGAACAGGTGGACGAGGGCCGAATGTATCTGCCCGTGGTCGATGCTGTCATAGTACTTGCGAATATCGCCCTGCGCATACCATCGTTCCTGCCCTCTGTACTTTCTGAGGTTCTTCTTGATGGATAGTGCACAGGCAATCTGCCCGTACCCTTTACGGCTTGCGTATGTATGTCGTATCAGCGACCTGTCAACTCTCCTGTCGGCTGCCATCGTCAGCAGCTGGTGCTCGATGTGGGATGGGTGGAAATAGACCTTCGATATGTCACGGAGCTTGTTCTGACCGCTGATCCTCTGTTCGTGCATGTACTCATCGGTACGCATCCTGCCCTCCAAGACCATCTGCTGTATCTCGCACAGATTCTTGAAGCGGCTCTTGATGTGTCGCTGCACTCCAGGGTTGCGGTTCTTCCGCTTCGTGGCGACATTCTCAGCCTCCACGATGTTCTCCCACTGAGCCATCTGCTCATATATGTAACCGGCTCTCTTCATTCTGTTCTCTTGCTATCGTTTCTATGTGAAGCGTTCAAATCCTAACAAGGCTTACTAACATCACGGGCTGGGTGGCTGACCACAACCAGCGCAAGGTGAATGTTGTTCCGACCAACACGTGCTTTACATACGCGCACGCTGCCGAGGCTCGTGGTATTCGGGTGCGTCCCCATGACGCAGTACTGACACCCTAAGATTTTCACAGGAGTCCTGAGACTTCCGTTTAACGTAGTTAGGCGAGCCGAGTAGTTCGCGTTCGAGTTCGTCCAAGCGTTGTTCGAGTTCGCATACGCGAGGCCGCAATTCGACCCGTTGTTCGAGTTACCGCCAAACAGCCACAGCTCACATACCATTTTGCCTACCATCGGAGAATGGGTTTTTGAAGTTCTTCTGAGTCAAAAAGACCCGACTTTGATTTTTACATTATTTTACTTTTCTTTATTTCTTGATTCAGCGTTCAACCGCGCCTTTTCAAGGCGTGAAGGTGCTACGCTGCCAATGCTTTGAACTGGGTTGCACTTACCTTGTTAAGGCTACCATAGTAAGCAAGGCGAGCCGAGCAGTTCGCGTACGAGGACGTCCAAGCGCTGTTCGAGTGCGCAGACGCGAGGCCGCAATTCGACCCGGCGTACGAGTCACCGCCAAACAGCCACAGCTGTCCTGATGCTGAATACCAGAAGTTATCGCCATAGCTTACACCCGAAAGGGATTGCTTAGGTATCATATAGACACCCTGTCCCTGCTGGCTCTCGATGATATTCATGCCTGTGACGGCACTTGTGGCACGTGTCAGCTTGACATGCTCCACATTGGCAAACGACTCAGCCGTAGGAGTGTCAGTAGGTAGCCAGTTGTGCCTCCAGCAATAGACATCGGTGCCTACAGAGCAGAGACCCTGTACCATTTCCCACTTCTGACCCCAAGGGTTCTCGAAGCCTGCCACGTTGACACAATGGCAAGTGTTGCTGTTGGCATCCGTGGTGGCCACGTTTCCGTCATAGTCACCTAAACTGAGGACGATACCTGTCTTGATGTTCTTCTGACCGTCGAAGCCACCGCTGTTCTCCGTTCCGTCGAGGCCAACACCCCAAATTAGAGTATTGTCAGAGCCTTTGCAGTTCTGAGAGTCACGATAGGCATACTTCGCCATCATGTGGAACAGCAGGTGGTTACGGAAGTCGAGGTTCGCCAAGCCGTGGTTCTTGCTCCTTGCCTGTGCCTTCGTCCAGAACTCATTGATGGTGTAGCTATCAGCAGTCACCAGTCCGGGGAGGCTTCGCAGGGCGCTCGACACGACGCTTGCCTTGAACTTGCCGACAACCATCTGAGGGATGATGTAACCGCCGGGCAACGGAACGAGAGAAAGCCAAAGACGCGGAAATGTAGTATCTCCAGCAGTGATAGTCTGCACACGTCCGTAAGTAACGGGGATGATTTTCATAAAGTCGCCATGTGCAAACTCCGAGACTATCGTGCCGTCTGCGTTAAGCAGGTAGTCGCCTTCCGCTGTGTAGCGGTTGTCGTTCCTGTTCAGCTCGCAGTAGTTGCCGTGCTCGTCCATCAGCACAGATATGGCGGCATTCTCCCATAACTGACGCATATTCATGTTCCCTCCGACATCTACTCTCGTTGAGCCTAAACTTGATGCTTTGTTTACATCAATGTAGAAAGCGAGAGAGTTCAGTGCGAGTTCATCATCATTGTTAAGGGCGTTGCGTAAATTCTTTAGCGTGATTTGTCCTACTTTTCCTCCGAAATTTCCGAAGATGCTATTGCCGTCGCTCATAGAAGCGACATAGTCTTTTTCTGTAAGTGATTTTGACATATCTTTGTATTTTATTTTATTAACTTATCTCAGCAGTGACCTGCACATCGCAGTCTGCGTATTCGTCTTTCCCATCATGTTGGATGATGCAATACTCTGGAAGTATCGTGACTGTAGAGCCTGTACCTTCTGCCGTCTGCTCTCCAAGGGCATTGAAGACAACCCATGAGTATGTAATGTTGCCGTCCGTCTGTAGTACGCCATTTTTATACAAAGACAGCGTATATACGGCATTGTGATTGACACCGACATAGTTACTGCCAGCGTTTGTTGGCTGTGCAACAATCTGGTATTCATCTGCGATGTCGTTAATTCTCTGGCTGTCCTGCGCCACGAGATTACCATTGAGGAGGAGTTTGGCAACAAAGATGCTCCCGCCGTTGACCATATCCCTTGTGACTGTTATTTGCCGAGATGTCTGCGACATCTTCTCGCCGTTGTTGTACCATTCAACCGTGTACCCGTTTGAACCGATGGTAACGGATGATGCTCCGTAGTAAGCCACAGCAGTAAGCGTTGCCGTTGTGTTTTCACCGTCAAGTTCCACTCTGTTGGTAGTCACCTGTACTATATGGCTGTCGGAACCGGCAGTCTGAATAATGACATCAACTGAACCCTGCACTCTGTCCGTCAGAGTATTGCTGACATAGCCGACATCGTAGGTAATCTGCCTGTTAGCTACGGCGGAAACGGATGCGAGGTCGCCGATGATTTTCAGTTCTCTAAAATTGCCGTTGATGCGTGCCTGAAACCTGCTGTCATTAGTCGCAGTTACCCAGTTGCTCCCGTCATAGACGAAATTCAGCGTAGAACCGTTATACGCCCATGTTACATCGCGGATGCTTGCATTATATCCCGCTGCGCTCTTGACCGCAAGTTGGATGATTGGCTGTGCATCAAGAACTCTCTCCAAATCATCACCGCTCTTGCCTTCGGCGTTCCACGTCGGGACTACATCGCCGCTTGTCGTATCTACCGACTGGAGCAAAGCCACACCGTCGTCATTACGATTGATGATATTCCTCACTATAATTATCTGGTCTCCGTTTCTAAGAAAGCGGACGGAGAAAGCCGCACCTGCTGTACTCATTCTTCTTCTCTTTTTAACTCGTTAATGACTTCCCCGTGTGTCATCAGAACTCCTCCGAGTGAACGCGCGGCAAAGTCCGTGTTTTCATTCACTTTCTTCAACTCGTTTTCGTTAACGACCATCTTCGTTCCTTTCCCGGCAAGCCTATGACACTTGGGGTCAAATCCGCATTTCTCGCCTCTTTGGGCATCTATGATACTATATTTCATGTCAGTCAATCAAGTATTCTCCATTTTCGTCAACTAATACTACTCCATTCTCATCGGTAACTAACTCACTGACTTTGTGCGCATCGCACTCAAACCAGTAGTCAAACCAACTGTCGTTTTTAGTTACGCCCATACCGATGTCAGAAACCTTTACGGCAAGATTCTCACCATGCTGCCAAGGTAGAGCATCCTTGTATCTCCACGTTCCGTTGTCATTATATTGTGTCTGCGTAAACCAGCGTAACAAATAGTACAACTCGGGAAATTCCACAACCCTGTCCCTAAGTTGAAGCAATGCGGTGTTTCTGTATATGTTCTGGTTTGGAACAATGTCTGCGCTGAACATTCCTTGGCCACTTGCAGGCATCGTCGTTTCTCTGTTAAGCCCGATAGTGGCTCGTGCGACAATTTCGCCGTCCTTGACGAATTGCACCTCGTACTCACCAGAGTCAATCATCCTCATGTCAAACTTAATAGTAGGGTAGAGGGCTTCTGTAAGCTCAGGTGATGTTTCTGAATTTGGCTCAAGCGCCGTTGATGTCCCGAGTTTAACAATCCTCATCTTTATCCCGTCGTTGAGCGTGCTATATTCAATATCCATTTCGCCGACTGTGGATGTTGGTGCTGTTCCTTCAGGTTGTATAACTTCTTCTGTTCCGAGATAGTCGACTTTTATTGGAAGACCGATGTTTCTGTCAAGGACATAATCTTCGTGTTCATCAAGTTCGTAGTCAAACATCACTCCGGAGAGATAGTCCTTAATCTCCTGTCTCATTTGTTCGAACAGATCTTCATCAGCCATTCTGTCATCAAATGCGTAACGGCTGTCAATAATATTTAGCTCAGAACTAATAGAGAATGTGTTGCTTTGGTCATAGGACAATGTCGTTACTCCAGTGTATTTTTCACATCTTCCTTGTGAGTACTTCCCTCTTGCTGCTTTTTTAGGCAGTCTTACCTCAAAGTAATATTTTGAATTATCATTGTTGCCATCATAAACGCGATACTCGTCACCAAACATAATGTCACATTGACCGAGGTCAACCGTCATGATTTTCTTTGTCGCTGCCGACACTGTAAGTTCATCTTTTACTGTGCCGAGATTTTTCGTACCATAAGGGAACACGACTACACTTGGGCCAATGCCGTTCAGCTTTCCTTTTATGGTCGTGATTTCAATGAAATTATCAATAATATAATTTTCATAATCATTTAGTTCATACAATAGCATCTTATCTACCAATGATGCCCTTATGTCAGCAATCAAAGCATCCCATTGTTCTTCATCATCAAACCTTGCATCCTCGGAGAAATCATCATCCATTATCTCCACATAACTTTTGCCTTGTAAGGTGTAGATATAGAAGTTGTTGGAAGATGCAGCACTTATTCCATAAGAAGCCGAATATTTCTTGTTAAACAAGCCATTCATTACGGCAGATGTGAAAGCCTTTGCATTCTTAGGTAATTCAAGGATAAAGGAATACACCGTATCTCCACCTTCTTCTTCAGGAGCATAACCCTCGTAATTCAATGTAATGGGCAATGTGGTCAAGTCATTCACTTGTAAGAATTTCTTGGTGGCAACATTGCCAATGATTGTATCTTGCACACCATTCATTCCTGCCATGCCATTCTGGAACACCACAATACTTTCACCACTACCGTTCAATTTGCCTGTCTGTGTTTTGATGTTCAATGGCAAATTACTCTCCCAATAAGGCTCATAAGTGTCGTTCTTGGCAGGGTCGGAGATGTTGATGCATAACCCAGATGCTCTAACCATTTCGATGGTGATTGCGCCAGAGACAGCTCGAAGGACAACAAGCCCAAAAGCTGCGGATGACGGAGCTTCAACAAGAGCAGACCAATCCGCATTACCCAAATAGTTATGCTCTGCGTCATACCATCCGATACCATTGCTATCCTGTCGAATATTAGTACCAATCTTTATATAATATAACGAACCTCCGACAACAGGCATCCAGCACCTAACCACAGAAGTATTATCCACCAACACACCAGTTGTCCGATTATAAGTTCCAAACTCACACCCCGATAGGTCTATCTGATTGAACCCTACTGTCTTTAGGCTTTCTGCGTTGAAATTCAACACTTCTCCAGTATTGTAAGGGTAGTATTCATTAGGAAACATTGCCTCAAATTCCTCGACAGTAGCAGGCTCATTGCCAGCACCGAACATTAGGGTGAGGTCAAATATCTTGACATATACAACTTTGTTGTTAAGCACTGTGCCAATGGAAGGCCCTGTAAAGTCCATTGCAAGATTTGTAAAACCAGTGTAAGAACAAGTTCTAATATCTGCGAGTTTTCTTTTGCTTGTAACACCCCCTAATGCAGTTCGAATAGTTACATATTCAATACCACTACCTCCCGTGTAATATTTATGACCAGAAATAAGTTTTACTGCATCTCCTGTTTGTACATTAAAAGAATTTGTGGCAGAAATTGTGCCGTTCAAATTGATACTATATTCACCTCTTGTTAATTTGACTTCAACGCCAGATACCGTATCAGTTCTTGTGGGAACATTAACGGGATTGAATGACTGATTCCACACCACACTCTTTCCTCGCATTGCCGTGAGTTGGGCAACGTCTGGGTTAGCGGTAAGCTGACCGTTTGCGGTCTTTCTGAAAAGAAAACCATCGCTTGTTTTGACTTGGTTTTCGTAGTTAAGCTCTTTCAACCCTTTTGTAAGTAGGACATTTATTTCCTGCTCGTAACTCTTTCCATCGTTTGCTTCTGCGCGTGTGCCTGATACCATCATGCCGAGAGCCTTCTTGTGCTCCCAAAGTAAAAGATTGTCGTAAAGCGGATCGTAAGTCACGAGGGGCTTATCTACTGAACATTGTATTACATCGGTACCTTTTTCCGTGCATGTCAAAGCTATCTCGTTGCTTTCGACGTCATAAGTAATTCCTGTTCTCCAGTCAAGGAACTGACCTCTGAAAGTCAGGACGACATTGCTGTTGGCTGGCAGATTCTTCTTTATGGTCAAAGCTCCCCTTGTATCACTTGAAGAAATATCTATAGAATAGTCCTCTCCTGCAGTCCACACATCTGCTATCGGCTCTCCATCCACCAGCCATATCATCTTGTCGCTGTCGGTGGAAAGGAACTCGTTGGCGTTTCCCCTGCGGAAAATCCCATCAGGGTCTATGGCACGCACCTCTGGCAGAATGACCGTAGGCGTGAGGTTTCTGTCAGGCTCGTACTCCGCCGCTCCTGAAAGTGTACTCACGCTTTGAGCGCATGGAGACATTTCCGTAAGGCAGACCATCTGGCAACTCACCGTGAGCGGTCTGAACTTGACTCTTGTATGTGTCCTCTGTGAAATAAAACTGTTCTCGTTCATATTTAACTGAAATATTTTGCTGTTGCTGATTTTGCCGCGAGACCGCTGACATCATTGCTCGCCGTGACTGTGAATGTAGCGGCTATCTTGCTGATTCCGTCTATGCCAAGGTCGCTGAAACTAATATAGAAAGGATTTTCTACGCTTGTATGCTCATTGTTCCACAAAGCATCGCTTGCGGCATCTCCCGTGTTGCGTGTGACAGATATATGTGTAAACTGTGACGTAACATCTTCCCCGTAGCCGTTGATGACATATACCGTTACCTCTTCCGTTTCTCCTGGTGCTATTGAGCCGCCGAGGGATTGGTCAACATAACATCTGTATGCCAAACGCTCGAACTGGTCTATCTGCCCGAAGATGTAGGCATTGCCGAACACCTGACCATATCCGTGGAAGACTTTTGTATAAGGCTGACCTTGGCTGTCTATGGCTGGCATTGAGAAGCCTTCGAGGTGGCCGTGTATCTCGTAGTAGTTTGCAGGCTGGAACTCCCATGTGCTCACGCCTGTCAACGATACGGAATACTCCGTCGTAGTATAGGTGAAAGCCTGTCTCTCCTTGTTCGAGATATTACCGCGACCTGCAAAGTGCATACCGACAAAAGGGTGATGCCCGTTGCCGCCATCTGCCTTGCTACGCAAAACATAAGTGAAGTTCTCGTTGTGGGCACCGCTGACTCCCGTAATCTGAAAGTACACCGTCTTAAATCCAGCGAAAGAGAAATTACCTTTGTTGTCGTCACTATTCGCATCGGCGTTTCCGCTCTCGTCATGCCAAATACCCATGCACAGGTCTCCGACTGCGATAGCGCCAATCTCACCCTCGTCAAGTTTCAAAGTACCGCTACCTGTTTCAGCTCCAGTTGTGTCTGGAGTAATGGTTTCGATGATACCGCCTCCAAAAGTGTCCCACCGTATGCCTGTGTATATGGAAACTTTGTTGTACCGCAGTTCCGGCACTTCAAGCCATTCCCATAGCCTAAGTGAACGCAGTTCGCCTCTGCCTTGCCCATCTATTTCTCCTCCGATACCAACTATGCCAGGGATAAAATCATGCGTGCGGAACGCATTCCGTGCGACTATATCATTAAACTCTGCATCGCCGTTGCTATTGATGTTTCCACCTCTGCCGCCAGATTTGAAATCTCCGAAATTTGCCCCTTGCCTGAAAGTAATCAATCCCTTTGCCTCGTCATTATGCTTTTTGGAAAGAAATCTTTTTTCTCCCTCTGAATCAAGGATGCTGAGCAGTGCCGCTGAGTTCTGCCCGCCTCCTCCGCCTCCACTGCCAAACAGACTTCCATTGTATATCCTGTCAACTGAAATCGTCAATCTTTGCAAGGTTGTCTGCTGAATATCATCGTTCAGCTTTAGGGTCGTCTTAGGCGTCAGGTTTTCTCCCATCTCTATAGAAACCTGCTCTATCGTTATATCTACCAGTGGTAGGGGAGAATCGTCAGTTGAAGGTATTCCTCTGAAAGTAATCTTCAATCCTGAGTATAAACGCCAGAAAATACTATCTTCCACCTTCCCCTCTTTTCGCATGTTCTCATAATTGTATTGAAGGTAGTTGTCTGAAAGTACCGGCTGATAAGTGAACTTCGTTTCGCAGTTGTCTGCAAGATAGTCTGTAGCTGCTTTCAGCAGGCGTATTTCCGCCATTTGAATATAGGCTTCTGGCATTTCTATATTTAACAATACGAAATAATCTCCTGCCTCTATAGGGTCAACAGAACTCGGATAGTATGTGTTAAGGCTTTCATCTTTTGCCCGGTTCAATTCGAGCATATAGCCTTTCTTCCCGTTGTATTCGACTTTTTCTACGTTGGTCCCTATTTCGAACTCCCTGCCTGTACAGCGCCCGCTTTTCATTGAGACAACTGGAGTTTCCCCGTTGAAACATGCTTTTAAGTCAAAGCCCATATCTTTGATGAATACATGGAATGGTGTACTCTGCGTCGTTGAATCACGCAGTTCTCTCCAAATGTATTCCGATTCAGGTGCTCCTTCTTTGCTTGATTTCCCAACTTCGTAGTCAAAGAGAATGGTGCCAGAGAATCCACTTGGGTATTCTTCAATCTCCATTTTCGGAGAGAATATCACAGATATATCTGAAAACTTTGTTACGGTTATGCTTTCTGTTTTTTGTTCCTCCTGCTCTTTGTAGTCGGGTAGTTCCGGCAGCGCAACCTCTTTCCACTGGTCTTCCCTTTTTGCAGAAGTGAAGTCAGAATCGTATGTCGCGATAATTGTCTGTTCTCCTGTGTTTTTGTCAGTCTGGACTATTTGCATCCTGAAACCAACATTTACGTCGAAGTCAGTGTATGCCAAAAAAGAATACACAACAGAAACATAGTCAACGCTCGTCGGAACAAGAAGATATTTTCCTGGAAGTACGTCCTTTACAGAGAGCAGTGTTTGCCCGTCCCCATACCACACTTCTTTCTCTGGTATGTCGCGCAATGTGTAGTGCTGCCCAGATATGACTGCACTCTTTGTTATGCCATAAACGGGAGCGTCTTCATCTGTCAGAATACCATTACCTATGTTGGCATCATCTGCAAGAACTCCGTCTGAATAATGCCCGATGGCAAGCAGAGAGTCAATTCGTTCTTTGTTGCCATAATTAGGAAAGGCATTAGCTCCAGTCGTTCCATCTTGGTCTTCCACAAGCGCGGCTCTGAGCTCTTCGTAAATTGCGCCCTCTATTGTTGGGAAAATCTCTTTAAGTTCACCGTTTGACCCATCCCATCTTGCACTATCTTCCCTTATGCCCTCAGCACAATTGCCCGCGTCGTCGTTTTTATCTATATACGCATCGTTGGATTCTCCCTTGACATGACGCACGTAAGGCAGGTTGGTCAGTGGGTTTATTCCGTATATGGCATCTCTTTCTGCATTGGCAGCATCTTTTACGGATGGAACGTCAAACGTGTTCGGCAACTGTAAGTTTGCAGGGAAAAGAGATTGCGACAGATTGTATTTTTTATTGTAATATCTGTACGGCATATTTTTCGTTGAACCGAATGCGCGCAGCCGCGTGACGATTTTCTGTTCTCCGCTCGTGGTTTTCTTTATCTGGAAAAGTGCGCTTCCAGGGTTTTCCCTTGTAGGGTAGCCTTCTCCATATCCGAAAGCGAACGTTCCGCTGTCATCATCGCTCGTCAGATTTTTCAATGTATACCCGATGTATATATTTCTGCCTTTGATGCTATAATCCAAATCAAAGGTATTATGGACTTCCGAGAGCGCACTGTATACCGATGTGTTGTCAAATGTGAGAGTTTTGTCTTCTGTATGTGTCGCCAATTGCGTTTCCCCGGATGCGACTTCGATAGTCGTCTCGGTGTCTACATATATATTCCACATGCCGGGGAAAAACCTATCAAGATTGGCTTGCATTTTCGCAGCCAATGCGCAGACAGCCGTAAGCGTTTTGCCGTTGACGGATGTTTCACCGCAGAATAAGACGAACCTGCTACTGCCAGTATAGTTCGTTCCGAGAGCCGGGCTGTACCGCCCAGTCGTCGAAGTAATGTCAAGCATTGTTACCCTCGTCAGTTCTTCGTATCTGCCGTCAAATTTTATACTGTCGTATTCATACGCATTCAGTGTTTCTCTGCTTCTTGCATTCTGTGTGACCTGCGGGATGTTGTTCAATGTATACGTTTCTCCACGAAATACACAATAATCTCCGACTTTCCAGTCTATCGGTTTTTCCGATTTTACTGAAAGGGAAATGTATTGTTCTCCCATCATCTTATCCTGAAAACTCCATTTGTTCGCTATGGCGCGAAGGCAAAGGACATCCGCATCCGTTTTTCCAAAAATCGCCAGTGCAGGTATCTCCTCTGTCAGAGATATGGTACTCTGTATATCAACAACCTCCATAGACGAGGTTATTGCGTGTGCGTTATATAGTGTTTGCAGGATATTCATTCAAAGTTCAATTGAGATATTTTTTTTACTCTCCCGACTGTCTCGTAAACAGGTGTTACATCTGTAGATGGGTCATAGACATGGAATTTTACCTTGAACTTTGCTACGGCATCAGGGTCGTTTTCGGACATGAAAAATAAATCATTGTTTATCTCGGACACAACTACGTCCTTGCGACCGATTCCATTATATTCATTATAAACGGCAAGCCTGCACCCGATGGCGCCATCGTTTCTTCCTGTCAAGAATTTACAAAAATCGGAGATGTCGTTCCTTACGCTTTCTTCTGTCCCGTTGCATAGAAACTCAACGTCAATGTCGTAATCATCCAATGGCAACTTGTCAGGTGTATAGACACTAAGTCCGTCTCTTCCCGGCCAGTCAAGCGAGGGTAATTGTTTTGACTTCGGATAAAGCATGAATGGGAAATCCTCGCATACAACATTGTATTCTTCAAGAATATCCACCGCATCGCCCTTCGTATATTCGATGCCATTGAATTTAAGCTGCTGAATATATGTTCTGTACAACGGCATGTTAACAATTTTTAACAAAGATACAATCCGAAAAGCGGCCGCAATGCATTCCGTATTGGAAATGTGGCGGCTTTAGCATTTCCAATTTTAATTTCCGATAGAACGACTATGATTTTCTATTTTTGCAATAGAAATCTAATCTGCGAATGGATTTATTGAACAAGGAACTACGTGAGCAAGCTATCAGCCTTGGACTATGTGAAGAGTGGACTAACTTATGGAAAGATGACTGGTCTGAGGAGAAAATGGTGGAGATGATGTACCGCGGTCTTGATTTCTGCCTTCAGCATCATTGGCCTTCCAATGATTTTATTGTCAGTAAATTTAGGCGAGAGTTCCTTAGAAACCATAATATTTTTATTGATGACAAATATAGCACTATCAATCCAAAAGAAGGTCTCGTTCTTGGGAAGTCGGAAGTAAAAATGAGGTTTAATTCAAATTGTTACGGAAATATCCATATCCGCGACAATTCATCGGTAAAACTGACTGCAAAAAACCGCAGTTTTGTCATCGTGCATCTTTATGAGAACTCACATATTACAGCGGAAAAGTACGATAGTGCAGAATTGGTCATAGTAAAACATTCACGCACCGTAACTATTGATGCAGGAAATGGAATTGTTATAAAAGAAGAATATGATTTTTTGAACTCATAAATCATTTTACTTGTTTAGTTATTTTATTCATAATTGTCAAAATCACAATTAAGCCATGCCGTCTGTGACAGATAGCATGGCTTTTCCAATATGACAAAAACAAAAGATTATTTCATCGATAAGGATTCAATGCCGTTCACGACATTATCAAACCTTGACCGCAATGCGGCTATCTCATTATACATTGCCCCGCGCCCGTCACGCATCATCTCCATGACAATCCTCGTGTTGTTGTCTATATTGCCAAGAGATGTGACGCTATACCTGAACTGCTCAATATATTCAGGCCAGAACTGTGTAATGTATTGCGCAAGCATGATGCGGTTTGCTGCGATGTCCTGTCTTGCGGCATTGATGTACCCTGCCAACAAATCAGAGGTTTCCTCGCTTGTTCCTTGTACGCTACTGCTGAGTGTCTTTGCAGTCTCAGATTTAACGTCCAGACCATACTTTTTCAACATTTCCTGATAAGCCGTCATAAATTGGGTCGATGCACCGATAGCTTTTTCTCCTTCTCCGCCTGTACCGAAAAACTCCCCGATGGCCTCTATCAGTTTAGGCATACTTCCTTCTACGTCGTTAGGGTCAAGCAGACCTGAAATTTTATCTTCAAGACTCTCAAACATAGGCTGAAGTATCTTCATTTTAAGCATCTTGTTGCCGACCTGTTGCAAGATACCCGTAACCGTGTCTCGGTATGACTTCGCCATGTTCTCTCCGTTTTCAAACGCTGATGCGAGTGCATCAGACAGTTGGTCCGCCCATCCTTTGACATCTATGTCAAACAGTTCCTTTGCCAAATCAAGCGTGAAGTAGCGTATCTGATCATCCAATTCGGCGATTTTCTTTTTGGTCGCCTCAATGTCGGAATTGGATTGCTTCTTCTTGCTCATCTGCTTGTCAAGAATCTTCATGTAGGATTCGTGTTCCTTCTGTAGATTTTTGTACTCTTGTATATATCCGCTTCCTTCATCGTTGCGCCCGTAGTATTCATACATGGCTTTCTTGGCTGCATCATCAAACTCCACGGTGACTGACTTTCCTCTCATAATGTCAATTGTCCTTGAGAATTTATTGCTGTAATCAGCGTATTGCTGTGCGAAACTTCTTCTCACGTCTCCGTTGTCAAAACCGAGAGTGCGCTGTCTCGCTTGCACTATCAAAGCCGTATTATTTTCAATCTTCGTTACTTCCTCCCGGAGTTTGTTAATCTGCCGTTCAAGCGACTTGTCATGGACTTGTGCGATACTGGTAATTCCTCCTATCGCCGCACCTGCCGCCATTCCCAAAGGGCCAGCAAAACTGAGAGACTGGGCACCGCTGACAGCTCCACCCATTACCGCTCCTGCATCAGAGAACGCATTGGCGGCGCCTTCCATTCCGAGAGCGTTGAACATGTCACCGAGCATGTTTGAAACCTTTGAGAGCCTGTCAAACACAGTGGCGACTTGCTCTGCTTTTTTCTGCATTTTTTCAAGCGCGGCGGCTCGTTCCTCTTCTTTCTTTGCTCCCTTTTCATCTCCTTTTATACGAAGTAAAGAAGCCTTGTCTCTATGATAATCTATAAGCCCTTGCTGGCCTCCAGAAAGAAAGGCACCGACACCGCCTTTGATACCGAGAAAACCACTTTGATCAAACTCCGTTGCAATCTTGTTCAGGTTAGCGACCTTCTCTGTGTATTGCTCCATCGTAATTGCGCCGGTGCTTAATTGTGAATTGAGGCTGTCAAGTTCATTCTGATAAGCTGTTCTAAATTCTGCCGCAGCCATCTGCTGTGACCTGTTATAAAGGTTAGAATACATTGACGTTGCCTGCCAGTTCTTCGTTTCCATCTGCGCTTGCGCTGCATTTTTCCTTCGGTCAGCCTCCTCCTGAGTTATCTTGCCTGCTGCCAACAGTCTGTTAGTTTCTTCGAGTGCTGCGTTGTATTCCCGTTGGTTTCGGCTTTGTATTGATGTAATGTCTACAAGACCGCCCAACCACTTTGCATAGTTCTGAATATCGCTCTTTGTTAAATCTTCCTGCGCCTTCTTCCAGTCTTTCAAATCGTTCTGTATCGCCTTTATCTTATCCTCCGAAACACCGAGTTCAGTGACATATTTGTCAATATCCTTATCTCCCATGCCGAGGATGCTGTTGAAGTCAATAGGCACTCCCGCATACCCGGATATTTTTGCACGCTTGAGGTCTGCGACGGTCGCTCCCGGAGCGATACCGGTAAGTCGCTCTGCGAGAGAAGCGTCACCAGTTGTTGTTAACAGAGAATTGAAAATTTCCCATTTGCGGGTTATTTCATCAAGTTGCTCTTTCGTGTCGCTTGCAAACTCGTCCATCTTTCTCTGCGCTTCCGTGAAATCAACATCGTTGATGGCATCGCGTATGAGTTTGATGGCATCAACCATGAAATTGTTTCTGTGTGTCTTAGTTTTATACAACGACATTCCTTCATCAAGAAGACCTCCGAGGTTTCCTTTGTAATTCGGTATGCTGTCAAGACTAAGGTTTGTCTTCCACTCTTTGTTGAACTCGTCAAACAACGGCTGAAACTGTTTCTTCACTTTTTCGAGCGCACTGCCTTCGCCTACCTGATTGGCATATTTTTTATACCAGTCGTAGGCGTCTTTGTAGAGTTTCGCTATCTCGCGCAGCCTCTTTGCCTCCCGATCTTCGTTGTTGCTCCTTCCAGATTTTTTGTTGTCACTTAGGTCATATCCCTCCTTTTCGAGAGTCTTGTTGTTAAGTTCACTCGCATAAGCCTCAATGTAATCTCTTGCGGCCTTTTTGGTGTTTTCATTGTTAAGGGAATCTATAAAATCATCAGCAGCTCTTTGCCCAGCAGTTTTCCCCTGTTGTTTAGGCAAAGTCCCTTGTGCAAAGGGCATGTATATAAAAGATTCCGCATCGTTTGCACCTTCTGTATTCAGAGTAGTTCTACCTTCTCTATAAAGAGCGGCTGCTAATGCTTGCAATTTTTTCTCAGAGACATTTCCTTTCTTCAAAATTCCGCGTGTGTCCTTAAATGTCTGCTCGTTTTGTTTTCTATCTTTTTTGGCGGCCTCTGTGACATCGGATATGCTTGTGACTTGCTTTATTTCGACTTTCCATGTCTTTGAGGTGAGATTTTCAAGATATTGCTGGAACTTAGACAACTGATTGTATGCCTCCTCAACTTCAACATCTATCTTAATTCCGAAATGTTTAAGCAATTCGTTCTCAATCTTACGACGCTCTTCTTTAGCCAAGTCAGTGAACCCTTCAATGCCTTTGAGGAAAGTCTGTATTCCTATCTGCACAGCACGTTTCTGATATTCGTTAAACTGACTCACGGATTTTCCATAACGACCTTCAAGCTTCTTCACCAAATCTTTAGTATATGTATCTGCATCGTCGGTGAATCGCTTGTAAGCACTGTCGTACTCAATGATTGCACGCTTGTAGTTGGTCCACGGAGATGCAAACGCCGAACCACCCATCTTTGCTTCAAAAGACGCATAAGCCTTCTGGTATTGATCGAGGAGTTTTATCTGTGCGGCGATGTCAGTCTCGGCAAATCCTTCCTTTCCATTGCTTTTGCTATAGGTTTCTATGTTTTTCTGCACCGCATCTCTGTAATCGCCAAAGATGTCTCTCGTCTGTTTAAGGGCAATGTCTATTTTTGACCTGTTTTTAAGGAACTCGCTTTCCGTGTTTTTGAGATTCTGTACTTCTTCAGCATAATCTTTTATATTTTTTCGCATGCTGTCATTTAACCCGAATTGATACCATCTTCCGCCGGTTTTATTGTTGGAGTTCTCAAACTCGTCAGATATTTCCTCAAGTTCGGCATAGGCTTTCTTCGTGGCATCTATTTCTTTTGCAAGAATCTCATATTGCTCTGCGAGAGAGTTCACGCTTGCCCCGTTGTCTACTTTGAAAGCGTCTTTCAAGACATTTCCCACCTGCGGAGAATACTCCTTGAGTTCTTGCGTCATTGCATCTATCTGCGTCTTCAATTCAGATTCGCTCAAATCAGCGGAGATACCGACTTTGAAATTCACGGCATTCTGGCTCATATTCCTATAGCCTTCAACCGCTTTGTTTTTCATTTCACTTTTACGCTCACGCTCTGCCTGAAGTTTCTGATATTGGCTTGATATAAGCGTTATGACACTTTCTATAGCAAGAAGCCATCCGATTGACGCGGTCATGGCTTTCAGTGACGCCCTAAATGCCTTTGCTCCTGCCGTGGCACCCATCCAGCCGAGTTTCATCCTCGTCAACACACCGTTCAATGCGCCGAAGCCGGAAACTTTCGCACCTGCCATAGCCCTCAGTTGCGCGACCGTGTATTTGCTTGTGGATATGGCATTGCCGATCATGGCTTTGTCTATACGCCCGCTCATCGCTATCTGTTGAAGCTGAGCCTTGGTCAACCCCATCGTGGCACCCGCCAACTCTGCCTGTTCGACAGTGAGCCTCCGTGTCGCCACGGCGATGAGCAACTGCTGCCTGTTCAGCTGTTTGGTTACGGCGAGATTTTTGACTTCCTCGGCAGTGAGCTTGTACGTCGCACCTCTCAGCGCCTTTACAGAAACACCGTATGTCGTGATTTGGGCATTGACGCCCGCCATTGCAAGTTTTTGGATGCCGAAGTACGCAGTCGCGCTCGCAATGATGGGAAGAACAACTTTCCATTCCCTTGTAAGAGATGTCAATCCACTTGCTATTAATTTGAGTATATCACCGATACCACCTTTGGCCATCTCCCCATACATAATGTCCATAGAGTCTTTCAAGTTCTTGAAACGAGCCTGGACACTCTCGGATATGGTTTCCTGCATGTTGTAGAACATGCCGCCCTCATCTGTCAAATCCTTGATAACTGCGACGACGTCCTCGTAACCGATTTGTTTTTTGCTTACACGTTTGCGGATTTCAGCGGTTGACACTATTTTACCTTCGATTTGAGTCAGACGCTCTGAAAGTTTTTGCAGCATCGGAATGTTGTTCATGGCAAATTGACGGAGCGTATAACCTGAAAGAGCTCCCTCTGAACGTACATGTCCTAAAGCAAGTGCCAGTCTGCTTACCTCAGTTCCGGCACCTGCAGCAATGTCGGCGAGGCGTTTGGTCATGTCAAACAGTTCATTTGACTTGAAACCGTATGCGGAAAGTTGTTTGGAGAATTGGTCAAGTTCGACAACTCCGAAAGGTGATTTGATTGCCAAATTCTTGATATTATCAAACAATTCGTTAGCCTGCGCAGTATCACCGAGGATAGCACCAAGGGATAGGCGTTGTTTTTCAAGCTGACCGCCAATCTCTATAATGTTCCGGACAAATTGTTGCGCACCCCAAACACCCAAATACTGAGTAGCCAAAGATTTAAGGTCGCCCAACACCTGGCTCTGACCTCTTGCGCTGTTTGTAGCCTGGTTTAACGCCTGCGCCAACCTCTGCTCTTCCATCGTCAGTTGTGATACAGCGCGTGATGCAAGATTCGTTTCTTGTGCCTGCTTGTTACGCATATCAGCAACGGCTCGACCCGATGCGATAACACCACTATAATCACGCCCAACTGACAAGGAACGCAACAGACCAGTTGAGTTGCCGCCTCTCTGCGTAATAGTCTCTATCTGCTGCAACTCTCTTCTTATCTCACGTAGTGCATCTCTTACTGAATTATACTGGCTTTCACCCAATCCGATTTTGCCAACGGAAAGAAGTTTCTGTAAGTCTGCCGATTGTTCACGTAACATCTTTATGCGGGATGCAAGAGCCGATTCTGACTGCGAACGCATGGTCTTGGACTCTTGCTGCATAGACTTATAGGATGAGGCAAGTTTCTTTACCGCTTCTGCTTCTGCTGCAAGTTTCTCCTTGTTCGCAACCTTGTTGAAGTCAAGACGCATTTCGTTGTTCAGTTGGCGCATGGCTGAGGCTGTTTCGGTAACAGAGTGTTTCAACGCGTCGTAGTGACCGCCGAGTAGGGTAACGGAGTTACCCATGTTATCCATTTTATACGCCTCAAGCTTCAATGAACCTAATTTGTTAAGATAACCGATTGTGTTTGGATTTCCATTGTTCGCTTGGTATAGAATTTCTTTGATAAGTTCAGCTCTTTCCTTAAGTTCCTTCAAATTGCTCATCTGGTCGCCACGCAATCTACCCATGCCCATCACAGGATGCCCCTCACCAAAGTCAATGCTCTTCTTTGCGAGTTCAATCAGCCGCCTGATATGGTCTTGTTCCTTGATAAGGGTTTGTATATTTCGTAGCCCTGTCTTATCGAGTCTTTCAATGAAATTTTCACCAGTACCGCCGGAAGAAGCCATCCCTTTTAGTCGCTCAATTGCGTTGCCGACTTTAACGATGCCTTGCTCTTGCTGTTTCAGTTCTTCTGCGGGATTACTCTTCTTCGTACCACTCCCGTTTTTTATGGAGTCCATCATTCGGATAGATGCGCTGACCTCCTTGATTGCCGCTCCCCATCCGGTCAGAAGTTCTTTCAGGTTGTTGTCCTCGCCAATGGTCACTTTGAATTTTCTGAAAGCCTCGTCCAGTTTATTCACATTCTCGGCACACACCTCTATGCGTTTTGAGAAAGCTGTGAAGTTGTCATTTTGAATTGCTTTTTTAACAGCCGACAAATCCTCAACAAACTTCTCGAAACTCCCCTTTATCGCACTCTGGGCTAACTTCTGCAACTGCTCACTCGTCGTCTGTGCGGCATCACCCGTCTGCTTGACGCTCTGTACTTGCTGTTGAGAGGATTGCGCCTGTTTTTCTATAGATACAGAACCTTGAGAGCGAAGGTCATTGAGTTTCTGCTGGGCAGTGGAGAGTTGTTGCGTTGCTAATTCCTCCTGCTTTCTGACCGATGCTATTTCAGACTCTCTTGTTGCGATGTCCTGTGCTTTTCTTTGTTCGCTCCTTAAAAGTTCCTCATACATACGCTGCGCATATTCCCTGCGTATCTCCCAGTCCCTTTGATTATTGTACCCAAAGTCGTCTTTCTCCTTATCTTGACGGCGTTGCATGTTGATGTGCCATAAGCCCATTTTATCGTCAAAGGAAAATTGGAATTTTCTTTGGACTTCGACAGATTCTTGTATAGTTCTGAGATATTTAACAGCTTCTTCTCTCGCTATGCCATACGCCTTTGCCAATGCAAGGATAGGTTCTTCGGCGGGAACACTCATAAATTCCTTCCGTTGTATTGGAATGGCAACTTTCCCCAATATCTTGTATAGGGTGTTTGCCATCTCCAGAATATCGTGCATGTCATGCTTCGCATCGCCCAAATGCAATGAAGACCCCATTGCTTTTTTATCGCCAGACAACCTATCTAATATAGACTTCCAATACTCGGAATCATAGGGATTAAGACCAACGCCACCTTTCACGAAATCAAGTGTCTTTTGCATCTTTGCACGTTGTTCCGCAAGTTGTGATATTCGTTGTGTTAATCGTTCAACCTCCTGTTCCTGAGCCTTTATAGCATCCGTATGCGTCTGCGTTGCCTCAGTAGCCTTACCCATGTCGGCGGCTACTTTCTCACCAATCTTCGGTGCTGTCTGTTGACCGAGCATCTGCAAAAGCCTCTGCAAATCGTCAACGCCCTCAACCTTAACGTTGATGGTCTTGTCTTTGAGTTTTTCAAACTCTTGCTCTATCTTGTTTAACTGACCAGTCGCATCGTCTTGTATTGCGACTTGGAACTTTAATGGGTCGAGTGCCATAACTTATTTTTTTTGTGTTTGTGTTGTGTTGTTGTCGATAGGAACTTTCTCACCTGTGCGCAGGAATTGGTCAAGTTTGAATCCTCGTTTTTCTCTTTCTGCCTTGCGCTTCTTCCATCGTTCTACTGCCGCTTCAAGTTTCTTCGGGTCAGGCTTATAGCCTTTGTCCCCAGGTTTCAAACCTTCGTTTTCATCGTGTTTCTTATAGACAGTTATCGGCTGGTCTGTGTCAATCAGTTGTATTTGCGCTATGGTATGTCCCCAGTAGTACTCATACATCTGCACACGGAAAATACCGAAGAAATATCTCGGCATTACGAGCCACTGACGCTGTTTTCTGTCAGAGAAAGCTGATCCGTATTTAGTTCTTGAAGGGTAGCTTCTACTTCCGTCACTCTCATCCTCATCAGCGAATCCTTTGCCTCTGTCAAGAACATGATACTCTGTAAGAACTGCAACTGCGGAACTTTTTTTTTACCAGTTTCAAGTATCGGAGCCAATTGGATATTGTCATACTGCTTTACATAGTAGAACCATCGCCACAAAAACCAATAACGGAATTTCAGTTTCCAATATCCATCAAGGATGATAATCGCTGCGGCTTTACTGCATAGCTTTACATCCGACAATATTTCACTAAATATATCCGTTTCGGATTCATCCTTTTTGTCTACGCTTTTTTTATGCAGAAGCAGACGTGTCAGTTTCTCCAACTGACCATTTTTCAGCCAGCGGATTTTGTATTTCTTCTTTGTGCGGAGTATTGAGACTTCTTCGGCATCATTGTTAATCATCGAGAGATATAGCTCCTGTGTCTCAGTTCCAGGCTGTTTCAGCGGTTGTTCTTTTGCTTTTGGCATCTTTTGCTTTTTTGTGAATTAAAAAGGGCAATGGCAGCATTACACCACCACTGCCCATCTATGAACTATATGAAGAAATAGAAACTACTCTCCTGCGGGTTCGAGTACACCGAACGCATCTTTGTCAGCGCCAGCGGCGATAGCACCTGTCAGGACGACACAAAGAGGCTTGTTGCTACCATCAAAGATAGCCTGAGCCATGAATTTTGCCTTCTTGATGAATAGAACTTTGTCTTCTGTGTCGTTGAGAATCAATAGACCGAAATAAACTGCCTTCTGTGCCGAAGCGTAGAGCTTGCCCGCAATCTTAGCCTTACCGCCGATGGTAAAACCTGTCGGCAGTGTGATTGTGGACTGCACGCCTTCATCGCCGAAACATGCCTCCATGATGCCAGTTTCATTACACGGAATCTCCAAAGTGAGTTCTCCGTCTCCTGGGGTAAAGGTGTTTACCCAGTCTGTATTCAAGCCTTTTACCTTGAAATGCTCAATACTCGGAGCACCTGTGTCAAAGTTAAAGCCGGAGTCGTCGGAAACAGGAAACTCCAACATATTTGCTTCTGTAATAGTCGCAGCGCCCTCGACAGTGGTTATGCCGCCCTTTACTGCAAACACTGATGATATACCCTCGAATACATCACCTTGTAAATCGATTTTACGTTTAAGTGCCATATTTTTATTGTTTAATATTGAATTTTGTTCTTAATTTGAATGTTATCTGTGTGACCTGATAGCCGTACCCGTCTTCTCCCTGCATAAGGAATCTCGGCTCTGTTGCCGTGATATGCTCGCCGTTAATCGGAAATAAATCCAATACAAGATCCACAAGACTTCCCTGTGCGTTTACATTCAACGTACTGTCCGTCTTTGCCTTGCAGTATACTGAAAATGTTCCGTAACTGTTCGCCATTACAGAAATCTTCCCCTTTACTCTTCCCCTGATTTCCGTTGGTATATTAATTACCACGAAATTGGCCAAGTCCGACTGACCGTTTTTCGGTCTGTCGAGGAAAGTTTTGACACCGATTCCTTTTACCGCTTTTACGAGGTCTTCGTAAATAAGGTAGAGTAGAGATTTGCTTCCTGCCATAGTATTAAGTTCTTGGAAGTTTCAGAAAATTCACGGCTACCTCCTGTGCATGCGCATAGGTTCTTAGCACACCTGTCGTACTCCTTAGATTTTCAACAAATTCCGCATATTCTGTTGGGTATGCGACGATAATGTCGAAAACGTTCCTTCCATTCGGACTATACGATTGAAAGAATTGTCTCGCATCCTCTTCTCCCCATCCTTGATTGGTTTTTACCTGCGGGGAATATGTGGATTCAGACAAATCGTAGTCGGAACGGAAACGGTATTTGCGAGGAGCAGTCATTTTGACCTGTATGGCCTTTGTGACCTTATCGGCGGCATAACACGCATATACAGGGGATTTGAATTTATACAAACAAACGACAATGGAGTTAAGTAGGTTTCCCGTAAAGTTGTGCTTGCCAGGAGCCGATTGACGGGCAGATATAGCCTCGTCGCAAAGATTCATACACAATGCACGGCATCTGCCTTCAACCTCTCTAAATATCTTTTCACGATATTCAGAGATACCTTTCTCTACTATTTGTTTGTTAGTTGCGGACATATTTCCAGATGATAGTCGTTCCTAAGTTGCCAGGGTATTTGTCAATGACAGTTCCGTATTCCTTGTAACCGAATCTTTGAAGTTCAATCCTGTCACCCTCGAGCGGTATCGTTTCCTCCGTCCACTCATCTTGTTTCATCGGTATCTGTAATTTTCTGTATGATGCTATTACATCTCCGTTATCTGCGACGGTTTCACGATTGTCACTTCTGCATTTTCCCTCATATACTACAGTAACCTCGCCAGACTGTTCAGATGCAGAGGGTTCTCCTCCTTCATTGTTGCCTTCCGTTTCGTCAGACATCGGGTCGTAGTCCTCAACGTTAGCCTGGTCGTCCATCGGCTCGGTTTCAGCATAACGGATGATTCGGCAAGTGTGCGGGAATTGAGGGTTGGTTATTTCCATTATCGGTATCTTCTAATTTTATGGAATCCGTTCCCCTTCATGCCCCATTTCGGCGCGAGGGTTTTTATTCTTTCATCAACAATGTCCCATTTTTTGAGTAAGTCGCGGGCGAGAATCAAGAATTGCATCAGCTGAGACGGAGCCCATTGCTCGCTTCCCTCCGAATGTTCCCAATCTCCGTTTTTCTCAGAAACACGTTGTGACGTGACTGGGTTGAATGCCATTCGTATAAGGAGATATGCGAGCGACAGGTCTTTCTGTTTCTCTGTAAGGTCATCTGCAGGAGTCCCAGCTTCAATGCCAGCATCAATAAGGACACCTTTTATGGTGCTCTTACTGACGTTGGCATTCGGGGAGATACTTTTTATGTAATCCTCGACAGTTACAATCTGAGATGTCTCGTTGTTGTCCATCAAGCCTTATTTGTGTTAGTCTCCTATTACGGTGACAATACCATGTTCACGCAGGTTGTTGAATACGGGACCGGCGAACAACTCGCAGTCTACGGTGTTCAGCAAGTTCGGACGCTCCTGCCATGTATTCAGCACAACAATGCGATCTTCAACAAGAGAATACAAATCGCTTTGTGTCTGTCCCGGCATACCCATCCTATCCTGAAGAATGCTACGCATGCACTTCATCTCAAACGGGCGATAAGCAGTTGTGGAAGCAACAAGGACTTTCTCGTCAAAAGCAGGTGCATCTACAACCGGCTTGCCATCCTCTTCGTGACGGGACTTATAGTCGATAACCTCGATTGGCCAGATGCCCATGTCGTCGTGCATCCAACGCAACATGTCGCTACGTACTGCAGGCACATAGTCAAGATGAGTATAGTTCTTTCCTGACAGGTACGCCTTAATCGTGTTAGGATGTGACATTAGCTTGGAGAATAATGCCTTTGACATCTTCCAGTGGTCGAGACCATAGCTCAGTTCGTCGGTGTAGTACTCCTGGAACTTGATGAGGTCGTCAATAGGTTTCGCATTCTCGTTTGCCGTAGTACCGTTATACCACTTCTCTGTCGGAGCAACAAAGTTGTTCTCCGGGATTGGGAACTTGAAGTCATAACGAACGCCATCTACGGGGACGTCATGTATTTCACCAGTACTCATAGCCTGCAAAGTCATGTAGTTCAACTCTGTATGAATACCGCCGAGCATATTGCCTGAGTTTTGTACGAAAGAGTCAATCAACGCCTCCCCGAATGTGAGGTCGCTAAGTTTCGCAAACTTGCGGATTTCAATCATGTCATCCTGATTGATAGAGAATCCGTGACCGATTTTCGGCAATGTGCCGCCATAAGCGCCCCAACCCTGAGTGTTGCGCAAGGGTTTCGGAGAATTTGTTCCGAGCACTGATGCACGGACAAGTATAGGAGTCTCTTTCTGACCCTGTTTCCATTCACGATCATCTGTAGGAGTTCCCCAAGATGCATATTTTTTCCAAATGGCTGTGTTGTATTTCTCGTTTGTCTTGTTCAGCAAGAGACCGAAGTTCTCTGAATCAAGATATTGAGCAAGTGAGCCTATGCTGTATAAAGATCTGTCTCTCATATCTTATCCTCCTCTTACTTTTTGTTGCTGAAACGGAAGAAACACCCGGCATCAGCCAGTGCTTTCTTTATGATTGCTGGTATCGGCACAATTCTGCGCTCTATGATAGGAGATGTGGCACCGAAAATAGCGTCGCCGTCAAGTGCATAAG